GCGAGCCACGTCCTGGGTCAGGGTGGCGATGGCGGCCTTGAGGGCGGCGTTGATCTGCCGAGCGATCTCGACCGTGTTCAGGGTGCCGTGGGTCAGGACCACGGTGACACCGGGGCCGGGTGCCCCGCCCACCTGGAGGAGGAGCGTGTCGTTGGCGGCGGTGATGACGAACGGCCCGTACTCCGAGCCCAGGAACTCCGCACGGGTCGCCTGGAGGATGGTGATCGGGGCGTCGTCCGGGATCAGAGGGACGCGGATCATCGGCGTGCCCAGCGGGGACATCTCGGCTCCCTGGAGGGCCGCGTCGCCGAGGATCGTGCCGCGGTCCGAGACCACGTCGGCCCAGTCGGTCGCGATGGCGTCGCCGACCAGCCAACGCAGGCCCGGGTCGTTCTTGTACTGCTTCGGCATCCGGCGCTTCATCTCGGAGAAGATGCCCTTCTGGATGCTGGAGCCCTTGACGTCGAGGATGTGCGCTCCCTCGGTCGACTGGTTCCAGCCGTTGAGGCGGCGGAGCAGCCGGTCGCGGGGCGTGGTGCCGACCGTGGTGGTGTCGCCGTTGATGCCGAGATCTTCGAGGTCGGTCGCGATCCTCTCGATCATCGTGTTCATCACGGTCTGCTCGAACTCGTTCTGTTCGATGTTGCCCTGGAGCACCTCGGTGGTGATGTTCCAGGCGCTCCGCACCTTCTGGGCGCGGAGAACGATGCGCTGGAACTTGGCGCGGGCCAGGTTGCCCGTGTCCGTCGCCTCGTCCACCGACTCCGTCACCGGCTCGCCGATCCACAGCTTGTCCACGTCCATGAGCGGGCGGGGCATGCGGATGAACCGGGAGATGGGAAGGAGAACCGAGAACTTCTTGACCAGGGTGATGAACTGCGTCTGCTGGATCGGGTTCAGCAGTCCGCCGGTCAGCAGGTCGCCCGTGGTGATCGTCTTCTCGATCATGTCCTCGTTGACCCCGCCGACCCCTCTTCCGCGAGTGGCCGTTTCCATGAATCCTCCTCTTTACTCTCGACTTATGCCCCGCACGGGGCGACCTCTCCGATTCGGACTCTCAGTACTGGGCCAGCGCGTCCTTGGCGGCCCGGTTGAAGAGTCCTCCCCACACGCCACCGCGAGCCCTCTCGGGAGCGGCGTCCTCCTTGCCCTTCGGTCCGCTCTGGCTCACGCCCCCGGCCTTCTCCACCCTGGCGAGCCGGGACTCCATCGCGGCGAGTCGCTTCGAGGAATCGTTGACCACATCCCCGAGACCCGCGACCGACTTCTGGATCTCGGTGGCGGACTTGACGCTATCGGAGGCCACCCTCTCGATGGCATCGATCACGAGGGACTTGGTGATCTCAGCGCTCTTGGAGATGATCTCCTCGCCGAGGGTCTTGCCGAAGGAGACGAGGTCGACTCCCTGCGGGAGCCTGTCGGCCTCCTTGGCGTTCCGGAGGGTCAGGTCGAGAGCGTCCTTGGCGGTCGGGGCCGTCGACTTGATCTCGCCGCCCACCTGGATGTTCTTCCGGTGGTCGGTGACCGCGCTCGTCCCCATGTCCGTCGTGTCGCCCTTCGGGGCCTTGTCCGGGATGAACGGACCGGCGGCGAGACCCTTCGCGCCGGAGCGCGGAGCGTAGGGGCCCGCGCCCACGATGTCGGATGCCTTGGCCTTCTCGCCCGCGCCCAGCTCCGCGCCGGATGCCTGCTTCGCCAGCACGAAGCGCGTCGCCCACAGGGAGTCGACGACCGCCTTCTCCTCGTCGGTCATCTCGTCCTCGGAGTCCTTGGAATCCTCGGACCCGAAGGGAGTGGCCGCGCCGGGGAAGGGCTTCTTCTTGGCGAGCAGGATCGCGATGTCGTTGGCGAGGTCGGAGGCGGAGGCGGCGTCCTTGCCCTTGATCTGGCCGAACTTGGGGGCCTCGGGCGTGAGGGCCGTCTGCTCCGGCCGGGTCGCCGGGGTCTTCGGTGTCTCGGTGTTGCGGGGCGTTCCCACAGCCTTCGAGGCGATCTCGGTCGTGGGGGCCGTTTCGGTGGGAGTCGTGGGAGTCTCGGCGGGCGTCGCCGGAGTGGCCGGTGTCTCCGGAGCCTTGTTCATGTCCTTCCCTCCAACTTGCGCTATCTCGATCACTTTCTTCAACGCAGCCAGCATCTCAGGCGAGAACTGCATCTGCGTTACATTCTGACCATCCCCTTTTTCTTTTGCAAGCCCTTTTTCCGCATCGTCGAGAGCCTTGGAAATCGCCTCGGTGAAAGAGGTGCGCGGATTGGCCGCCTGGCTCTCCCTGGTTGAGGCGATGTGATCGAGGTCGAGGTCGTTGATCGTGCGAGCAAGGCCGGTCGGAGTCATCTCGACGTGGACGGCCTCCTTGTTCTTGAGGTTCAGCTTCCCGCCGATCGAGAGCTGGCGCTTGCAGGTGTTCCCGGCGACCTCCTTGAAGAGCTTCCTCGCCTGAGGGAAGTCACCGTCGAGCTCGACGTCCACCACGAACTTCTGGACCTTCTTCCCGCCCTCCTCGAAGTCCACCACGTCTCCGCCCACGGTCTTCCCGAACTCGAACACGGAGCGGTGGGTTTCCAGGAAGGGGACGCCCTTCTTGGCGGCGTCGGCCATCTTCTTCAGGGCATTGGCGCTCATGCGGTCGCGCTGGAGGTCGAGGCGGTCGTCGGAGGCCACGGCCCGAACGAACATCTTGCCCTTCTCGTCCTGCCACGCCTTCTCGCACACCGCGTCGAAGGAGAACAGGATGTCGTTGGCCGAGCTGACATCAGCGACCTTGTCCATCTCCATCCCCCTTTGCAAAGCTCACCCCCGCGAGGGCGAACTTCCTGATGTCGCTCATGAGCTCCGAAAGAATCCCGAACGCCTGTGGGTTCGGAACCATCGTCTTCCTCGATGATACCGGCACCCCGTGGAGAGATGCAATACCCTGTGTTGGTTTCGGGGGCCTGGGTTTCCTCAAAGGCTTCTTGACTCCACCGGGTTTCGGCATGACCTGAAGCCCCGGGATCGGTGTCGCCCCCGGTGCCCCAGGGATGGGAGGCATCCCAGCGACGCCCTTCGGCTCCCGCCCATTCATCTCGTCAGGCGGGGCTTCCTCTTCCTCAGGTTCCTCCTCGGCAGGCACCCCTTCCGGCGGTACGCCTTCTTCCCCTGGAACCCCCACCCCTGGAGGCGCACCGGGGGCGGCGACCTGCGGCATCTTCTCCTCGTCCTTCTGGGCGATGGCAAGCGCGAGCCCTGCCGTGAGCTCGGCCATCGCGATCGCCAAAGGCTTGTCGGCGAAGTAGTAGTCCTTCGGGAACGGCGGCTTGCCGAGGCTCTCGCGGAGTTCGTTCGGGGTGATTGCCCCGAGCGAGGCGTACATCTGGTTCATCCGCGCCTCGTCGAGCGGATCGGTCAGCGTAAGCCTGGCGAACCGAAACCGGACGTGGATGTTCTTGTGGAACTCCTCGACCTCCTCGGGAGACTCATCGCCTGTCACGCCCATCTGCTGGAAGAGGATGTCCTCCACGATGGTCTGGTTGATGACGTACTCCTTCGAGAGGCGATCGGGCTCAAGCTCCTGCTCGTTGGTGATCTCGCGAGAATTGTGGACGAACACCCCCGCCGCCACGGCGAAGTTCTCATACCGGTCCACCGTGAGGTCGAACACATCCTCGATCCCGGCGGGGACCACGGCCACCACACGATGATTCATCACGGGGGCTTTCATGCCCATGAACTCCGCACGGAATCTCGCGTAGTCGTACCCGTGCTCCCTCATGAGACGGAGGATGAGGTTCGCGGAGTACCCCGTGGCCGAGATCAAATCCCTCCGATACCGGCAACCCGGTGCCTTCTCCGCGAGATGCTCAAAACTCGCGTCCTTCCGGAACCTTGTGTGAGACCTCCCCCCTGGAGGGCGATTCTTCGGCCCCATGTGCTTCCATCGGAACTCCTCATAGGTCAGTCCATGCTCCTTGAGGACCCGGTAGAGCGCCGAAGAGCCGATCTCCAGTCGCCTCAGGAGCGTCGGACGACCCCCGCAGGTGGCCGCGACCCTCACCACCTCATCGAAATCGAAGTGCTTGAACCCTGGGTGATCCGAACCGAAGTACTCACCACGCCTCCCGCCCTTGTGCAGACGGATATGTTCCGAGCACGTTAGCGCGTCCAGATTCGACAAGTCGTTGTTCAACGGGTTCCCGTCTCGATGATGGACCGACATCCCGCGAAGGTCCACGCCCTCGCCCGCAAGGATCCTCCGATGCACAAGATCCCATCTGTCCGATGCAGGGTTGTAGATCTCCCAGTATCCGTAAGTGCTCGCATCGACGCTCAAGGCGTTCTTGAACCCCATCCGGACATACCAGGGCATCAGGCTCATCCCTGGCCTGAGGTTGCCCACGGGGCAATACGTCCCATCCCGGAGCATGAACGGATGACTCGCGTTGGCCCTGACGGCCTGCCCCGAGTCGAGAATGACATCATAGGTCTGGTCGGTTTTGGTCTTCCTCGGATGGTGAGCCCATCCGCAGACGACATTCCCCGCATGGTCCAGGGAATAGACGGCGAACCTCCTCCCGTCCGCGAATTCCCGGGTGAGATCCCTCATCGTGATAACCCGTCCATCGAGGAGGGGGATAGAGACATGCCCCGCGAGACAGACCTGCGCGTTCGCCCGGTTCGCGCCCTCCGCCTTGAAGAAGATCTGGCCCAGCCCGAATATCTCGCGGACCTCCTCGTCGTTCGCCTCCCGATACTGGGAGAAGCTGGCGTCCTCAGTCACGCCCACGGTCAGCGGCTTCAGGTCCACCATGACCTTGTTCTGCTGCTGGAACCCGACCTTGATCGGCTCCACCTGGACGATCATCACCCTGTGCGCGTTCTCGACGCCGCGGCCCTTGGCCCGAACGAAGTCCTCGATCTGCTGCACGGAGTCCCCGGTGAGCTTCCCACCGGAGATGAGGAGCGCCATGCGCGGGACGGCGTCATTCTCGAAGAAGTTCACGTTGCGGATGGCGGCCTGACGGTTGCCCGCGATGGCGGTCGCCGCCGGGATGTACCTCGGGGCCCCGTAGTAGGAGCTCCCCGGGTCGTAGACCAGGAAATGGAGGATCTCGGTGGCGCGATGATCGGCCGAAAGCGGCTCCTTCCCGTCATGGTACTTCCCATTGAAGGCATCCATCACCCGCTTGTCGCCAAAGTCCTTGAAGTATCTCTTCTGGCTCCCACGGATCTGCACGAACCCCGACACCACCGGTTTCCCTTCCTCCCGGATGATCCTCCTCCGGACTGTGATGGAAGGGACGTGGAACATCTTCGAGATCTTCCCCGAGTTGTTCCGCACCACCTCGATGTACCCGTTGCCCGTGGCCTCCTCATCCACCTTCTCCAGGTAGAAGATCTCGGTCATCGGTATCGTCGGGTTCGGGTGGTTGAAGAACTCCCGGAGCGCCTCGGTCTGCTTCGTGATGAGATCGCGGATCGGCTTCGGAATTTCCTCCGTGACCGGGTGGATGGGTTCGATGCTCCACCCAAGGCCGACGGTGTTCCTCGCGAACGACCGGATACACCTGGCGAGGCGAGTGTTGACCTTGAGCGTCTGTGCCCATATACCGGGGTTGAAGGCGGGTGGGACGAACTCCCCGACGATCTGTTGAAAATCGTCGAGCTGTTTCGTGGCGGGCGGCGCTTCCGGCTCCTCGTTGTTCTTCTTCTTCCGAGGACTCTGCCCCTCGACATCCCCGCCCACCAGGAGAACTTTCACTAGGTTCTCCATTGCATCGGGGCCAACATCCTTGCCTATGAGCGCCTCCCCGAGCGTTTCTCTGATCCCGTCGCCGTCCATGCAATCCCCCAAGCCGGGTCTACACCGCGCCCAGCTCCGCCCATACGACCACCGCCGACTGCTCCTCCGTCGCATTGGCCCCGGTCACTCGGAGCCTAACCCTCTGCGAAGGCACGAGAGCGAGAGGACATGGGCTATCCTCGTTCGGCCAGGAATAGTGCTTGTCCGTGCAGGTGAGATACTCGTCGATGGTGAACACCTTGTCGCCGTCGAGCATCTCCAGATGGATGTCCACGGCGTTGACGTTCTTGCGCTGCCAGAGGACCGTGGTGAGGCGGAAAGGGTGATATCGCGCCCCGGCTTCGAGAATGAAATCCCCCGCCCCATTCTTGTAGCCGCGTTCCGGCTGGTAGGTTCCTTCGGAAGCTCCCATCGGCTACTCCCCAAAAGACAATCCTAACGTATCCCCCATCGGGGCTTGCGTCAAGGTTCCCCGATCTTCTTCCATCCCTTCGTATGGTCGAAGCAGATGTCGATCTCGTTCTGAGGGGTGGACGTTCTGGCCGTCAAGTCCTTCATCCCGAGGTCCGCGAACGGGTCCATCTGCTCCATGATCTGCACCACCTGGAGAGCGAGCCCGGAGCAGAACAGGGCCTTGTGCGCCTTCCCTGGACGGAAGGTGACCCCCAGCCAATGAAGAGGTGTCCAGAACCACTTCTTCGCCAGGATCCAGATGGCCCAGAGCCCGATCCCGTAGAAATCGTAGTACCACGACAGGTAGCGGTTGAGGGCGACCCTCATGGTCTTGTAGGCGGCCTCGTCCGAGACCACGGCCTCGAACTCCGCCACCACGGTTTGTTTCCCCAGGGCCACGTCGTAGGGGCTCGCCCACACCCCCCGTTCCATCGCCTCGAAACAGGCCCAATCCTGCTCGTAGACCCCTCCCGGCTGGAACTTCACCATGACATGGGAGCATCTCCGCTCGGGCTCACTCTTCCGCTGGCTGAACCAGCAGATCGCCCTGGAGATGATCGAGTCATCCTTCCTGGCGAACACGAGTCGGATTTTCACTTCTTCTCCTCCTTGCGGGGCTCGATCTGGTTCGTGTGCTGCTCGATCAGCCGCATGATCCCCTCGGGGGCGTCCGTCCCCTCGAAGACCATCTCGATGTCCGTCACGTCCGACCTGCGCCCGAGGATGCCAGTCCTGGGGGACATGCTCACCTTGAACGAGAGCCTGGTCGCCTCAGAGTTGCCCATCAGCTCCTTCTGGGCAGCCTTGATCTCCGCCTCCTCAATGCGGATCGACATCCGAATCCGAAGCTTCTTGAGGACGATGGCGCTGGGCTGGACGAGGGAAATCAGGGGGACGTTGACCATGTTGCCCGGGCTGAGCTCAACCCGGACCATCTTCGCCCGGAGGGTGCCGTCCTTCTCCTTGTCGAAGTACTGGTTGATGAGATGAAGGAACTGCTCGCCAAGCATCGCCGTCGTGGTGCTCGCGGCGTGCTGCATCCCCCGCGTGATGTCGGTCAAGGCATGCTTGCTGACCGGCTTGCCTTCCCACCATTCCTTCAACCAGCCCAAGGTTCACACTTTCTTCTTTCTCTTATCGTGGCATTTTACGCAAAAAGGACCCCCGCGCCCCTCGCCATTTGCCAGATACCGTGCCTCCCCCGGCAGCAACTCTTTTCCGCAATCCCTGCATCTCGGATTACTGCCGGGATCCATACCCACCCCGGGAGTCAAGGTTGCTTCGGTGGTGGAATCTCGTTCACAAGGGTTTCGGGCTTATGGGGCTCCGCGTTCGCGGGCAGGGTCCCCGGCCTCGTGGCCGCGTCAACCAGATGGTCGATGATCCTCTGGAGACCCTCCGGCGCGGGTTGCCGCTTGGCCGTGATGTGGATGCTGTACTTCGCCCTCGTATCGGTCTTCCTGGTCTGTTCGCTCTTGTGGGAGAGCGACCCGTGGACGCTCACCTTGAACGGCCCCCAGCCGATGCTGGCCTCCAAGGTCGCGGCCCCCTCCGTCGCCGTCTTCTCCTCCTCCGCCTGGGAGACCGTCAACTCGAAGTCGATGGTGCCTTCCTCGATGCAGATGCAGGGGTGGACCACCGCGGCCATGAGCGGGACCCGGATCGTCCGCTTCATGACACCAGTGATATTCCCCTCGGAGTCCGTCAGGGTCTCGTCGTAGTCGAACTGGACCGCGATGGCCTTCCCGTCCTTGATGCAGACGGCCAGGAGGAAGTCCACGTAGGCCTTGCTCGCCTGGACCTGGGCCTGCACCATCGCCATGAGCGGGATGGTGATCATTCGGTCGAGGGGCAAGCTGTTGAAGACGCTGCCGACAAAAGCGGGATCCACTCCAGCCATGCTTCACCTACTTCAAGAAAATGCCTGCAAGTCCGAGACCAATTCCCGTCAGGATGCCGATGATCTCAAGGAAGGTCGTCAGGTTGAACTTGGACTTCTCCGCAACATCCCGCCTGGTCTGCTCCTCGGTTTCCACCCATTGCCCCAAGTCTCTGACCATCTCCTCCAGGCCCGGCTCGCCCTGAACTCCTTTCAGGCTTTCCATGACGAGCCTGACCTTCTCCTCCAACGAAATCACCGGCCCCGCAGCCGTTTTCGCCGCGTCTTCCTTGGCCGTAAGAATGCGCCCCTTCAAGTCCTTGAGCGCGTCCTTCAGGTCGGTCTCCAGCTTCTCAATCCTGACCTCCAGGGGATCAGTCTTCTCTGTAATCCTTTCTTTCGTCGCCCCGAGGCACTTGTCCGAGTGTTTCTCGATTGCGTCCTTGATCGCCAGCTCCACCCTTGGGAATTGCTCTGTCGCCCTTGGGTCCGGTGGTCGTGAAGAAGCAGAGCGAGGGGGCTCGTCCGGGGGAAGGCCCCGCTCCAGCCGCTTCAACGCCTCCAAGATCTGCTTCAGGATGTCGTCCGTTCCCATTTCCGTTCATCTCCACCCATGCGTTGAAGAGACGGTGAATCCGATGGAGCTCCCGAAGGATGTCCTCCCGCGTCATTCTCATCGTCCCCTCGTTCGCGGCCATAGATCCTCCGGGTCTTGCCTCATTCTACCCCCTGGGTGGATTCGTTGGGAACATACTCCTACGGGGACTTCGGGGGACCGTACTTGAAGGAGAGGCGGAACCGCACCCTCTTCTGGGCCGTTCCTGCGTTGTAGTACCAGACGTTGAAGACCGTGTTCGCGGGGAGCGAGGCGGAACCGGCGGCGTCGGCCCCAACGTCCACCAGTTCCTTGTTCTGGAGCTCAATCTCCTCGCCGTACTTCACGACCATGAACACGGCATCCCCTCCGGCGAGGGCCGTCGCCAGCCCCGTCCGGAGAGTGATCGTCTCCGCCACCTCGTCGAAGTCCCCGATCTCGTACTCGTCATCACCGGGGTGCTGGGAGTCGGGCACCGGGTTCTGGCCGGGGTTCCTGGCGAACTGAAGCCACATGCCCCGGAGAAGAACGGCCCACGCCTCAGGCGGAAGGAATGCGTTGATCACGGTCGCGCCCTGGGCGGCGGGAGCCATGACCGCACCAATCTGCTGGGGCTCGACGGAGAACTCCACCTTGTCGCCGTCTTCGCAGAAGCCACCGTACCCCTTCCCGCAGAGGATGTTTGTCTTGTAGGGGAAAGAAACGCCGTGCTTAGTCCAAGCCTGGGGCACGGCGTCGAAGTTGACCCCCTTGACTTTCGACCTGGCCTTGGCGGGATCAATGTCCTCCGTGTCCTCGATCTTGACGGACATGGGGTCGGTGGAGAACGTGTCCACGATGGTGATGTCCCGAATGTTCGTATGCGCGGCGTTGAAGGGGCAGACCGTGGGCTCCCCTTCCTCCTCATTGCGGTAGTCCGTGTACCGCGTGGCCCCGCAGGTATCACACCACAAGGCGTACTTGTTGTAGGTCGAGGCCATCTAATTGATCTCCAAGTGGTCGCAGTTCACGGCTGATCCAGAGCCGCCATCCAGGTCAATCCTGAAAAGAGCCTGCCCAGCCGGGAGGTTCGACACTGTCGGCGTGTAGATCGTGCGCGTGACGGCAACGATCCCGGTCTGCTCCGCGATCACCTGCCCGTTCGTCTCGTTGTAGAGCCTGACCGAGCAGGAGTTTGTCCCGGATGTCCTGAAAGCGATGATGTAGCAGGAGAACCCGGTCGTCCTGCCGATGGCAGTAGTCCCTGGGAAGCGGAAGTAGCGCCTCGCGGCATACCCCGTCCCCGTCTTGGTGATCCCCGACCCGGACTGGTCGCCGAAGGTGAAGACGGTGCGCGGCATCCCCCCGTTCCCAATCCCATCCAGCTTCCCCTTGTCGGTCGGACTCATGAAACCGGCAACGCTCGGGGTAGCATCGGGATGCAACGTACCGGCCCCGCGAGCCCCGTGTTGGTAGTCGGTGATCTGCCCCTCGATGTGCGTGAACTGCGGGGCTGTGTCGTTTCCCGCCATCAGGTGAATCAGTTCCAGATGCTTCAGCCCGTTTGCCGCCGTCAGCCACCCCGCCCCCGCGTCAACTTCCACGGTCCCGGCCAGAACGAGCGCCCGGAGCGCCGCCGACTCCGCGAGCTGACGCATGAGCGCCACATCGGGAAAGTCCGATCCGGGATCGGGGTCGATGAAGACCCCCACATCCACAAGAGGGTACTGCCCCGTCCCCATGTACCTGAGCTTCAAGTACATCATCAGCTAATCACCTCGACGACCGCCTGCATGTCAGAGAAGGTCGAGGCCCCTACCCCCCCGGTCCTGACCATGAACACCGTTACAAGATCCCCCGCGGCAACGATGGTCGGGACAGCGAACACGACCTGGTTCCCAAGTGTGCTGATGGCGAGCGGGACGGTCTGGACCAAGATGCCGTTGACTCGGACATCAAGATTGTAGGTCCGCGTGGCATCCACCACCCCCACCTGGATCGAGGCGGCGGTGAGGATGCCCGCCCGGAGGAGCCGGAGGGCCGTCTGCGTCGGACCCGGACCGAAAAGCTGGAGGGATCCCCCGCCGGGGATGATGGTGTTCCTGCCGAACTGGTAGTCGAAGGTCTTCCCGGTTCCCAGGATGCTGTCCAGCTTCCCCTTGTCTGCCGCCGATATGAACCCGGCCAGGAGCACCGTCGCAACCGCGTGCTGTGTTCCCCCACCCCTGACACCATGCTGAGCATCCGTGGCGAGCACCCCGACCTGAATATCGTCGGCGTTCACGACGATAGAGCCATCCGCGTTCGCCGCCGCATTCAAGGTACGGTCGGCACTCAGGTCCCCTCCGCCCGTGAGCCCCGCTCCCGCGATGATCTGGCGCGTGGTCGGAGGCACGCTCGAAGGAAAGCCATCCAGCTTCGCCTTGTCGGCGGGGTCCATGAAACCCGCCACACCAGCCGGATCGGGCGTGACGAGGTCATGCAGAGTTCCCCCTGCTCGATCCCCATGCTGGGCGTCAGTGATCTCGCCCACGATGCTCCCGAGGTCAAGGGGATCGATTCCCCCGGACTCATGCACGGGGGCGTGGGCGGCTGGAATCCCACTACCCACAGCGATCCTGGCCCCGAAGGGCCTCGGGGCGAAGTCGCCTCGGTTCGCGTCAAGGCTTTTTCTGCCCATCTATCCGATCCCGAAAAAGAGGTTCGCTGTTCCTGTGAACGGACCCGCGCCCCCGGTTCCCCTGACCGATACTTGAGCGTAGTCTTCGCTTCGTCCGAACTGGATCGGGATGCGATAGTTCTCCGTGGCGATGAGCCTGTAGCGGAAGACGCCAAGCGCACCCACGTCGCTGGAGATGACCTCCGTGAAGAACGTCTCGCCCGGCGGGGCGTCCTCAGCCGATGAGAACCGGACATCCACATCCATCTCCGTCTCGTCCCCCTTCGTGTAGTCCACGTAGAGGAACATCTGGCCGACGCCGGAACCCCCCGCAAGGCGACCGACCCTGGAGTTGTCCGCGAAGTCGGCGGTGAGGGGGCTCCCCGCGTCCACGATGAAGTCCTCGTCGAGGTTCGGTCCCCACTTAGGCATGATTCATCTCCTCGACGATGGGTTCCACCGTGAACCTCGCCATCTCGGTGTGGAACTCGTCAACGAAAGTGGGGAGGGCGACCTTCCCCTGAAGCCGCCAATCCCCCGGAACGTCGAGATCGCCAGGCTGGGACTTGTACCTGATCTTTCCGTCCTGACCGTCGGTGGTGAACTCAGCATGGCGGGAGAACCACCCCGCCACGGGTCGGCCGAAAAGTATCTCCCGGATGGCCGAGTTGCTGATGTCCACCGCACCATCCTCGTCGATGATCGTGATCTCGAAGACGGTACCGACATCCCCCTGCCGGACTGTCCCGAGTGAGGACATGCTCCCCTCGCCAGATTGCCGATGCAGAGTCGCCGCGACCACCCGTCGCACTTGGAGCACGGCGCGGATCGCGGGATAGGGAGGAAGGCCAAGCTGGACCACCGGCAGAACAACAGGCTGCTTCGGCTCCATCTCGACCTCCCCCCCGCGCCCCCGCTACGGGTTGTTGTTGAGGGAGTCGATGATCTGCACCCAGCGGGGCAGCGCCGCGACGGCGATCTGGAAGTCGGCGTAGGTCGCCGCTCCCGCGAGGGCCGTCCGGAGATCCTCGCGCTCTTCGAGCAGGGCCACGACCACGTCGCGCAGGTCCCACACGTCGCAGTTGCCCCGGGTGAACTCGGGACGGATCTTCACGACATTCCCGTCCCCGATGACCTTCGGATCGCCGCCGCCAACAGGCATTTTTGACCTCCTCTTCAACGTGCCTCGGCCCAGAGGTACGTGCCTCGCATGGCCGAGAGCGCCTTCAGGAACATCTCCCCGTCGCCGGGGCGAACAACCTGACCTTCCTCGTTCTCGATGCCGCCCTCTATCATACCCAAGACGGCCTTGCTCGTGGTACCCGTTTCCTCCACGGCCACCCCGTCCCGGAGTGAGAAGACCGCCAGAGGAGATTCCGACCTGGCCTCCATGATCCGAACCTTCGTCTCCCCCGCCGACCTCCACCCAGCCCTCTTCCTCTCCAATGCCCCGATCGCGGCGGCCCAATCCCCGTCGAACGGGACCGCCTTGTCGTCCACCGTGGCGTCGAAGTAGACCTTGCGCGAGAACCCGTTCGCGTCCGTCTCCGGGTCCTCATTGATGTGGTCGTAGGGAATCCGGTGCCTCTTCAGGTCGGCCTTGACCTCGTCGAGGTTCACTCGGTGCGTCCAGATGACGATCCGCCACCCGGTCGCTCTCAGGCGTTCGAGCGCCTCGCGGGCACCCGGAAGAAGGGACCCGTCCTTCTCGGACAGGATGGTCCCGTCCACGTCGACGGCCACCACCGGCTGCGGGGCCCCTACCAGAGATCGCCGAGCTTCCGCCATTCCGTCAGACCCTTCATCTCCCTGATCCGCTTGACCACCCCGTCGGCCTCGCCGCTCTTGAAGCGGCCACGGTCCACGAGGTCGAACGCCTTTCCCTCGTCGATCGCCTGGATCTGCACCATGACTCCGGGATGGATGGGCGTGCCCACCAGGTGCTTCCCCGCGCTCGACCTCATCCAGGTCCGGTCGTCACCCTTCACGATGGAGTACCCATTGTCAATGGCGTAGACCCGCCGCTGGTCGTCCATGATGAAATTGTTCGAGTGTCGATCGATCTCACCCCGGATGAAGTCGAAGGCAGCAAGCCGGTGGAGCCAGGGGTTCGTCTTGTCCTCGCGGTAGTCGTAGCCCCGCTCGATCCACTGCCACGCCGTCGGACAGTCCACCCACGCCTGGACGCTCCCAAACCCGACCTTCTCGATCTCTCTCCCCACGGTCGGGGGCACCAGGTCGAACCCGAACATGCGGTCCAGCTCGAAGGAGAGGATCTCCCGCTCCGGCCCCGTCACATCCAAGTCCACAGAGGCGCAGTACCGCTTGTTCTCGTACTGGCAGTAGATCGTCTTGAGGGCGGCCCGCCTCGTGGTCATCGGGCCGGAGTCCATCCCGTCGAGGAACTCGACCCTGTACGGCCTGTGGATTCCCACCCCGATGGGCTCGACCAGGGTCTCCTGGCCCCCAAGAAGAGCTTGGCACATCATGTCCACCACGGTGAAGTCGGCCTCCTTGGGGGCTGCCGGGGGCCACTGACGCCCTCCAGCGGACGACTTCATCTTGGACAGAAGGCCAATACCAAGCGGGGAGCCTACAGCCTGGTTCTCAGGCCGCAGGCCCCCCGCGAAGAGCCGCATCCTGGCAGACTCGGGGGTCTGCATGATCCCTCACTACCGCCGGGGTTAGTCGCCTGTGCAGATGAACCGGATCCTCTGCGCGGAGGTTCCGTTCGTCTGGAGCTCCAGGTCGAGCACGCCCGACGGACCGGGGCTGTTCGGCGTGAGCTGGAGCATCATCGCCTTGTACGCCTTGTTCGTGAAGGCGGCCACGCCGTCGAACTTGAGCTGCGCCCCGTCGCCGTCGCAGACCAGCAGCGCCCACTTCGGGTCGGCGATGCTGAGACAGATCGGGGCGAGGTCGACGCTGACCGGGGCCCCGAAGTTGTCGTCGAGCAGCGCCTTCGCGTTCATGGCGTCGCCGTTGACGATCTTGGACAGGGAGATCCCGTCGCTCGTCGAGAGCCCCATCGTCGCACTCGTGGTGAAGGTTCCCATCTCTCAATCCTCCTTCATGACTCCTGCGGAAGCAGGAAAGTGTGACCGTGCCCGTCCGCCTCCTCGACCATCCCCATAAACTTGATGAGGTGGTCGTGTCCATTCACAACGTCGGTCTTTCCCCTCACGACGGAGCCATCCTTGGCGCGGATCACCATGACCCGGTGCTTGTGCTCCGGGGAGGCGACCCCCGACCCCTGGGTCGTGATCGCCTCGATCCGCTTCTCGCCAATCTCCGTCCTCGGCGTCCAGTGCCATGCGCTGACCTCGTCCGGGATGGACTTCTCGGTCATGCCCCTCGTCTTGAACTTCCCGCACCCTCCGGATGCCTCCACCAGGAGATTCCATTCGGGGCATCGACCCACCCCGTCCGTGTCCTTCACGGTCTCGAAGGAGCCGCAGTTCGCACAAACCTTGGCGACCTTGACATCAGGGTCGACCCTTCCCCCCGTCTCATGGGGGGCCAACGCCTTCACGAGGTAGAGGTTCCCGCCGGTGCCCCCGAGGAGACTCCAGCCTTCCTTCGCGAAAGCGTTCAGGGCGGCCTCGTCCTCCGCCGCCTTTGACGCGGGGATCACCTTGTAGACATGGCTCTGGGCCATCGCTCCACTCCGTCATTCAGGTTCCCGCCCAGCTAGTACACCGGGGGGGCCGGAGGCGGCAGCGAACCCGGCTTCGACGCATCGCTCGTGACCTGCGTCGAGGGCTTCGGGGCCGGGTCCTGCGGGTTCGCCCAGGCGCGGAACTGCCCCGGCGACAGGCGCACCTGCCCGCCCATCCGGGCGAGCGAGGAGGCCAGCGCGGGCCCGTGGGAGGCGAGGCCCGTCTGAGCCGCGACCACCTGCGGGATCATCTCCGCGTTCCCGGTCCTGGCGAAGGCGGCCATCTCGTCGCGATCCGCCGGGGGGACGCCCTGCGGCCCCGCCCCGGGGATGTTCGACGGCACGCGGGGCTGCTTGGTCGGGTCGAACTGCTTGTTGACGTCGCCCTCCCGCGCCCGCTGGGACTTGGACACCTTGCCAGCCCCCGATCTCGCGTAGTTTCCAAGGTTCATGGGCTCCTCCGAAAAACCGCACACCGTGTGCGTTCAACGAGGCGATGCCGCGCCGGGGTTGATCTCCCCTTCTGGCGAGGCCAGCGCCTCCATCCGAAGTACCATTGTAGTGTCCCGGGTAGAAACAGGGGAGGGGAAAGTGTCGTCGTCCTTCTTGACCTTCCCCTCCTCCAGGTCGAGTCCCCACATCCGATCCTCGGTGACCATCTCGACCTTGGAGAGATCAGCAGGCGTCCTTCCGAACGGATAGGCGTTCTTCGAGACCCTCGCGGGGCCCATGTAGATCTTCTTCACCTTGGCGGCCTGGGGCACCATCGGCATGTCGAACTTTCCCCCGAACGCCCCGACGGACCTCCAGTCGATCGGGATCACCATGTCCCCGACTTCCAGCTTCTTCGGCCTGACGAACGCCGGTGGCTCCTCGGGAATCCCATGCTCCACCATGATCTTCCCGGTGTACTCGGACACCGGCTTCGCCCCGTTGCTGACCAGATCCTCCAGTGCCTCCTTCGCCTTGTCGGGGAGCGGGAGCTTGTCCCACCCTGCGTCCTTCAGGATCTTCTCGACCTGGTCCTTGGAGATCCGCACCGACTCGTCGCCATCGAGGCCCTTCTCCGCCCTCTTGAGGTGGGAGGCCAGGGAGGCCGCGTCTCCCCCCGTCTTCATGCGGCCCGAACCGGCCTTGCTCGACTCCCACATCCAGTCGCCCTTCGCCGTCTGGTGTACCCCGACCTGGCGGTCGGTTCCGGGGATCTTGTAGGCGTGATGGACGCGGTCGTCCCCCGACCCGTGGTTGACCACCACCGAGTGGGAATACTCAAGCCCCGCGTTGGCGAGGGTCTCGTGAAGGGGATGCTTGTCGTGGTCCGGGTGGGATCCCATGCCGGAGGAGTCGGGGTTCTGGATGCCCATACGCTCGGCCTTGGAGGAACCCGTCGGTTTCTCCTCATCTCCGGCCCCACCCTCTCGACGGGTCTCCCATCCGCGCTTCGCCCCCTCGGAGGTACCTTCCTTCTCGACGAGGGGGCTATTGACGAAAGGGCCTCCGACCTTGCGGAGTCTCCTCTCCTTCTCGATGTAATCCTGGGCATCCTGGAGATCTTCGAGGGTCTGATCGATCTCGGAGGGCTTCGCCTTCTTCGGGAAGAGCTCCATGCCCTTGTGGATGTCGAGGCCCCTGCGGAGCGACTTGTTGACCTGGACACCCTTCTCGGAGAGGTTGCCCCCGCTCCATACGTCGCGTCCCTCGTTCATGGTTGCTCCTTCCCCTTCTCCATCCCGATGTTTATGGCGAGGCCGTCGCCCATGTCGTCGATGAACTTCGCGCACCCCTGGAGGCGCTCGATGTCCGCGGTCTTGATGGCGACCACCCCCTCCATGCCCGTGACCTGCCCCCTGGCCCTCTCGATCGCGCTGGAGAGCTGGGCCTGGAAGTCGCTCGCGGAGTCGAGGACACTCCTGCCATTCTGGATGTTCTTGCAGAAGTTGTCCACCATCCCCGCCGCCCGGCGGAGCAGGACCACGTCGCCGGAGGTGACCCGGAACTGCCTCTCGTAGGGCTTCGTCTCGCCGAAGGACTTGCCGACCGGCCACGCGATCCGGTGCGCGTGCGCGTGCCCGCCCACGGGGGTCTGGTCCGGGGCCGTCCTGGTATCGATCTCTCCGCCCGCCCCGATGGAGCACTCCACCATGTGCGCGTGCCCGCTGTTGTAGGACGTGAACGACTTGACCCTCCACCCGCCGACCTCGGGGGTAGGCGTCAGGAAGAACTCGTGCTGGTGCCCGTCCTGCACGTCGGTGATCCCCTGGATCACGGACGGCACGCCAGGGACTTCGGCGGCAGCCTGCGCCGGGCCCTGGGCCGGGAAGAGATCACCCCCGGACGCGATGGATGTGGTCGTCATTCCGGGGGACGACATGGACGCCTGGCCCCCACCCGTGGCGACCTGCTTCTCGGACACCCCGATCTCTCCCACGACGCCGGGGGCGACCCAGATCAGCCGGACGGAGTTCACCATGAGGGAGTCGTCGATGGGGTGGTAGAAGGCATGGTCGTCGATCTTGCCGACGAAGTCCCCCGGGATCTCCCGCTCGCCCATCCACGCCTTCACGGCCTCCTCGGTCGGGAACTTGTACGAGGCGAAGTAGAGCCCGCCGATGACCATCGGGGGCTCTTCGACGTCCCGGTGGTGCTCCAGCATGCCGCCCGTGAAGACGGGGGAGAGTACCTCGCCCGCCCGGATCGTCTTCAGGAAGGAGCCGCAGTAGGAGCACTCCTTCTTGACCCCGATCATCTGGGGCCGCCACTTGGCGATGGTCCCGACGCAGCATCCGTGCATCTTGCCCATCACCTCGATCCCGAGGCGTCCTTCCCACGGAGTCTTCTCGGTGGACATCTATCCCTCCTTACAGCCCGTCGATGATTTCCTTGCCCTCTTCGGCCGTGATCATCCCGATCCGAACGGCGTCCTTCACGGCACCGACCTTGACCTGCTTGATCTCCTCGGGTGGGAGCTTGCTCTCCTCCTCCGCGCTGTACCCGTGCGCCTCCTCGATCAGCTTGAAGTCCGCCGCAAGAAGCGGATGGATCTTGGCCTTGGCAGCTTCCATCGACTTCTCCTCCGGCTTCGGAACGGCGGACGCAGGAGCGGCCTCGGCCTTCGGGACCTCGATCTTGTCCCTCTGCCTCTTGTACTGATCGGAGGCCTTCCGCATGGTCTCGGCACGCGCCAGATTGAGCTTCCTCTGCCAACCCTCCGCCCCCTTCTCCGTCCCCCTCTTGATGTAGGCGTTCGCCATCCCCTCGTAGTTGCCGATCTTGGTGTTCAACTTCTTCCAGCCCTCTGGCTCCCTTCCGGTCATCTCCGCCTTGGTCGTGTAATGGAGGAAGTGGCCGCGGGGGCCCGGCGTCTTGCCCGCCTTCTCGTTGGCGTGGATGTAGTCGACGTGCTTCTGCTCCAGCTCACGCTCGGAGCGCCCCATCGACTCCTTCTCCCCACCCGACGCGCTGGTGAAACGCCCCTGCTCGTCGTGGAAGGGATTGAACTTCTCGACCATCCCCCTGGTGACAGACTTCAGGACGGACAGGCCGTCCTCGCCCCGCGATGGAACCATACGATCCTCTTCGATGTCAGCAAGGACCTACGGCGACCCCGTTACGGGACGACGGGGTCGGTGAGCTCGGTCCTCGTGCCCGTCGAGTCGATCTCGACGGCCTTGAAGGAGGTCCCTCCCGTGATGGCGTTGACGCCTGTGGCGACCGCGAGGGCGGCGTCGTCGCGATTGTCCGCGTCCTCCAGGAGGACCCGGACCGCGCCGACCCGGTCGCGGAAGAACATGGTGAACGATCTCTCGGCGACCGCGTCGGCGAGCGCCTCGGCGATCGGCTCCAGGAAATCGGCCTCGGGGCCCGACACCCCCATCTGAGGGAACGAAACGTACACGTTCTTCATCGCTGTTCTCCTTCGGATCAGATGACGACCACGGAACCGTTACCACCAGTCTTCCGTGATTTGCCCCTTGTGTCAATAGGAGAACCAGCCGGACGATCCATCGCAGGGGCCTGGACGCCGCCGAACAGGACCGGCTGGGAGAAGGAATCCCCCCCGAAGTCGGGCGAACAGGTGACTGGGGCAACCCCGAACGCCCCCGCCACGGGGGCGGGGATGGGCATCGCGCTGGAAGCGGCCTTCGGCGGGGCCGCCTCGATGTCGTACACCTCGTGGAACCTCTCCTCGAACCGGTAGTGGAGCATCGAGCAGTTATGGGAGACGATCCCACGGGCCACGTAGCTCCGGTCCTCCTCCACCTCAAAGTGGTACGCCGTCCGTGGCCGTTTCATCTCGACGATCTTCACCGAGACGACCTCGATCGAAGTGAACTCGTAGAGACCCTCGTGGTTGGCCGCAACCCGCAGAACATCGTCCCGGCACCCGTCCACGTCGTCCTTGATCCGTTTCCCTGAAAACCGGAACACCTCCCATCCGTGTCCCCTCAAGTAGGCGTCCTTCTTGGCGTCCCTCTCCCGAGCCTGCTTCGAGTTGTGCCAGTTTCCCCCGTCGCACTCCACCGCGACCTTCAACTCCGGGAGAGCAACGTCAAGAAACCATCGTCCAACCCGAAGATTATGAACCGGCTCGAATCCCGCCCTCACGAACGAGTCGAACATCTCCCGCTCGATGTCGGTGAAGTGCCTCAAACGGCAGTTGAAGGGAATCTGACGATCAGCAAGCATCCGTGCGATGACCCGCTGACGGGCATTCTCCCTCCCTTCAAGGGTACGAAGATGATCAAAGAATCCCTCCCTGGCGTGAAGCATCTTCATCAGATGTGACTGCCGTACCCTCTTCTCGGGCGTATTCACCAGCGGAAGAATCGCTCTCAGATGTTCTCGGACCTTCTCTCTCTCCCCAGGGTTCGACCGGATCATGTCGGCCCGAGCCGCTGTCGCAGCCCTTGCGTTCGTGGCCGCGTCTCGCGCTCCCGTCGCGTATTCGGATCGGAGAGCCTCCGCCTTCTTTTCGGCCTCTACCCGCTCGCGCTCCCCAGGATTTTTCCATCTCACGTTACGTCCCTTCCCTACGCACCCGTCACAAAACTTGCGCGACCAGGGGATCTTCATCCCGCACCTAGCACATCGAGAGGCCAGACACCGGACCCTCATCCCCGACTTCAGGTTCTCAGCCTCAACCCATGAACCATCATCAAGCTGGAACGGATGTTCAAGAGTCACTCGATGGGCATCGACCGGATGCGTCTGACCCGCAAAGTTCACCTCCACAAGACTCCCTCTCGTGTAGCGGGCGGGCTCATACCTGACGATCGGACGAAACCTTCCGGCATGCGTCAGAACTTCAACCCCCACACCCAGCCTTCCCACCGGGGTCCATCCCGAACGTGTTATAACTCTCGTCTTGGCATCGAGATAGGACATCCATGCGTCAGGACCGTGGTCGTCCTTCTTAATCGGCCTCCCGAACTTGTCCCTCCTGTACCGCTTCATCTGATCCAGGAGGGTGTGCAGGTTCTCCCTGATGAACAGCTTGCCCGGCGTCACGAGATACTTGATGCAGTTCCCCACCCCATAGTCCTTCCACTTGGCGAACTGCACGTTGTTGGTGTTGAACCCGGCCTGCTCGACCTCCAGGTTGTTGAATGGGTGGCTCGCGTCGCCGTAGACGAAGAAGTTGTTCTCCCCGTACATCTCCTGCCACATCATGAGGACCTTAATGGCCTCGGACGTGAGCTTCCCCGACAGGAACTCGGATTCCAGGATCCCGATGCACCAGTCGACCGGCGGTCCATCCGGGAGACCCTTGGAGGGCACCACCGGCCTCGAACGATGGAACCGAATCAGGGCCGCCAGGACCAGAGCGGTCTGCCCCTCCAACCCCCAGTCGATCCCCACCGACTTCTCGACGATCTCGAACCCGCTATCACCCATGACCCTACCCGCCACGACGTCAGGGGCCTCCGCGTCCGAGGCCGATGGCAGCGGCCACGTCTCGGGCACGAGAATCTGGTCGACGAGCTCGGGGTTGTAGATCGGCTGCATCCACTTGGGCCGGTTGTTCTCGTACTCGTTCTCGAAGACGTCCGTCCCCCGGTTCATCTTCTTCGCCAGGATCATGTTGGCCCTGGTCTGGAACCCCTCGGAGTGCCGTGCCTTCCCGCCGCACCCGATGTATTTCCACCCATCCTGGTTGCCTTCGGCGTCGAGGTTCGACCGCTTCTCCGTCAGCGGGCACTGCGTCCGACAGAATTCCAGGGCGTCCGGGTCTCCTTCCGTGGCGGTCAGCAGCCCCTCGTTGCAGGGGGACATCGAGTCGTAACAGTTGTGGGCCACCGCCCAGGGCATCGAGAACGAGTGGACGTCCTTGACCGCCAGATCGAATACGAGTCCGGCGTACTCTCTCCGCTCGACCTTCCTCACCCGCGTAAGATACACGTCCCCATCCAGGGAGTGCTGCCCATTCCTCATAACCCTATCCGTAGACTCCCCGAGCCACCCCATGAGCCGATCCGTGTCCCTCCCCCCCGACCGAAGCATCCACCAGTCCTGGCCCGATACTTCCCTCCCCTCGATGACAAAGGTGGACTGCCGCCTCCTGTCCACGGCCATGAACACCCCAAGCCTGGCGCACGCAAGAAACACGGCGCACGTCACGCTTGAGGAGACCTGGGTGAACTTCACGACCGGCACCCCGTTCGCCAACGTCACGCACCCATCCGTCCTGAGCATCCCGGTCACGAACTCCCGAAGCGCGTCGTCCGACATCCCAAGGACCATCTCGATCGGGACATGCTTCTCCCCGCCCCGATACCCAACCGTCCTCATCCAGTCAGCGAGCGGCCCATTGTCGAACCTGCCCTGCTCGTTGGGCTCCCTATGCCTCAGACGAACGTCGGCCTTGAACAGCCCGCCCACGAGCGACAGGTAGTCCTCCTTGAACTTCTCGGGATCTCCGAACGAGATGCCGACCCGGTTCCCATCAAGCCACCCGTCCCCGTACCAGTACCCGAGAAAACGGGCGAAGTCCGGCGAGATCTGCGACCCCAGATGATCGACCGAAACCCCCGCCCTCTGCGGACGCGGGAAAACAAGATCGTCCCCCTCGCGGATCTTCGACGCCTCGACCCAATCGTCCCGGCCATCCCTACGAACCTTGAAACGATGGTCTGGTGTAGTCTCGATCCCCTCGGTCCATCCATACGGAAAGATTCGGACAGCCCCGCCCGAGACCTGCGACGACCACGCCCTCTCCACCGTCTCGAACCTGCCGTTCTCGGCAAGGACGAGATCCCCCGCCACCACCTCCTCGATCTTGATGAGGCCCCTGGCAGTGATGATCCACGTTCCGGGCAGGACGCAGTCCCAGTTGAACCGCTTGAACCCGCGCTCCTCGGCGTAGTCCCACAGCTCCTGGAACAGACCAATCGGGTAGTGGAAGGTCGAGAGCACCACCACCATGTGGTTGGGCTCGGACATCGAGCCCTGCATGGCGGCCTGGATCAGGTAGTCCACGTTCTGCGACGACTGGCAGGACTCGTCAACGATGAACCCGGGGTTGTGCTTGCCGCGTGTCTGCTTCTCCGACGCGCTGATGATCTTGAGGATGACCCCGTTCTTCAGCCTGGTCTCGGTCTGGAGGGGGTCCACCTCAAGGAGCGACTCCGACAGGACCGGGAAGCACTCCCAGAAGGACTTGGTGTACTGGTAGATCAGCTTAGCCTGCTCGGTGGAGTTGTGAACCTCCATCATCGGAACGGAGAACGACGGGTCCCCCTCGACTTCAAGGTCCCACACCTCGCCCTGATAGGTCGAGTGCTTCACGTCCCTCACGCCGACGTACACCCGGTCCTCGGAGACCCACACCCTACGCTGCCTCGAAACCCTCTCCTTCTGAGAGCGCCAACCGAACGCCTCCTCCAGAAGACGATCGGCGTCGATGGACCCGTACCGCATCCTCCACCCGTCGTGAACCTTGTGAAAGCCGCTGCGATTCTTCGGCTTCGAGATCCCCAGCGACGGGACCAGGCCAAGGCGCAAAGACAGCCAGTAGATCCCGGACGAGAGGGCAGGGGAGACCGTATAAAGAGACACGTCGAGCCCCCCTCGGCTCGTCATGTCCACGGCCCCATCTCCCCGAAGGAAACCGGCGAGTAGGGCCATCGCGCACTCGTCGTCGAGACCCACCACCATCTCCCACGGGATGCGCTTTCCGACCGCCCCGGTCCCGAAGTTGTCCTCCAGGAACTGGGCCACATCCTTCGACCCGAACCGCACCCTCGCCTCAAGTGTCAGATCCCCCCCCGGCTCATCGTAGGAAGGCTTCCTGCCGAACAACCGCACGATCAGATCCTGAAGGTCATCAAGCCACTGATCCCGCTTCCCCACATCGAACCGAACAAATCGACCCCCATCCTTGAGTCGATAGACGCTACCCTCGGCAAGCCAGTACCCGATGAATCGGCAGAGATCCGGCGTCCAAGGCACCTCCACCTTCTCCCCCTTGCCCCCGACGCCGGTCGACACCATCAGGGACGGCAGCAGGACGCCCGTCCGCTTCGGCCTCGGGAGGACAAACACGTCCCGCCTCGTGACCTCTCCGCACGGGACCCATTCCGGAGACATGGTGTCCCACCGCCGAATATCCTGCCCAACAAGATGCCCGCGCTTATCCTCTTCGACCGCATCACGAAGGACCCAGATTCGGTGGTCAGAGGTGAAGAAGTTCCCGTCGAAACCGTGGGGCTCCAACTTAGTGATCGGACCGTCCCACTCCTTCGAGGTCTTCGAGACTACCCTGCGGACCACCCCGTCCCGCCCCACCACCTCATCATCATCAGACACGTCCTCCACCGGCACCCACCCCCTCCTCCTTGTGGAGACGAGCGTGCCCGGCAGGAGGCACCCGGCCATGCTGGTGAACGACATCCGGTGGTAGACGAGGCAGAGCCAGACGAGGATGGCCGCGCACAGGGTCCCGCCGGAGCCGCGCCCCTTCCACAGGATCGCGAGGTTCGCCCGCCGGTAGAACATCGTGGCGATGAAGTCGACCATCGGGGGCGAGAGCTTGATCGCGAGCCTTCTCGCGTCCTTCAGGACCCAGAGCTGCTTCTCGATCAGGTCCTTGATCTCCCGGTTCTGCCGATCGACAAGCTGCTCCTCCGTCTCACCGTCCTCCTTGGGTCGGAGGAGGTCAGGAAGGCCATACGTCCTCGGGTCCTGAGACTTGATCCGCCCCGAGATCTCGCCGTCGAGGCGGGCGAGGTAGGTCAGGTCGTTCCGGAGCGCCGCCATGTCCGGCTTCGGGACCTTAGTTTTGGGCTTGCTCACCATCAGCCCCCATAGCCGCCGCCACACCGAACGTGGCGAGACGGTTCACGACCTCGCGCCTGCGCTGGACCAACTCCTCGGTGGACATCTTCGAGAAGTCCATCGTGAGGTTCAGGTCCACAGGGGCCTTCGAGATGATCCCGGCGTCCATCATCAGCTTGATCCGCTTCTCGCAGGCGGTGATGGCGGTCAGGAGGAAGTCGTTCTTGGCCTTCGGGTTCTCCGTCTCGGAATAGTTGAACATGGCCTCCTTCTCGATCTCCTCCAGCTTCGCCATCGCCATGCCCATCTCGGAGTTTCGATCGGCATCCGCCGCGAGCTGGGTGAAGTGCTCCTGGATCCACTTCGCGTCCCTGATGATCGCGTTCCGAGTGACACTCAGCTCCTTGGCGATCGACGTGTGGCTCAGGCCCCGCATCTTCATGCGGAAGACCTTGATCCTGCGCTCGTAGGTCTCCTGCGTCGATGGCTTGGTCGCGTACATCCTACTTCTCCTTCCCCTCTGACTTGTCCTCCTTGTCCTCCTTCTTCGGACGCCCCGGCTTCTTGGCGACCGCCTTCTCGATCTCTCTCCTGACGAACTGGAGGGCAAGCCCGGAGGATGACCCATCCGGATAGATCAACCGGAAGGCGGCAGCCCGCTTCACGATCTTCCCTATCTTCAGGGAGTCGAGCCGGAGGATGTCGGCGAGCTCCTCGGAGTCGAACTCGACGTTCGACCAGAGCCACTGCCACTGACCCTTCTCGTCGGCGGGCTTGGCCCCCTCCGGGTCCCCAAACCTCACGGGGTACATGGCCCAGGCGGTGACGAGGTTCCGCAGGATGGGGTCACGGATGAGAGGATGGAGGTTCTCCGCCCGAAGCTCCTCCCGGGCCTTGAACTCCAGCAGGACTGATTCCTTCTCGTCCATCCTCACCCATTGAACGAAGTCTTATCCCGACATGATTGTAACGCCAAGGGAACGGCTTGCCTACGAATTGAACCGCTTGGGCGTCCTCAATCTCGAACCCCTTGTCAAGAGCGTAGGACAGCCCGGCCCTCATAACAAGGGAGTCGAAGCCCGGGCCCTCCCATCGGCTCCAGTCAATCGGTATCCCGGTTCGCTCCCACACGTACTTGGGCAGCCCGTCCTTGACCCTCAGCGTGGTGTCCGGGATGAGGAGGAAGACGGTGAGACTCCTGCCCGCGAAGCCATCCAAAACGTCGGCGTACATCCCCCACGGGTTCCCTCCCCCGATGTCAACGATGTCGGCGTCCACCTTCCCGAAGTCGAGCGCGAGCCCCTCCGCGGCGGCCTTCCCCGCGTCGTACCCCAGGTATATCACGCGCCCGCACGCCAGGCGATCCCACACCGCCCCGTTCCCGGCGCAATCGAGTACCCGCACATCGCCGTCCTGGTGGTGCCGGTCGATGAAGTGCTTCCGAAGGAGAACGAATGCCTCGACCTGGCTCATCTCTTCACCGATTCGACGAAGGCCCCCTCGATCCTCGACAACCTATCGATGTAGGGGGTAGCCTCCCCGGCCTTGTCCTCAGGCACGGCGACGACCGTCCACACCATGCGAGGGGGCCTGGACACGTTCACGGGGCGAACCACGCCCTCGTCGTGCCCACCCAGGGACTCGACCAGCTCGTCCGTCATCAGGCCCTCGATGGCCTTCCCATCCCCGATGCTTGCCAGGAAAGCGGAGAGGCCGTCCGTCCACCGGCCCTGAAGCTTCTCGTTGTTCAGGGCGACGGCGAGGGACCTCTCATCATCGATCGGTAGGTCCACCACGACGACCTGCGTCCTGGCCGCCCCGTTCCTACGCAGCACCTTCAGCCGCTGGTGGCCTCCGACGATGTGGCCCGTCCTCTCGTTCCACACGATCGGCTGGACCAACCCATACTTGAGGATGCACCTCTCCAGACCGTCGAGAGACTCATCGATGATCGTCCTCGGGTTCCCGTCCAAAGGGGCAAGAGAGTCGAGGTCCTTCTCCTCGACCCTGAAGCCGAAGTCGGGCATGGAAATCCTCCTACTTCCCCTGGTGCGCCAGAATCGCGCCTTTCTTGACGATCATGATCTGCTTGCAGGCCGGGTTGAGGCACTCCCACGCCTCCCGGCTCGGATCGACCTCGTCCCGCAGCACGGCGGCACAGCGTTCCTCCCTGCTCCCCATGACCATGAGGATCCTGATCCTCCCCCCGCAGTACGGACACCTCTTCCACGCCCCCATGTTACCCCCCCTTCTTAATCCTTGTTCTCGAACTTCAGCCGCCCGATCGGGTCCGCTGCCACCTGGTCAGCGACCACCGACCCATCGTCGGTCGGGTCCAGGTTCGCCTGGTACAGTTGCGCGGCCTCGGTCGCGTACAGGTACTTCACCCGGACCACCACCCCCGGCACCACCTGGCTGACGTACTTGTTGTGGATCGTGACCTTCCCCACCGAAACGAGCCGCCCGGAGTCCAAGGCCGCGACCTCGACGGAGGACTTGTCCTTGTTCCAGCGCAGGACCTCAACCGCGATCTCGGCGTAGAACTTGACCTTCACGGCGATCGCTTTCCCCAAGCTCGGACGCCTCCCGGCCTCGTAGGGCGCGTCCAGCCGCTTGAAGACCACCCCTTCCTTCCTGTTCGCCCGCAGGCTCTCGACCAGCGCCCTCTTCTGCCCCGCTCCCACCACGAGCGGGACGAGCCTCACATGGGCCATCGGCCTGTTCGCCAGCCGCGACGCGAGCCGCTCGTGCCGGTAGTCACACCGCTCGCGCTTGAAGTCGGCCGAGATCGAGTTCATCGTCATGTCGAAGTCGTTGTAGACGTCCCCGACCATCTCCCCGTCGAACTCTCCGAGCAGCCCGGACATCTCGCGGGCCACGGCCTCCGGGATCGGGCAGGGCAGACCCCGCTTGTTCGACCCGACCACTCCGTCCGGCATCACCTTGATCTGGATGCGATTGCCGTTGATCTTCTCCTGGGCACCCCACCCGTCGTCCCCGATAAGCCACTCCAGGTCGCTTTCCTCGGCCCAGGTCAGGAGCATGGGTCGCAGGCCGGAGTCCTCCTCCGCCTTCGCGGAGACATTGGGGACCGATGCAGCCACGGCTTTGACGGCCGGATGCGAGAAAGCCGGGGCATCCTCGCCCTCGGAGTAGCCCTTCGCCCGCTTCTGCTTGAGGAGGCCCTCGAAGACCTTCTCCGCCTGGGCGCGGGACACCGGAGACGGCGTCTTGGTGCCGCCCTGAACCCATCCGCCCACGGGCCCGAACTGGAAGTTCACGAGCCAGCCGGACCCGGACTTCTCCATCCACACCGTGTACTGCTTGTTGGAGTTCCCCTCCGTGCAAAAAAGTGAGACCGGATTCACCCGCTCATCAACCTTTACCACGGACCACCTCCTGTCAGCACCGGAAAGCGAACACGCCCCTACCGAGCGCCTCATCCAGAAGAATAATGACCCGATCCCACTCCTCGCCGCGAAGACACAGGAACTTCTCTCTCATCCTGAGCAGCCCGTAGACGGACTCCTTCCTCGCCCCTGACAGCAGGCCCACCGCCCCCTTGAGCATGTCGAGGATGATCTCGCGCTCCTCCCCTTCCTGGACGCTCCCCCCGTCCAGCAGCACATCGATGAACTCCCTGAGATTCCGGGACACCTGGAGGCCCTTGATCAAGTAGTCCTTGATGAGCCCGAGAAGGGGGAGGTCGGCGTCCGATACCCCCGCCAGGACCGACGCGCAGAGGAAGCCCTCGACCAGGGCCAGGATGGAGCCGTTCCTCTGCCGCCCCGCGGCGGCCCTGATCTCCTCACGGGCATCCCTGACAGCCTGCCTGGCCTCCCGAATCCGCCTCGGATCGTGTCTCGGGTCCACCGGTCACCTCATCAGTATATTAGCCGCGTTCAGCGCGGCGATCTCGATGATCCTCTTGCCTGACCCATTGAACGGTCTCATACTCCTCCCGCAGCTAGGGCAATCCCACCCGGCCTTCGTCTCTGTCTTCCAATACACCAGCTCGCAACCGTAGCACTTCATCTCCAAATCGAGGATCACCTTGTTGACGATCCCCTGTATCTTGATCTCGTAAAGCGGGGCGTGGTCCATCTCCCTGAGCTCCTTCATGACGGTCGGCCAGCACCCCATACAGAAGCTCTGACTCCCCACATAAGAGGTCGTGTGATAGATGGTGGGGTTGCGCTTCTTCCTCTGGCCCCTATTCGGCCCCCGAAGGTACACGGCATCAGACGACCCCGGCTCCCCGCACCGGGCGCATTTCCCTCCTGATGAGTTCTTGAAGTCCAGGATACCCGTCGTCTCAGCGTCAGAGATGATCCGGGCCATGTAGATGCTCATCCCCCCCGCGACCTTGGCCCGGAAGGACTTGATCCTATCTACCTCGGACTGGACCTCCGCCCGACTCCTCCCGTCGAGGAGCAGGATCTCGTCCTCGGTCAAATCGATTCGATTCGCGTACATGTCCGTCCTCACGTCCTAACTCGCCTCGGCTATCCGCCGCCCCTTGTAGGGGGACACCCGCAGGACCGCGGGAGCCTGGACGGGTACGACCGGGGCAGGGGCGGTCTTCGCCTTCTCGTCGGCCACCTCGATAAGCTGTGCCCAGTACTTGCCCATCATCTTGCGGGCAGTCGCCATCTGCTTGGGGGACAGAGGGGAGGGGAACTGCCTCTCGGCGGCAGCCTCCCACTTCTCGACCTGCTTGGCGAAGGAGGAGAGGATGTGGGCGTCGAAGCCGGTGAAGCCCCTCCCGTTCTGGTGGACGGTGATCTCGGCCCCCCGCTCGTCGGCGGTCTGCCGGGCGTAGACGGCCTTGAGCGCCCTGACCACGAAATCGTCGGACCGCTCCAGGACGTCCTGGACCAGGACCTTCTTCGCTTTCTTCGTCGCTTCGGTGTTCCAGATCATCGTCCTACTCCTCACTCTTGACACTCATATTATATCCGTTTGTTCCCTTTCGTCAAGAGGAAAGCAAAAAAAAACGATCACACCCTAGCCACCACCGCCCGGTCGGACATCCGCACGTCCCGGATGATCCCGACGACCTCCCTCCGGACATCCCCCTGGTCCTCCCCCGTGGCCTCGGCGAACGCCGACACGAAGTCGGCGATCTTCTCCTCGCTATCGAGGCCCCTCGCCATCTGGTATGCGTTCTCGCGCCTACTCTGCCGTCGGAGGTAGCGGAGGCGTGCCTCCTCCCACGCACCCATCCAGCACTTCGGATTCCCGCGATTGAGCCGCCGGGCGAACCGGCGCTTCAGGACGCTCATCTCGTCCAGGTTGTCTTCGCACTTTTGCGCCCATATATCGAACCACAGAACATCCCACTTCTGCCCCTTGGGGGGCTTGAAGTCGAAGATGTCCCCCTGGACCACCGTGAGCTTCGCGGCGTCCGCGCCCAGGAACCGGCGGACGTGGGGCTCGATCAGGACGATCACGTCGGCGGACTTCTCGACGACCAGGACGCTCCTGACATCAGGCTTGCGGCAGACCGGGATCAGCATGACCCCGAGCCCCATACCCGCAATCAGAACGTCACCGTTGGCCTCCATCACGGCCCTGGCGTTCGTGGACTGCTCCATGAGCGTGTCGCTCATCATCAAGTCCTGGCCGACGATGAGCTTCGCGTATCGGCCCCCGGGGACGTACTCGTTCCGGCTGGAGTTGAGGGCCGCACGGATGGACGTCATGCGGCTCATCTTCTCCGACACCTCGAAGTGCATAACCTTGGCCTCCCCGATCTGCCCCTCGGGAACCACCTCGACCATCTTCGGCCACTCGATCTTGAACCAGGTCACGTATCACCTCAAATCCATGTCCGTCGCGGGCTTCGCGTTGGCGAGCATCGTCCGGATGTCGCTGACTAGTTTCGCGTGGGCCCTCTTGATCGCTTCCTCTCCCCCGTAAGCCGTCTCGCAGTCTCCGCAGACGTACAGCGTCGTGGTTGCGTAACCCTCCCTAACTTTGCCCCGCAACGCCTTCGTCTTGCGAGGTATCGTCTTGCCGCAGCAGTCGCACTCCCTCGTGTCGCTAATTAGTGGCTTCCGAACCGCCACCACCGACATGTCGAGAATCTTCACCTGCCCCTCCCTCCGTAACTCTTTCTCCGGAACCATTCGGCCCCGGCCAGCATCCGATCCGAAAGATGACCTCGCCCCGGTAGCAGAGCAAGGCCGCTCTCCTGAGAATCCATACCGCCAACCGCCTCATCTCCCACCCCCCTCAATCGCCCTGGGCACCCTTCAACCGATCTCGGACCCAGTTCGGCTGATAGTCATCCACAGAGACACCCCCGGCCTCCGCGGCGTTCAGGATGATGGATCGGCACTTGTAGAACATGTCCACATCGCCAGGCTGACTGGGGCGGCTCATCATCCTGAACAACCGTCCGATGGCCAGCTTCACTTCTAAGGGCATCTCGGGCATCTCGGGCATCCAACACCTCACGCCGATTGCCTCGCCTTGCGCTCCTGCCTCCGCTCCCGCTGGACCGCCCACCACCGCTTCACCACCTCCCGCCACTCGCGGGCGTACTGACTGTCCGGGCAGGGCACCATCTCCAGGTACTTGAGGGGGCACCCGTAGTAGCAGGGCCCCATCATCGTCTTACGTAACGGACTACCGCCTCCGCCAAGACCAGCATCTCTTCGTCCGACCAAGGCCCCTTGGCGACGTTGTACCACCAAAGAACTACTCTGCTATTATCCGGGGTGTACCCCTTGGTGTTGTCTATTCTGTCAAGTGAAGGCCGGTAAGGATCCCGCCCTATAAGGTTCCCTTCCTCTGGTTTCGGAAATCTAAAATGTAGCCCAGTTGCCGAGCATATCCCCTTGTCTAACTGTTGCCGGATCCATGCCCTGGTAATGGTATGCGGTATCTTCTTACGAAGAGATGCCCTGTAAGAAGAATTGAACATGACAGACGCATAATAACCGATTGGGTCATGTGACCTCTGTGCCGCCTTTTTCCGGAGGCCGTACTTGCTCCTCCAGACTCTAAGCTCCTCCAGTTTTTGCAGCCTTCCGTGATTGATTCTGTTGCGATTGCGATAAGCATCCCTCGACAAAACTCTTCGGCAGTCCCGGCACCCCGACAACCAGCCGGTCCTCTTGCTTTTTCTGAAGAAAAATTCCTCTGTGGCCGGAAGGTTCCTGCCGCATCGGCTACATGTTTTTGTTTTCATGTGTTTAGGATACAAAATCATTCCCCCCGCTGTCAAGTAATTTTGTATCTTTCATCATGCCATGCCAATACTCTACCCCGCCATGCTCTTGCGATCTGATTGTCAGGGCAAGGAACCATGCCCAAATAACTGCGGGGGCATGATACGTGGTTTGGTCCGCATTCTTCTGTCATGTCCTTGTAGCCCCAGCACCCGGGGCCGTCTGTCTTGGAGTACCTGAGGAGGTCGATCTGGATGAACCGATCGGTCTTCTCGCCGATCCGGGTCTCGCGCACGTAGTAGAGGACCCCCGCGAAGGGGGACCCCTTGAACGTGTGGGCGAGGGTCGTTTGGGAGCACTTGGTCCCGTCCGGGTTCACCCATTCCTGGGGGGCGATCCGATCGGCGATCATCGCCTTGCGGGTCGCCATCTCGAACATGAACAACCAGCCCATTTCATCCTCCTCGCTCTTGACACCGATATTATATCTGTTTTCTCCCTTTCGTCAATAGGAAACCGAAAAAAAGCAGGTCAATCGTTGGCGAAGACGGATCCGACCCATGCCGCCTCCACCGCCCCGCGTATGGTCCTGCCCGCCACCTCCCACCCCCTCGCATCCTCCGCCCATAGATGCTCGGTGAAGAGGGCGCTGATGTGGATCTTCCCGTTCTTCTTGGCGCGGGAGATCGCGAACGAATGAGTCTCCCCTCCGGCGATGACTTCGAGGATCGTCGCATCGTCGCGCAACGCGACCGACAACCCGACGTCCCTCCGATGCAGGCTCCCGGCAGTCAGGGCGTCGAAGAACGCCTTCGGCAGGATCAGAGCCCCAGGACCCACTTGATCTCCCCCTTCCCGAGAGCCTTCGCCCAGAGGTCCGCCTCCTTCTTCGAGCAGCAGGAGACATCAATCTCATTCCTATTACCCAGCTCGTCCACGACGATCGCATGGAAATCCCGTAGGCGGCAGACGCCCCGCGCCCTGCCGCTCTTCCCGCCCAGGATCCCGCCGACGACCTTCCAGTAAGACTGGCCGTCGAAGTTCCCGCACCACGCGCACTGCCTCGTCATACGGGGGAAGGTGCCTCACCAACATCGAACATGTCGAGGAGATTCCGCCTTCTCTCCAGCGTGTCCCAATACTTGTCGACCAGGTCCTTCGCGTCCTTCAGGCTACTTCTCGTCGCCGACCGGACGGCCTTTATGGCACTGATCTTCTTGCCCGCATCGGGGGGATTCTCGATCGCGTCCTTGAGGGCCGCGTAGTCGTTGCGAAGCATCATCCCCACTTTCGGGGGGCCCATGATGGCCCTGGCAACCCTCCCCTCGTCCTCGGAATCCAATACCTTCTCGGTGATCGGCTGGATCAGGTCACAGAGACGCTCCGTCTCCTTGCGCCCGGCCTCGACCGCCTTCGCGAGGGCGACGACGGCCTCCGTCAGCTCTTGGAGCATCGAGAACAGCCTCTCCTCGTTCACTTTTTCTCCTTCCCGACCCAGCACTTCTCGCTCCCGCGCTCGTGGAGGGGCCCGTCGGAACGGCCCCGCCGGACGCTCTTGTCTTTCACCGCATCCCCGCCTATCGGCTCCACCCAGGCGTCCCTGTCCCAGCAGGTGCAGTAGTAGGCGTTCTTGCCCTTGTGCCCCGGCTTCCGCCTGGGGACCATCTCCAGCGTCTTGTAGAGGGCCTCGATGTCGGCGAAATGGTCCTTGATCGCGTTCGCCGTGGACACGTCCATGAGCCGGTTCCCGAAGCTCCTGGCGAGCAACTTGCACGCCCCGGCGAAGAACTCCAGACTGACACCCTGCTCGCTCATGACTTCCTCCCCTTCAACCTCTCGATCTCCTCTCGGTCCGACAGCGCCGGTTCCCCGGTGCTCCGATACTTCCTCACGTCCTTCAGCGCCAACCCGATCCCCTCGTAGTAGGCGAGGTGCCGTTTGATGAGGACCGCGAGCTTCCCTTCGAGCTTGCGGTACGGGCAGTCGTCCCGAAGCGCCCGCATGATCCCCAGCCCGCATACGCGGCAGGGCTTCTCGTAGGTCACGCCCCCCTTGTTCGACCGGTCGAACTTGCACCTCGTCATGCCCCCTCCATCATCTTGTGGGCCACCACCGCGTTCCGGACTTTCTCGACGACCCTGCTCACGAGGACATTCACGTCCGCGCACCCCACCCTCCCCTTGATGGCCGAGTCGAGGTCGAGCCTCACGTCGTCCACCTGCCCATCCCGACCGAACAGTGACTCGTGAAGAAGGCCCGCCATGTCCCCGTCATAGAGGGCGATCTCCATCTTCGATTGCCCGTTGAGCGCCACGCCCCATGAGAGGGCGAAGTCCCCACGCGAGGCCCGAACGGAGGAAGGCTTGATGGAAACCCGAAGGGTCGCCCCCACCTCGTCACCCGCCGACCAGGGGACGATCCTCGCGCTATCGCACCACTTCGAGTGGCCCCTCTGCATCACCTTCTCGACGACCTCGGGGATGCGCCGGGTCACCAGGTCCACCAGATCCTTCCCCACCAGGACGAACATGAATCACCTCGTCGCCGCCAGGCGCTCCGCCACGACCAGGGCATCCCAGTTCTTCTCCAGCCAGACCGCGCACCTCTCGCACCCATCCCGAACCCTCTTGAACCTCTCGACGGCCCGCTCGGCCCCGTCCTCTGACAGGATGTCCTCGGCAAGCGTCCGCATTTCGGAGGCGGGGAAGTCGGCCTTGACCCCACACAGAGCCCTGAACTCGGATCCCTGCCGGACGAAGACATGCACTACCCCACGTTCGAAGATCGTCCCCTTGTTTCTGATCACGATCATTCTCTATTCAGGTGCTCCGCGGCGAGCACCGCCTCCTTGTTCCTCCGCAGCCAATCCCTGCACTTCAGGCAGGGAAGGATGACCGATTCCCTACCGACGAAAATCTCCACTGCGTGATCAAGGTCTTCGGGGCGGATACCCCCGAAGGCCGCCTTGTGCTCGATCTCGTGCCCGCACGGGGACATCCACCTATCCCCTCCTCCCGGATGAAGAGATGCGAATGCGCCCGCGTCTTCACGACGGGATGCTCGTAGTCGTACTCCCGCTTCTCGACGTACCGGTGGAGGTCGTAGCTGTACTGACGGTGCCGTTTCACCTTGTAGATCCGGTACTCAAGATGCTTGAAGACGATCATCGAACCGCCCCCTGGACGCCCCCGTCCCATACTAGGACCCAGCCCGGCCCTCCCTTGATAAGCTCCGTCTTGGTACAGAGACACCAGCGGGCATCCTTCAGCGCCTCGGCATCCCACTCGCCGTTGAGCTGGAGGGCCTGCCACCGGAGGAAGGCCGCCGCCTGCTCCGTGGTGACCTCGACCTTCTTCCCGTCCTCCCACGGGATCGCGGCTTTCACCGCGAAGTCCTCCACCTCCTGATGCGCCCGGTGGAAGCAAAGATCCAGCTCTTCTTTCGTCATCGTCATTCCGGCATCTTGCCGCCCCACACGACCTCGACCTTCACCACCCCGAGGAAGTCCGGATCGGCGTTACCCTTCTCGTATGCCTCGTCCCGCGTCTCGGCGACCGCGTGCGTGCCGAGGATCGTCCGGGGGGTGCCGTTGCCGTCCTTCCCCCTGAAGATCCCGCACCAGGCCGATCCCCGGACCTCCTCCTGGATGTCCCCGAGGGCCTTCGCCACGCGCTCCGACTGGCCCAGGTGATGGATGACCGCCGCGAACCGATACAGGGTCGAGTTCATCGCCTTGGCCCGCTGATCCTCGGGCAGGTCCTTCAGGGCCGCTTCCTTCAGTGCCCTCCACTCCTCCGCCGGAAGGCCCTTGGCCTTGTCCTGCCCGTTGAACAGGCACCGCGCCGTCTCTCCTCCCTCGATGAGGGCGTAGTCGTAGTCGTGGCTCGCCCTGCTCCCCGTCTCCGCCGCCACGACCAGGAACTCCCCGGCCCCCAGGGCCACGCTCTCGTCCCACCGGGCCCACGCGCCCCCGAGGGCGTATCCGTTCTCTTTCGAGAGGTCCACGTCCTGGGGGCGGACCTTCTTGCCCCAGGACTTGAACCTGGAGTCGTTCTTCAGCCAGTCGCTCGACCTGGTGATCATCGCGTCCTCCTCAATCCGTGAACGGCCACGGCCAGTCGACCTCGATCTCGCCGTGCATCATCTCCTCGTCGAAGTTCGCGGCGGCCTCGGCCTCCTCGATGTGGCAGCAGCGCCGCCGGAACCGGAACCCCTCGCAGTCGCACGCCAGACGGGGCTCGCCCGTGTCCCGGTCATGCCCGACCGCCCGGACGTGATGCGACTCCCCGCCCTCCCGGCGGACCTCCAGCCCTGTCCGCTCGGAGAGGGCCGGATGTACGTCTTTGCAACCTTTGGCATCTCCCGTCCCCCACTCTCACTGTGTATATTATAGGTATTTTCCCCCTTTCGTCAAAGGGAAATCCGAAAAGATCACCCCCCGGCGATCCTATCCGCCACCATCGTCTCCTCCGTGACGTCCACCCCGTTCTTGAGCACATCGGCCGCGTACACGTCCCCGTACTCGTACCGCCCGAACGTGAAGGGAGACTTCGTGGCGCAGAACCAGGCCGCGAAGGGGTTCCTCGCCTCCTGGTCGGGAGACAGGTTCTTCTTCAGGACCCTCCACTCCCACCCGTCCGCCGACCAGTAGACGGCGTAGGGGTCCTCGATGGGACGCAGCTTGCCGCAGGGGTTCTTCATGGCGATCACTCCCAGTAGGTGCCGCCCAGGGTGCCCTTGACCTTCGTGAGCCCCAGGTCGCGGAGGCACTGCTCGCGCTCCCTGCGGCGCCAATTCCGGCGGTCCCGCCTGCACCGCTCCGTCTCGACCCGCCGGATCCCCGCCAGGAGCTCGTCCGCCGCCTCGTTGCTCTCGCGCTCGTCCATCGTATCCTCCATCTCGGGGCCCGAGGCCCCCTGCCGCCCGACCCCCTTATCTCGGTACCCCCCAGTCAGAGACCGAAGGCCGAGGGGGGCCGGGTGGCGGGAAGCCTCCCCGCCCCTATTTAGCCGACCAGGGTGATCGTCCGCCCGTCGAGGGAGACCTCCAGGATGTTCTCCAGGGCGATCGTCCTCCAGGCCACGCCCGACTTGGGCTCGTTCGACTTGGGAAGGAAGGGCTCGACCACGGAGAAGTCCACCTCGACCCCGTCCGGGGTGATCCACTTGTCCTCGCCGTGGCAGCCGCTCGCGACCGGGTAGGCGGCGAGGTAGGTCTTGCCCTTATGCTCGATGAGGAACCGGCCCCTGTGCTCGCCCCAGGGAAGGGACTCGGCCTCGAAGTCCCGCTCTCCGCCCTGCCGCTCCTGCTTGTTGTTCACGCAGGACTCGTAGGAGGCGCCGAGGAACATGTTGCGCCGGGTGACCCGGCTGATCTCGGGGTAGGGGTTGCCGGTCTTGCGGACCTTCGGCTGGGTCTTCGTGAGGAGCCCCACCGGGAAGGCGCCGCCCTTGGCGTTGATCAGGTCCACCAGGCCGCTTCTCGTCATCGTCTCGCTCATCTCTTTCTCCTCCACTCTTGACACCCATATTATATACGTTTCGTCCCTTTCGTCAAGGGGAAATCCGTTTTCCCCCGCAAGTTTTTATCGGTTGACAGGGAATGACTTACGGCGAACCGGCGAGATTCTTTCCCGAAATCCGACGGGGATGTCTCAGTCGAAGAGGCCCGGCTGGCGCTTCGCGTCCGCGACCCGGGCCGCCGATAGGGCGAAGAACTCCCCGTCCATCTCCACCCCAACGAACCGCTGGCCCTCCACGAGGGCCGCCACGCCCGTCGAGCCCGACCCCATGAACGGATCGAGGATCACGCTCCCCCCTGGCATCGAGACGAGGCGGCAGAGCCAAGAGCATAGAGACAAGGGCTTCACGGTCGGGTGTCTAAAGATGTGCTGGCACTTCCCCAGCCCCTTCCCGTGGTGGTGCCCCTGCTCCGCGGACGCGGGGTAGGCCCCCTGGCAGATCCGGCAGTAGAACCACCGCTCGGACGCATCAGCCTTCGACGTGTAGAAAAAGCGGGCGGCGGAGCCGGAGTCGTTGAACCCCTGCATCCCGGGATGCCCAAGAGCCCCCAGGAAATCCCCGCCCCGGTTGTTCGCATGAGACGGATCGATCCAGGTCGTCTTGCGATCGGGGAACATCCCTACCACCTCCTCGCTCCCGTCGTGGATCACGTTCGCGGGGAAGCGGCCTTGACTTTCAACATGTGGTGTAGTACGATGTAAACATGTGGAAAGACCCGCGTGGATACACCTGCTGCTTAGTTGACGGACGGGAGACTCGGTATCACCGAGTCGTTGCTGAACGTATGCTTGGTCGGGCTCTTCTTCCGCATGAGCAAGTCCATCATCTAAACGGTAGGAAGGACGACGACTCGCCCGAGAATCTATGCGTGATTGATTCTCGATCTCATATTCGGATTCACTGGGTCGAAGGACGCTACGACCGTCGCGTTGAGGAGCAGACGAGGCCTCCATGTGAATGTCCTCGCTGCGGACAGTATGGGAAACCTCACGCGAAGGGCATGTGTCGCAAATGCTATCATCAGGACTACTACGAGAGCCATCCTGAGAAGTGGGCGCGATCCTGATTCTCGTCCCATCGATGTTCAGCGCCCCCGTCCCGTGCTTCAGGACGTTATCAACCACCGTCCCGGCCAGGGGCTTCCGGGCGACCACGACCGGCTCCCAGGCTGGTTTTAGCGATGTGCCATAGCCCTCCCAAGTCCTCGCGGCCTCCGTCACCGGAACCTCCCGCCCCGACTGGTACATGTGATCGTCGCTTTTGATCCAGGAATTAGTCTTGTATTGGTCCGCCCCCGGCACCATCCGCTTTACGGAGTTCCCCTCCGGGATCTTCTCCCGATCAGACCCCGCCGCCTTATCGATCGCCTTCGAGACATCCATGCTTTTAGAAAATCCCTGCCCGTACATCCACATGAGAGTATCCCTGATCTCCCATCCTGCATCCTCAATCGCGCACGCAAGTCGATGCCAAGTCCGGGTTCCGCCAAAGGCAAGAAGGAAGGCACCGGGTTTAGCCACTCGAAGAGCCTCGACCGCCCACGCCCGGTGCCATTCCTGCATCTGCGGCCCCTGCCCCAACTTGTCGAAATCCCTCCCCATGAACTCAATACCATACGGGGGGTCGGTCACGATCGCGTCGATCGAGGACTCAGGCAGGGACCTCATCACCTCGACGCAGTTCCCCAGGTGAAGCCGGGCCCAGCCAGCGGGCGATGCCCACGAGGGCGATGGAAATCCGGCGAAGCGGTCGGCCTCACTCATCGCTCTCCCCCGCCAGGATCAGGGCGACCTTGGCCGCCTCGACGTGGGTCCAGCACCCCATGCAGGTCAGGTTCCGGTTCGGCTCGATCTCCAGTTTCCCCTCCACCCTCTCTCCCATCGGGAAGGTTTCTCCGCACGCCGACACCACCCTGGCCGGGTTGCAGTGGGAGGAAACCATCAGGTGCCACAAACACCCGCTCCACCGGACCAGAGGGATGTGGCCCATATCCGAGATCATGTCCGGGGAGTCGAGCGCCTCAATGGCATCGGAGAGACCGAACGCACGTTTGGAATCCATCCCTGGAGTGGAGATCCACCATGTCTTCCTCAAACGCGGCGGACTCCCCCTCATCCCGATGCCCTCGTCGATCTTCCGCTGAAGGCGCTCGTTCTGCTCACGGAATCTCTTGTCGGGGAGATCGATCTCGAAGTACTCGCGGATCGGGTCTTCCCTGGGCATCATCCCCTCCCGATCGGCCTCGGCCCCACCTTCACCACGACCACGATCCCGACCAGGCCCTTGACCGGGCACCCCTCGCATTTGTCCGCCGTCCCCTTCGTCGGCGAGACGCAGGAGTTGGCCCCTAACCCGAACATGCTCTTCTTGAACCTGATCATCCCATCAACCTCCAGGCCACCAGAATATCCTTCGGGCACACGTCGAACTTGGCGTCCCCCATCCAGGTTTTGGAATCCCAGGAGAACGCCTCGGCCAGGACTTTGCTCCCGGGGTTCGTCCAGCACCGCTTGCAGACGCGGTGGACATCCCCGCACGCGCACAACACGTCGCGCATCCCGATGTACCCCCCCTGCTCGTCGGGCTGGTACTGCCCCTTCCCGCAGATCACGCATAGAGACTCGCTCATCCGCCGTCCCCACCATCCATCAGCCTCTGGGCGACCTCTAATGCCGTCGGGCATATCTTGAGGACCATCCCCTTGCCCTCGTAGTAGGCGAAGTCCTGCCTCAGCAGGGCACGCCTGCACGTCAGGCACGCCCGGTAGACGCTCCCGCACCCGCACTGGAGGTCCCGAACCGACCCCCTGGAGATGAAAGCCGTCTTGCATAGATCGCAGATCACAGGTTCGTGACCTCCCAGTCCACCCTGCGGTTCTCCCGCATAATCGCCTCGGCGACACGGACCTCCGCCGGGCACGCCTTCAGGAAGTCCTTCTTCCCCCCGCCCCTCCGCCCCCTGCGGACGATGATCCCCTTGCTCAGGAGGTCCCTGTAGCAGAGCTCGCAGAAGTAGTGGATCTTCCCGCACGAGCACTGGAACATCTTCCACCGTGTGCGCCGATCGCCCGTCATTCCGCAGTACCCGCACTTCCTCTGATCCGCGCACACGGTGTGCGCTCACCGCCTCGCCAGCATGACCGCCGCCCGGAGGCCCTCGTCCCTTGGACACCGGGTCAGGTCGTGCTTGTTGACTGTCGTCGTATGCCTCAAAGTGAAGTTGTTGCCGGACTCCTAGACGTATGTCTCGATCCTCTCCTCGACCATCCCGAGGTCGCCCATCGCGTCCAGGCACGGGAAGCACAAGGCGTACTCGTTCCCGTCGGAGAGACACTTGCATATCGTCAGGGTTCTCGGCCTGACTTTGCAGACGATGCACCCGTAGACCCACCCATCCCCGACAGGCGCGGTCCTCCCGAACCTTGCCTTCACCGGCTCGCCCTGCTCGATCATCTTCCCTCGTGGGGCCTGATCGCGTCCGCGATCGTCTCCTGCATGATCTCCCGCATCTTCTCGACCGAGAGCTCGATGCCGATAAGCCCCTGGATCTTCAGACGCATCGAGTGGATCGCCTCGTCCTCGTCGAACGCGAACTCCAAGACCTTCATGAAGTCGCGGACCTTCCGGTCCCGAAAGGCGAAGGTCTTCGGCCGGTCGGAGGCGAACATCCGCCTGAGGCTCTCCAGATAGAACGCATGGAAAAGGGCGTCCCCTTCCTTCTCCAGCTCCTCGTCCGTCCCGTTGTCCTCCTTCCCCAAGAGGAAGACGTGCGCCGTCGAGGCCAGGATAGGGGCCAAAGCCGGGTCGGAGACCGCCCCCATGATGTCGTCCGGGATGTCCTTGAACGCCGGATCCATCAGGAAGAAGTCGGCGAACTTCTTGATGAGAGCCTTCATCTTCTGGTCCATCACGCCCCCTTCGCGGCACCACTCTGGAGCCGCACCATCGTCGTCCGGTTCCCCGGCCACACGATCTTGACCGAGGACCTCGCGCTCTCCTCCCGCAGGCTCTTGAGGAGATCCCTGGCCGTCTCCTCGATCTCCTTCCGCGTCCCCGACCGGATGCAGTACTTCCTCCATCCAGTGCCGGGCTCCCTGTAGAAGATGTCCGCGTCGGTCATGGCGGCCTCTCTGCCAAAATCTTGCCCACCGTCTCCGCTTCGATCGCCGGGAGGCACCTCTTGCAGACCTTCCAGCGGCGGTTGGGAAGCGGATTCCCCGGGAAGTCGCACCTATGGGACACGGCCCGCTGACCGCACAAAGACACGATGGGCTCCCCCACATTAGGTTCCTCCTCATAGGCGTGGATCTTCCCACATCTCCTGGCGCCGGGTGGGAGATGGAGGTTCAACCCTCTCTTCCTCGCGATCAACACATAATGCATGGCCTACCTCATCATCTTCCCGGCCACGATAATAGCCTCGGCAAGGGGGCCCGCTCCCCCCAGTTCCAGCGCCTCCTTGAAGGCGGCGGCCCTGTCCGACCGCCTGACCTTGAGCCCCTTCATGCGCTTAACCAGTCCCACCGCCCACTTGGGTGCCCACGGAACGATTCGGAGATGGAACCAGTTCTTCCCCCGGTACGGCATCGGGACCATCTCGACCGGCACCCTCAGGCTCCGCAGAGACGGGGCAGCGGAGCACGCCCGGCACCATCCCCTGCGCTCCAGGGCATGAACGGCGGCGAACTCCTTATCGTGGCTGCTGAAGAAGGACCGTCTCATCGAATGAACTCCAGCGCGTCCTTCGCCCTGCCCCCGACCTCCGACTCCGTCAGCCCCTTCCCGAATCCGACGACGACCTGGGCCCCACAGTCGGGGCACTCGAACAGGTCTCCGAACCGGTAGGTCGACGGGGAATTGCCGACAGCCTTGTCCTTGACCAGGAACTCGTTGACCCCCGGGGCCATCTCCCGGCGACACCTCACGCAGATCGGCCTCATGCACCCTCCATCATCTTCACGGTACTTACCTCAAACCGACACCCATATTATAGATGTTTTCGTCCTTTCGTCAAGACCCAACCTAAAAAAATCACCTCTTCCCAGCCAGGATCTCCGCCGTCACCTCCGTCATATAGTCCTCACGGCAGCCTGGGCACCACTCCCAGCACGACATCTGGTCGATGCACTCGACCCCCCCGGCCCTGTCCATGTCGAAGGAGTTGGACACCCTCCCGGCGACCGACTCGAAGTCCTTGACGTCGTCTACACGGGCCTTCAGGCCGCAGCCGCAGAGGTAGACCCCGGCCGATGCGAAAGATGTCGTGGTGTGGACCACCCGCCTCGGGGACCGGTTCCGAAACCGGCGTCGGGCCTTCCGCTGCTCCGGCGTGTCCTTGACGTAGATGAACATCCTCACGGCAGACCCTCATCCTCCTCATCGAACATGGCCGCCAGAAAATCATGCTCGTCCAGAGTCACGTTCCTGTCGACATCCGAAAGTATGGCAGCGGCCTGGACTTCCTCCCACCGACACTTCTTGCAGAGACCACCCCTGTACCGCTTCAACTTTCTCCACATTCCCCGATACAGCGATATCTCATCGCGCCGTTTCGTGAGTCCGCACATCGAGCGCAGAGTCCCCTCCCCAAGGTTGCCGTCGATCAGGGTCCAGACGTGATACAAGGGCTCGGCGGAGATCATCAGATCCCCGATGTAGAACCGGTTCGCGCTATCGTCCGGCGCACATCCGCTCATCCGACATCCGCCTCCAGCGGCCACTTCCCGGTCATCCACCACCCCGGGGCCAGCACGGAGTCCGGGAGCAGGTCCCTCATCCTCGCCCGCCCCGGGGGGTTGAAGGAGTGCAGGACGACCGCCTTGGGAATCCTGGTGGGGTTCTCGGCGAGCCACCTCGCCACCTCCCACCCGGTCCCCGGCCCGGAGTCGACCATCTGCTCGTCGCCCAGGTCGTGGTCCAGGGATGTCGCGTCCCAGTCCTCCGCGGCGAGTCTCTGGATCGCCTCCGGGGCCGTCGTCACGACCGTGACGAGGTGTCCGATCAGTACCCTCCGGAAGGCCATCCCACGAGTCGGGTCGTCATCAAGGATGAGGATCCTCATGTCTCTACTCCAGCCAATATCTCCACAACCCTCGCATCGTAGTGCCTCTTCTTGCACGACCGGCACGGGTGCATGTAAAAGTCGAACTGTTTGCACGTCTTGACCAGACGCTTCGGCCACGACACATCCCATACATCAACAGTCCACCTCCTAGCCACGACCTTGCCGCACAGAGAAGTCATCTCCAGAAGCGGGGACTTGCTGGAGTCGTGGCGGACGGGTTCGTCCACAATGAAAGCGTGTACTATCTTCCCCGTCTCAGGGAAGTTCGTCATCCTGCCTAATGGATGATGACTGTAGACGCGCCTCGCCATCCTCCCGTAGAGCATGAAGGACCCCCTACGCCTGGACCGTGTAGTCCGGCGTCCGCGTCTCGCCCTCGTAAGAATCCCCGAAATGGGCGATCACGACCGCCCCACACCCGGGACAAACGCACTCGTCGCCGCGACGGAAGGATGCCTTTTCGATCACGACGTCCTGCTTCGTCTTCTCGTTGCGCCGGGTGACCTTGCGGACGGTCTTCACGACCACGCCCATCCGTCCGCCGGTGAAATCCCTGGCACACTTTGCACAGAACATCCTGCACCTCTCAGCACTTGCCGACCAGCCCCCGCACCTTGCGGAGGGACTTCTGGATCATCAGGGACACGCTGTACTTGTGGCGGCCCAGCCGCTTGCCTATCGCCTCCAGGGACTCCTCCTCCCAGAACCGCCACCGAAGAAGGTCGGCCTCCCTCTCAGGAAGCAGTCCGACCGCCCCGACGATCTCGGCGGCGGCAGCGGCGTCCACCACCACGTCCATGCCTGACTCCCGCTCCGGGACTTCCTCGACCGAGAGCGGAGCATGGGTCATCGCGCTCTCGACCGCCTGGCGGATCCACCAGCCCGCGAAGGTCGTGAACCTGGCCCCACGACCAGCATCGAACCGCCGGAGGGCCTCCAGGACGCCCACGCGCCCCTCCTGCATCCCTTCCTCCCATGCCCCCGCCCACCTCACCCGCTTGAGCCACCAGCCGATCAGGGGCTCGATCCGGGCGATCAGCCGTTCCTTCGCCTCGGAATCCCCCGCCTGCGCGAGGGCCACGTCGTTGGCCGTGATCTCAGTCGTCGTCATCACTCGCCCTCTAATTCGTGGCCGAATGGTGTCTCGTCGTCGAAGGATCCCGTGATGATGTTGCGGTAATCGTCATGGTCCCATCCCGATCCGGTGAGGACCTCCTCCAGATCCTCGGACTCCTCATCGCAGTCCGCGTCGGCGAACCTTGGGTCATCAGCGTCTTCCTGCGCCCGGCGATCGTCGAGCCAGGCGTCGTAGTCGGTCTGGAACTCGGCCCAGTCCCGGGCTATCGCCTCCTCGGCCATCCCCGCCTCACGGCAGTACTCGGCATGAGCCTCCCGGAGTGTCTTGCGCCCGTTCGTCTCGTCCATCTCGCGTACCTCAAACTCGACACCTGTATTATACACATATCACGGTCTTCGTCAAGGGTAAAAGCAAAAAAAATCACACGGACTCGAAGTTCCGCAGGTCGAAATCCTGCCTCCGGTGCATGATCCTGGCCTCGGCCTCGGTAAAGACGTCCAGGAGGACGTTGGTGCCCTCCCCGTGGAACCGGTCGTAGATCTCGTCCTCCACCCCCTCCAGGATGTCCTCCAGGCAGGAGAGGTCCCCCTTGGCCGCCAGCTCGGCCTGCCGCATCACCCGCTTGACCCTCCTCTCCAGGTACCTCTGCCGGTCCCGCAGCTCGACCACCGCCTGCGCTCTCCGCCGGAGGAGGAAATCGAGGATCGCCCTGGGCATGTCGGACGGGGGCGAGGACTTCCTCCGCAGGCACTCCTCGATCTCCGCCAGCATCCTGACGCAGGGCACGTCCACCTGGACCCCTCCGATCTGCTCGGCGACCCTGGCCGCCTCCATCTCCTCGCGGGAGTGGTGGGCGGCGAAAGGCATCCCGTCGCGGTCGATCCCGATCGTGTGGAACGTCCCGGAGCACCTGATCCTCGCCCTGACCTCGTTCATCAGCCACCTCCAGCCTCACTTCAACCTCACTTCATCCCTCCTGAACACCTGTCGATCGCGTTTCTTACAGGAATCGTCCTCTGATTCCCTCCTATTCCGCGAGAAGTGCGAAGTTCGACAGGAATCCACATCTGGAGAAGGGGGAAAAAGATCGCCGGGGGTAGGTCCCGAGGGGTGAACTCACCGTTCCGGATATAGATGCGGTATAGCGGCGCGGATAGGCTATCCGCGATTTCCATGCCCCTGGAGCCCCCGGCAGGCATCGGACCTGCGGCCTGCGCTTTACGAAAGCGCCGCTCTACCAACTGAGCTACGAGGGCTGGGGTGATCGGGCGGAGTCGAACCGCCATCTCTTGGGGCACAACCAAGCGCCCTACCGCTGGACCACGACCACATGGTGCCGGGGGCGAGGGTCGAACTCGCACGCCCTTTCGGGCACTGGCTCCTCAAACCGTGCCCGATGCTTCCCGGCGTTTCCGTCTCCAGTTCTGGCACTGCCTCGCGTTAGTGGTCAGATCCGTTCCCCCTTCGTTCTTTCCCCAGTTGCCTGTCTGCGAATGACAGTTGGGGCAAAGGAATCGAAGGTTGGAAGCCCTATTGTTGCTCCTGTCTCCATCAACGTGATCCACCTGCAAGACGATCTTCTTCCCAAGCCATTCATCCCTTACCGGGCAACCGTCTCCTTGGCAGCGGTACTCCCTCCCCGATTCGAGCAAGGCCCGGCGAAGAAGGTAGGGATGCCGCCTCACGCTACGAACCAATACCTCCGAGCAAGCCTTCTTGGGGCACCCGCCGCGATGGTGCGCCCCCGAGTTCGTCCTCCTGCCAAGGAAATGACTTGTGCTTATCCCGAGCGCCTCCACCCTCTTCTTCAACTCGCTCTGACTTCCGCCAGCCTGCTTCAATCCCAAACGTCGAAGAACCTGGGCAAAAGACACGCACTCGGAAACCACCCTTCGCAGATCCTCTTCCCTTCTCATCTGTCGTCCTCCTACTTGGACGACATATTATAACCCGTTCCTATGAGTCTGCCAAGTCTTTAATGTCGGAGGTGGGAGTCGAACCCACAGGTGTCCTTTCGGACCCGGATCCTGAGTCCGGTGCGTTAGCCATTACGCCACTCCAACATGCCAGCGCGTCTGCCAACTTCACCACCCCGGCAATGGGCGAGGCGGGGGTCGAACCCGCATGCCCTTTCGGGCCTGTGCCCCTCAAACACAGGTGTCTGCCAACTCCACCACTCGCCCTGGTGCGGAAGGCGGGACTCGAACCCGCAAGGCCCTTTCGAGCCGCCCGGCCTTGAACCGGGTGCGTTAGCCGTTCCGCCACTTCCGCTGGCGCTGGGAGCCGGAATCGAACCGGCGACACCTGGATTTTCAGTCCAGTGCTACTACCGTCTGAGCTATCCCAGCATCGCGCTGGCCGGAATCGAACCGGCGTTTTCCTGCTCCCGAAGCAGGCGCCCTAGCCAGACTGGGCCACAGCGCGTGGTGGGCAGGGTGAGACTCGAACTCACGTAAGCCTGAGGCGCCTGGTTTACAGCCAGGTGGACTTGCCGCTATCCGACCTGCCCGCAGTGGTTCCCGAAGGGGTTTCCGCCGCCAGACCAAGGAACCGAGTCGAAGAGGCCTGGCGGCCCTACAAGGACAGCGGGTAGTGGAAGCTAAGGCATGATGTTGGCGTGGTGCTGGACCAGAGGAGCGTGGCCGCCCCCCGGTTTCCCTCGCGGATGTCAGCACCGATCTTCATGACCCTATTATAGGCGGTTTCGCCTCTCCGTCAACCCTTGTTCCTGTCACGCATGAGAGAAAGTGCGGCCCCGACCTCGGGGAGGGATGCCATCTTCGGGAACTCCCAGTGGTAATCCTGCGGACCTGACACCGACTCGAAGGATCCGCAGATGGTCCCGCACTCCGGGCACCACATCGTGATCCAGTCGCGAGCGTTGGAGTCCTCGTGACAGGCAATCTCCTTCATCCACTCCCCGCATGTCCTGCACTTGAGGTCTCTACTCATCGCCCATCATCCTCTCGGCCACTTGCAACGCCCTGAGCCGGTCGAGGACCGGCTGAAGATGCTCCTCGACGCTACGAAGGATCGGAACCCCCTCGAAGGCGATCGCGTAGATCTCCGAGGCCGCAACGCTCTCCGTCGACCCCCCCGCCGTCCAGTTCATCCTCGCCCGAGTCCTCCTGGCAAGACGGACGCAGACAAACGACGGGAGATCCTTGGCGGCGAAGTAGCACTCCTCCCACCTGGACATCACCTTCGAGTCCGGCCCTCCATGCTCATTCATCCGCTCTGCTCCACCAGCCACGCCTCTAACTGCTCGATCTTCTCAAACTCGAAGATAGGACCGTCGACCGAGAATATCGCATGAAGAAGTTTCTCCTCCCGGCACATTTCCTCGTCATACTTGGCCCAGTCCGCCTGCACCTCCCCGCTCCCGTCCGAGAAAAGAACAAGACGGATCATCCCTATCTGCATCCCGTCTCGCAGGACTCCCCCCTTCCTCTTCTCGACGGTACCCAGCCGCCGCAGGATCTCAATCATCTCCATCTGCCGCGAACCTCAACGCCACCAGGATCGGCCTGACCAGTTCACGGAACCGCCTCGGGGGCTTCTCCCCTAAGAAGGCGTAGCGGTAGATCTCCAGGGCCGCGTCGTCGGGGCTTGGGCGATGTTGTTCCATGAAACCCCGCCGAAACCTCTCGGCGTAGTAGGCACAGGCCCTCTCGGGGAGCGTCTTCACCGCCTCCCGGCAGAGGTCGAGCTTCGCCCCTTCCATCGGCAAGGCCATCTCTTCCTCCGTCACTCTCTCCACTTCAGCCCCTTGTCCGCCGCGAGGCCGGGGAACAGCACCGCCGCTACGTCCTTCGGGATCTTGTCGCCATGGTCCACCACGGACCCCCACTCCGCCGCGTGGTCGTTCCCCGGCACGGCGTCGATGTAGGCCGACCAGTCCCCCACTTCCAGGTCGAACACGGCGACCACCATGACGTGCTGCGCCAGCGCCATCCTGCGGTACCGCTTCCCCGCCAGGAATCCCGTCGGCTCTCCCTTGGATTCGGTCATCGCTTGCTCCTCTCCCGCCACAAGGCCACCATCCTCCTCACGAACGAGAGTTCGCACCCCGGAGGGGGAATCGGAGGCCCGGCCCGGACGCAGTCCGCGTCGGTATCGACCTTGTTCTCGAACCGCTTCATCATGACCCCCACGCATCTGGCCCCAGGGACGGGCCTCGAACCCGCGACGACATTCAGAGGCTTGGCCCCCCTCCTGCCGCTGGCCTCCACGGCCCACGCTTATCGGCCCCGATCCCACGACTCCAAGTACCGTGGCGGGAACCGGCGCTGGCTGGCCCCCTGAGATCATTTTCTGTCCGCTTCCCCAGAAGCCCGCTGAAAGAGAGGAGAACCGAGCCCACCCGCAGGTCCTCCGCCACCGTAGGGGCGACGGAGGCCTGCGTGGAAGGACAAGCCAGGGGCCCGCATCCCCCGGAGCATAGGGCACCGGCTACCTGCGGATCGGCCAGCGCCCCTCCCTCCCCTCTTCCAGGGGGCCTCTACTCCTTTCGATTCTCGGCCATGTGGGCCGCCCACACCTCGTCCTCGGTCACCTTGCGGCCGACCCTGATCTCCAGGGCCCACCACTGCTTCCGCAGGGCCTTGTACTTCTTGACGCCCTGGGCGTGCGAGATCTCGCCGTCGCAGTACAGGTTCTCCGGGGAGAGCGCCCCCACCAGCCTCACGAACTCCTTCTGCTGTTCCGCCGTCAGGGTCGTCGTCTCGGCCATCATCATCTCCTTCGCTCTTGACACTCATATTATATGCGTTTCGTCCCTTTCGTCAAGGGGGAAAACAAAAAAAATCGGAGGTCATCCCTCCGGCTTGTAGACGGGGCACTTCCTCTCCGCCTCACCCCTGCTCCTGAACATGCAGGGGCCCGCCTTGCCCCCGTTGATGTTAGCGATGCACGTCCACCCGTCGTCCCCATCCTCCTGGCACCGGATCTGCCAGTGGTACCAGGGCTTGTCTCTGTCTTCCATCGGTCGGCCCCCGAAGGTCCACCTCCCATTCTACCCCACCTCCATCTCCCAGAGGGGGACAACGTCGGCCATGTCGAGCCGATCCATGTGCCGGATCATGATCATCGCCCACCGGACCTTCCGGCGGAGCGCCTTGCCCCTGTACCCCTCCTGGAAGTACCTCTCCCCCAGGATCGCCTCGGCGTTGACTAGGTTGCCGATCCCGTCCACCTCATCGAAAAAGTCGTAGAACCTGCCCATCTCCGTCCTCCTTTCGGGGCGTTTCACTTCGCCCCTCACATCCCTATGTACGAGAATCCGTGACAAGGAATGACGGAGAACCCGGGGATTGGGCAAGGAATCCTGAAAAAACCGAGAGCCAGCGGGGAGACTCGAACTCCCAACCTGCGATTTACAAAACCGCCGCGCTACCGTTGCGCCACGCTGGCGTCCTCACCGTTCGATCGCGTGCATCGCGGGCACGCGCCGGTGGATCTCGCACAGTCCCCACCGCCGGATCTCGGCCAGATGGGCCGGAACTCCATATCCCTTGTGGTGGCCGAAGGTGTACTTCGGGAACTTCTCCCCCATCTCGATCATCTCCAGGTCCCTCGCCGCCTTCGCCAACAGGGAGGCCGCCGCAACCTGGTACACGTTGTCGTCGCCGCCGGGGACGAACCGGGCGTAGGTCAGCGTCCCCCGCCACTCCTTCTTCCCCGGCCCGTCGATCAGGATTTCCACCTCCGGCCAGGCGAGGTGCGCCGCCTTCGCCGCCTCGTATAGGACCGCCCGCCAGCACCAGATCGTGTTGTGGGCGTTCACGTCCTCCGGCCCCCGCCGGGCGATGTGGAACCACTTGGCCTTCTGCCGGATCTCCTCCGCCAGGGCGTACCGCCGCCCTTCCGGCACCTTCTTCGAGTCGCGCACCCCGGGCACCGCGCCGTCCTCGATCAGGACCGCCGCCGCCACAACGGGACCCGCGAGAGGCCCGAGCCCCACCTCGTCGATCCCCACAAGTAGGCTCATCCCTTCTTCCTTTCCCACACCCGGTTGCCCTTGTAGACGTAGGCGTACCCTCCGAACTCGAAATCCTCGTTCACGTCCGGGAACCGGAGAAACCGGCCAACGAACTCCAAGCTCATGTCGATGTCCTTCCCCTGCGATGTCTTGGGCCAGTCCCCCCTAATCTTCGCGTCCCGCCGCTCGTTGAACAGCGAGGAGGGACACCCCTTCCCGAACGCGGGGCTGACGTCGGATCCTTCCATGACGAAGATCTCCTCGTGCTTGCCACAGAGGTTGTCGCCGGTCAGGAACCTGCACTGCCCCAGCGTCGGGTTCCACTCCCCGAAACCACACGAGGCTACCGTGCAGCAGTACCCGCACCTCACGCACTCGCTCATCATGCAAACGGATCGACCAACATCAATGACCGATCCTCCTCCATCAGGGTGTTCGCCGTCGCCACATTCGTCCAGGGGTAAGTGTTCCCCTTTTCGACGACGTAACTGCCCCCCCTAAGCCCGCCTTCCCCGACCCATTCGACCAGCAGAAGGACATGGTGCTTCACGTTCCTGATCGAGGGTCCCTCCTCATCCTCCCCACCCCCATACCCACCCCCATACCCGGGGGTGTACGTCCCGGTGGTCGCCATCCTCCACCCGCGCACCGCCCAGGGCCCCCTCCACGATTCATCCGCATCACCTTCGATCGGCTCGGTCCAGAGGATCCGCTTTCGATTCCCGACAAGCTCCTGCCGGACCCGCGCCCGGACCATCCGCCTCACCACCGCCATGTCGATGGACTGGAGGACCTCGCCGATGTCGGCGGATCCAAGGGCGTCCCCCAGGAGCGAGTCGAGATGCTTCCTGAAGTTCTCCCTATCGTTCCAGTACTTCCAGAGAAGGTTGTGCCCCGACACGACATGGAAGACGAAGTCCTTGAACGGGAAGTAGTCCCCCTCGAAACCGGTCGGAGCATCCGCGGGCACCGGGCTCGCCTCCCTCGCGAGCTGCTCCATGATCTCGTCCCGGCCAACCTCGTAGCCGACCTTCACGACCTGGACCGGCTCCTTCAGCGCGACCATCTAGTCCCGCTTGTACTTCCGCCACTTCCCGTCGATGATGTTCACTTCGACTTCTCCTCCTCCTTGAGGCACCCGTCCCCGTCGAGCATCCCGCGTTCACGGCACCACCGCTCCGCCTGAGGGTAGGGCCGCTGCTTGGGAATCCTCAGTTTCGGGGGATCCGGCCTCGGGTCCCACCCGAGGGCAACGGCCATCCCCTTCTCGTCGCGGATCACGGTCCACATCACACCACCCCGCACATCGCCAGGGCCTTACGCGCCGTCTCGGTAAGGTGCGCCCTTGCCTCCGCCGCTACGCACTGCTTCAGGCGCAGCGGGCTCCCGCCCGGGGCCTGGAGCGCCCTACCGAAGAGAGAACAGGTGATGTCCGGGACAAGCCTGCGCTCCTTCCCATAGTGGCAGTGGTAGCACCCCTCGCACCGCGTCTTCAAGCAGGTGATCTCGATGCTGAGAATCGGCATCTACCCCTCCTTCTTCGGCCATATCTCCCTCACCGTGTTCACCAGAATCGCCGCGAGCTGGGGAGAGATCGAGAACCGCTTCGTGTTGATCTCGATGCTCTTGAGCACATCCCCCGTGATGTGCCTTTCTGACGCTATTGCCTTGTAGCTGCTATCAGGTATAATAGAGATAGGAACTTTTAACAAGGAGGAAGCATGGCCCGAATCTATCATCACCTCACGTCGATCATCTGTCCCACATGCAAAGAAGTCTTCCATCCGAGGTGCCACACCCGCGTCTACTGCTCGCACCGGTGCCAAGTCGAGGCGCAGAGACAACCGCCGCGCTTGGTAAAGTCCAAGACATGCAGTCATTGCGGGGTCATGAGACCCGCCGCGTCGTTTACGAAGAACTCTCGCTCCAGCGACGGTCTTTCGTCGTGGTGCCGCTCCTGCTTCGCCTCCAGGGACCGAACCGTTCTGATCGAGTACACCTGCGAAGATTGCGGCAAGCATCTGATCAGGAATACGCCCCAGCACGGAAAGAAGGTGTTCGACCGGAATCTGTGCCCCCGGTGCGTTCGCCACGCCGTCATGAAGATGCACGGCGGTCGAACCGCGAACTGGACCGGCTCCGAGAACTTTGCGGGACGATTGATCTTCGCCTGGAAGTTCAGCGCCGCACGCCGGGGCCACGAGTGGAATCTGACAAAGGAGGATCTCGACCATCAGTTCCTCCTCCAGGGAGGAATCTGCGCCCTGTCCGGCATCACGATGATCGTGGACAAGGCATCCCCGTACCGCCCGTCCATTGATAGGATAGATTCCGGGCTCGGGTACGAGATCGGCAACTTCCAGTTCGTCTGCTCGATCGTGAATGTCATGAAGAATAAGATTCATGAGCCGCTATTCCTTGACTTGTGCGCCAGCATCGTTCGGTTTCGGAAGCAGTCCCAGTTCCCTGTAGGTGTTGAGGAAGATGGTGGCAAGCTGGTCCGTTAGCCCGAACCGTTTCCGGTTCACCTCGACCGACCGTGCCACACTTCCGCTCTGGTGTCTTTCTGACGCGGCGGCCCAGTCCGCCATCATCTCCACCAGATCGATCAGGGTCATGTCGTTGATTCCGTTCGGGTAATGTTCCGGGTGGTGAGGGCTCTCCGCGTAGTGGTGGTCCAGGGCAGGCTTCATCGCCTTGAGGAAGCCCTTGTACTCCTCGCCCCCGTACTCGGACCCAGCCAGCTTCGGGGTGAACTCGTCGAGGACATCCTTCTCCGGAGACTCCAGCTTGGACCGGTCGTGGCCCACTCCCCTATTCTTCAGCCTCTCCGCCACGATCGACAGGATCTCCCTCACCCTGCCGATGTGCTTCATCGTGTCACCGTAGCTGTCCATCAAATCCTCCTTCGCCACACCCACGAGACCGGCCTCGCCGAGGATGGGAGATACAGCGGGTGCCTGGGATACCCATCCTTCGTCAGCCCGAGGTGCAGAAGCTCGCACCCGTGGAACGCGAGCATCTGGCTTACCCTCTTCCCCTCTCCCATCAGCGCCCCACCGACGCCCCAGCACGCGATCGCCTGGTTGAACTTTCCGAACTCCAGGAGGTGTTTCTCGTTCTCGGGGCCACGAGGATCGGGATGGCCGACCAGGCCCCTCGGGTCGGTGCAGCGCAGGGCGAAGAGGTTCAGGATGGTCACCTCACACCAGCCCCACGCCTTCGCGAACCCCACGCACCTGCGGACGGTCGGGTCGTCCACCGATTCGTCGGCGGTCGAAGGATTTAAGCATATGAAGACGGGGGTGAAGAACTGGGTCGCATCGCACATCGACCACTGGCGACGCAACACGTACCGGTACTTCCCGTCCTCGGACAGGACCGCCGACTTGTGGGTGTACTCGACCATCCCCTACTCCTTGTCCTCGACGAAATCGTAGACCTTGTGGCACTTCTCACAGTAGTTGTACCCCCCGAGTCCGTAGCCCCCGGCGAAGCCGTAGCCTAGCCTCAGGACCGACTTGCACTTCGGGCACCTCCTGTCCTTGGACTTCGAGCACGTCTTGGGGTCCCTGAACTGACCGTCAACGAACACCGGGGTCCTGCCGGTTCTCCTCTCAAGTTCATTGACGACCTCTTGCAGCGACATCCGCTTCTTCTTGGCGCTCATGTCAATCCATAGGCCCGCCGCATCTACAGCAGACCCCCTTCTTCTCGCAACACTCGTCGCAGACCTTCGGGACGCCCGTGTTTGGGTAAGACTTCTCCTCCCCGCACAGGGAGCAGATGAAGGCCGTGAACGCATGCCCCACGATCTTCGGCCCGCGGTAGCACTTAGAGCACTCGCGCCTCGCCCGCCTGATCAGGGTCTTCCGTTCCTCGGTCATCCTCTCCCCCTCCCGATCCTCGCCCAGCCCCCGCCACGCCTTGATCTCCCGGCCCTGCCCGTCGACCTCGATGATGTCGCCCTCCGGCTTGTCCGGCCCAAGGAGGTCGTAGAGCGAGTAGCCGGACCTGATCTTCGTCCCGTCCTTGTAGACGACGAAGAGCCCGCCGGGGAGATCTAGGTAGTGGTCGACCTTCGACTTCGGCGCGCACTTCGAGCGACCGACGAACGGGTTGACCCGCCTGAAGATCCTCCGGCCCTTGCTCACCCCTCGACCCTCCCCTCGGTGACCTCCGGGATCTCGTCGAACCCGCCGACGACCTGCCGATCCCCCTCCAGCAGCACCTTCACTCTCCCGTGCATCCTGCCCGCCCCGAGGAGCAGCGCGGCCCCGAGCTCCTGCCACTGCCCGACGTCGAGCACCAGAGTCCCCGCCAGGGCGAGGTGCCCCTCGTCGGGGCCGACGAACACCCGCTCGTGGACGTGCCCGCCCTTGCGCTCGGACCTCAGCTTGATCACCATCGCTTCCTCCCTTGCCTTGAAACAACACCCATGTTATAGGCGTTTTCCCGCCTTCGTCAAAAGAAAGACCGGCTATGCCGCCCTCTCCCTCGTGTTCTTGAACCAGTGGCACCTCGGATTGATCTCCCCCTACCCCTCCCCCCGCAGGCCCATAGCCGCCTCGATCTCCTCCATGCAGGCATCCTTCGTCGCGTCCGCCACCTCGACCAACTGCACCGTGGCGAACCGCACCACAGGGTAGTCGCTGGACGCAGAATCACGAAGCTTGTCATGCCTTCTCGCGGACCGAACCGCGTCCACCAAGTAGCGGCTCAACGTCGAGGAGTCGCCGAACTCGATCCCCGTCGCCCCCTCCCTACGCACCGCGATGTACGCCGTCCCCAAGTCCACGTTCGTCTCGCTCATCTCTGACTCCTTTATCTTGACACACATATTATATGTGTTTCTGGCCTTTCGTCAAGTAGAATCCCCGAAAAACCGGGGGGAAATCCACCGAAATTTCCGGAGGCCATCCGGGGAGCCGATCCGATCCACAGGAGGGAACATTGTGGGCAGGCCGACACGCCCCGACCCCGCATAATTCCGCCCAGTATGTGCAAGGCGGGAGGGGCGATGGGAGGCGGTGCAGGGGGCGATCGATCGGCATGCGGAGGAAAGTTTGACCACCCCCCTGGTCTCATGCCCGTGTAGAAGATGCCTCCTCCTGTCACTCGGAGTCAGCACTGTCAGTCCTCGTCAGTGTCCTCTTCCTCTTCTTCCTCTTCATCCCACTCATCACGCTCATCACTATCGCCGGGATCCTCGTCGTCCTCTTCCTCGCCCGCGGCGCAGTCCTCACACATGCTGCCCGCGCACGTCACGAGGTAGCACTCGTCACACACACCGCGCTTGCAGCGCGAGCACTTGATGATGTCCTCGCCCGCGACCTCTTCCTTGCAGCACGCGCACTTCACGAACTCTTCTTCACCCGGCATCTCCCCCTCCTGGCCTTCTCGCGCCTCTCGTGTTTGAGCCTCTCCCTGTGCAGCCTCTTCTGCTCCTTCTCCCACACAGGGTGCGGCTCGCTGTAGACCTCGTGGTACTCCTCCCTGAAGCGCACCACGCGCACCCTCTTGAGCAGAGGCATCAGGCAGACGTCGCAGATCGCGCCCTCCAGCCTCGTCTGCGTGGAGCTCGTAGAGCAGGGGTCCCAGATGCCCGAGCCCCAGTTCCCCGGCATGTAGAAGTGCAGGGCCTGGCCGAACTCGTGGGAGACCACGTTCGCCCCGCCCCTCCCCCTCAGGAGCACGGGCTGGGACACGGGCTTCCCGCACAGCAGGCACAGCCAGGGCTCCGCCTTCTTCACCTTGAACCGAGCCTTCCTCATCGCGTCCTCCAGATCAGGTGACGCCTCCATCGACGTGGAGAGTGATCCCAATACATCTTGAGTTGCGGGTGCAGATCCAGTGCGAGGCGCACTAGGTCGAATCCTACGTGTCCTTCAGGAACTCGTCCGAGCTCATGCTGGTCCGCGTCAACTTCACCGATGTCCCCCAAGGCGCGGCGCGGGAGGAAGCATCAGCGGGGGCCGCTCGATGGGAATCCGCCTGGCCTGGAGACAGCACCCCCTCCAACAGCCTCCTCACGAAATCGGACTTGCTCCGGCCCTCCGTCCCTGCCTTCTCCCCCAACAGAGCGTCGAGCTCCGGCGTGACCCAGACCCGGATCTCCTTCGTGTGCTTCCTCGTTCTGGTCATGTCTCTATTATACGCCTCTCCGAGAGGCTGGTCAAGTGCTTTCCTGGGGATAATACGCCTCTCCCAGAGGCGGATCAAGGGAATAACACGCCTCTCCAAGAGGCATGCAAAGACGGAGAGTTGGGAATCGTCTTCCTACGAGCAGTCCGAGTTCACCCCCGACCAATCCCTGTACCACCGCCTCACTGTCTCGCCCGAAACCCCCATCTCCCTTGACATTACGACGAACGTCGCCCTCGTCCTCGCCCGGAAGTACGCCCCCAGGTCCCGGAACCCCGCCTTCTCCAGGGCAGACGACATCACCCTCGTCGGGGACCTCGTTTCCTCACTCGTTTCCGCTCTCATAGCCTCCTCCTATGACTTCTCTATCTGACGTAAATCCCTCGTGCGCGAGGACTTGCGACGTTTTTGAGAGCCGGCGCATACCCATCGAGGGGGTATGCGTGTGCGTCCTGGTTCCTGGTGGGATGCAAGTCGTTGATGGAGAAGGGGAGACGGCGCCCGCGGCCCGGAGCGAGGAGGCCGCCGCGCCCATGCGGGGAAGTGGCCCAAGAGGCTTCGCGCTGGTTCCTGGGGGCAGCCTGGACGGCCCCGCGACCGATTCCGGAGGGGTTTGAGGGCGCGGCCGACCCGGATCCGAGCCCTACGGGGGCCGCTTCCGTGTCACCTTTCAGGGTGCCCGTCGAGTAGCGCCTCGACTTCCCAACCCGGGTGGGCATCAGGTAGCGCCGGTGACCCCGAGGAGAGTAATACCAGTACATCTTGAGCTGTGGGTGCAGCTCGATTGCGAGGCGCACAAGGTCGATGACCTCCTTGAAGTTCTCTGCCAAGGAAGGCAAGGGGTCGAAGCGGGGACAAGGGCAGCCGCCATAGTGGCAGCCGAACCGGTCGTGCGACGACTCGGGATGGCCGCACGAGCAAACCCTTCCTCCCGCCTCCGCCATGTGACACCCATTCCCGCACACCGTGTGCGCCTCTGTGCTCAAGCCGCAGGATCTGGTAGGGCAAGAAGCAGAGATAGGATGCAGTCTGCCTCCACCGTTCCATCTCCCCGCGACCTACGCCCTATCGTAGGCCTGGAAGAACTCCCTCGCGTCCACCTGCTCCGACCGGAACTTCGGGGAGAGGACAGTGTCGATGATGAACTGATCCCAGGCACGTTGCTTCGGGATACCTTGCCGCTTGTAGTCGGCGGCCAAGTCTCCGGGGTTCCTGTAGGGCCTCACGGGCGTCGGAGAGGGCTTCTTCTCCTCCGCCTCGGGCTTCGGCTTCATCTCGGGGGTCTGGGTCGGGCGGGGGCTCTGGAGCTGCTCCAGGGCGAACCTGCGTGCCTCCTCCATCGTCATGGCGGGCTCCCTCGGGTTCCTCCTGTCGCCAGCCACCGTGGTCTCCACCCCGAACCCCTCCCCGGTAAGAAGGGGGACGATCTTCACGGACACGTCGCCCCTGTCCGCCGCGCCCCGCACCTCAAGGGATCGAATGGCCCTCTTGCGCTCCTCTTCGGATAGCGCCCCGCCGCCCTCGCGCCTGGTCTCCCACCCTTTCTTGGCGCCTTCGGACGTGCCTTCCTTCGCGAGCGCGTCCTCCTGCGTGAGTGGGAATCCGCCCACGACCCTGGCCTTCCCGAACAGGACGCCGGACAGAGGGTTCTTCTTGGCCTGCGTCTCGGCCTCCCTCCGCGCCTCGGCCTGGGCCATGCGAACGATCTCCTGAACCAGCCCGACCGCCTCGCCGATCTTCTCGTCCCTCGGCCCATGCGAGATGTCCACCTTCCGCGAGATGTGGTAGATCATCTTATCGTCGTTGCGATCGAGCCACCGCCCGACCTCGCGCCGAGCCGCGACGTCGGCGAACTCTGGCCGGTAGGGCTTGGCCTCGCCCCCCTGGCGGTAGACATGGGACATCCTCAGGTTGGTGAGCCACTCCGTCCATGCACCCAAGTTCAGCCGATGCTGGTACGGCAGACTTTGCTGCCAATTCTCGGGGGGCGTCTCGAAGGATGAGGCGTCCGGCTTCTTCTCCTCCGCCTGTCCGCCCTCCCGCCTCGTTTCCCATCCCAGCTTCGCCCCTTCAGAAGTGCCCTCCTTCGCGACGGCGTTCCCGTAGGGAGGCACGTTGCCGCGGTCGTCGATGTCCCACTCGGTGATCGGCACCTTCGGATCCTTCATGCCCTCTTCTCCCTCCTGTAGGACAGCCCGTAGAGCTTCGCCAGGTTGGATATCACCTCATGGCCCTGCTCCCGCCACGCGACCCTGTCCCTGGCGTCGTCCCTCGTCCCGTCCGGGTTGGCGGGGGGCTTGTACTTGGGCGTCAGCACGTCGCTCTGGCGGAGGTACTCCGCCCTGGCATCGTCCACGCCCCAAACCTTCCTGAAGTTCCACCCCGGCGGCTTCTCCAGAATGTACGTCCACATCCCGCTGACCACCACCGCCCTCGTAAACTGGGGGATCCTAGTGAATATGATCACGTCCACGTCCGAGAAGGAGTTGCTTGTGGGATGGTTGTGGACGAACGTGTATCCCCTATCCCTGTCCATCCCCCCGTAGATCCCGACGCACGACGCTGATTCCTTGTCGCCCTCCCTCATCCCCACCACGTCCCCGCTCCCGTTCTCCACCGCGAAGACGAACTCCTTCCAGTTAGCTGCGCCCTCCTCCATGATCCTCCTGCCGAGGGACATCACGACGGCCTCCGCCCTCTCGGATACCTTGGTCATCCTCTCGGGCACCCCGGAGATGTGGTCCTCCTGCGACATCCGACTCGCCCTGTCCGCCGAGGCCTCGATCTCCTGGTGCAGGCGGCTCTGCTCATCGGGCGTGCTCGGGTTCTTCGCCCTGCCGTCGAACACCCTGTCGATCTCCTCCTTCGAGACGGCATCGGCCCTCGGCGCGACCCCTTCTCCCCTGGAGGCGAACCTGCCTGCGGGGTCCCTCGGGTGCTCGTCCTCCTCGAACTCGACCTTCGAGAGCAGGTCCCCAGTGGCCTTGCGGAGCACATCCAGCTCCCGCTCCTTCCGCAGCCTCCGGTCGGCCATCTGGAACGCCTCGGCCGCGTCGTTGCCGGACAGGCCGAACTCGCTCACCGTATCGTAGATCACCCTGTTCGCGTCTCGGCCCATGCTGTCGATAACCCGCCTGGCGGCCTCGGACGCCGCGGACTCGACCAGCCTCCGCCTCTCCTCGGGATCCCTGGCCTCGGCCTGGGCGAACCGGCCCCCCTCCCCCCGGGGATGCCTGCTCGGCTCCCAGACGACGACCTCGCCCTTTTCCATTCCCTCGGGCTCCTTCGCCCTGGACGCGACCTCCTCGGCTTCGGCGAGGAAGGCGTCGAACTCCTCGTGCCACCTCCGGTCCCCCTTGTCGCGCTCGCTGATGATGGGGGCTTCCCGCTCCGCGTAGTCGATCATCCTGGCGAGCGTACCCCTGTCCGCCTCCGCGACCTCGGCCCCCCTCAGTCTCTCGACTGCATCCCGAACGAGCCTCAGGCCTTCGGCTCTGTTCTCCCTGTCCCTGCGTGTCATCCCCGCGTAGTCGCTCGGGATACCCTTCAGGTGAAGAGCAACCTCCCTCTTGAACTCCTCGTTGGCCTCCTCCACCATGCTCCCAATCTTCCTCCGCGCTTCGACGAAAGGGGCGGCCCTCGGGCCGTCTCTCCTAGTCTCCCACCCGCGGTAGGCACCCTCGGAGGTGCCTTCCTTCTGGACGTCATAGATCGCGCCCACTTCCATGATCCTATTATACACCCTTTAGCGTATTCGCCAAGAAGGAACCGGATGGGAAACGCAACCTATTGTGTGTCGCCTTCGGTCAGGAACGACCCCTTGAGGGTCTTCGGGACCCCCTCGGAAGTGCCGGACTTCCCCACCCCCCTCTCCCGGGTCTGCTTTTTCCAGACTTCTCCGACCGCGGAAGATGCCCAGATCGACATGAGGTCCGCGCCCTCGACGGCGTTGCTGATGGCGTCGGCGGCATACCCCCGGCTGTTCTCCCGGACATGCCTGTCGGCGACATCCATGGCCCGCTTGATCGTCTCCCGCTCGCGATTGATGTTGTCGACGTGATACTGGGAAAGGGCGGAGCCGAACCGCTTGAGGGTCTCCCCGGCGAGGGCGTCGGCCTGGTCAACCCGTTTCTGAGCGGCGGTAAAAGCATCCTTCAGGGGAACATCACTGTCCTTGAGATTCTCCGCCATCTCCTTCGTCGCCTTGGCATCAGGGGTGTCGCGCTGGGCGATGGCTCCTACCATGAAGTCTCTGAACTCCTTGGGGCCCTCGGACAGGGCTGCCGCGCCGCGTCGAGTTTCCCAGCCCTTCTTCGCACCCTCGCTCGTGCCATCCTTCGCGAGCATCCCGGCGAAGTCCAGGGCGACCTTCCTGCTCTGGGCGGTGTCCCGCTGTGGGGTCCCCTGCCCGTCGAGGAGGGACTTGGCGTTGAAAATCGAGCCCAGGTCCTTGTCCTTGCGCTCTTTCACGGGGTATTCCTCCGGTTTCCGCACATCGTGTGCGCTATTCCTTGGGCTCGTCCTCTTTCCTGCTCGGCATGAGCATCTCGGTCAAGCCATCGCCCCTGATCCTATCCTTCGGGACGTCACCGGGAGGCGCAACCTGGCCGCCCTTTCGGGCCCATCCCGGCATGATGAGGCGACGAAGCCCCGAGTCTTCCGGCTCGCCCTCGTGCCTGGTGCTCTCCCGTGGCGGGCGGACGTCCTCCGGTTTCGTCGGCTTGAATCCCTCAAGGTCTTGCAGGGACAAGAACCGCTTCTGCACGCCCAGGTTCAGAACGAGCTCCTTGCCCACGGAAGGCCGCGTCACGGGCTCGGACCCCTCCATGTACTTCGGGTCATGGTCCGCCCTGGCGCTGTCTACCATCGTGTAGATGTCGGACACGATGTCGTTGAAATCCTGCATCTCCTCACGGGGCACCCCACCTTTCCATCCCCGCATCTTGTCCTCAGCGGCCTTCCTCTTCCCCTCGTCCACCCCAGGGACGCCTTTCAGTCTCGCCGCGAGGTCAGCGGCCTTCGGCGCGACATCCGCCAGCTTGTTCAGAGCCTGCTCCACGCCCTTCGGCGTCGTCGGCTCTTTCACGCCGAACGGATGTAGGCGGGATCTACCCTCCTCTTCCGCTTCTATGGCCCTCTCCTCGATCCGTTCAACCTCTTTGACCGCGCCCCTGCTGACATCGAATACCGCATCAGCGTTCGATTGGAACCCATCCCACTCCTGCCTGGAGGGCATCCCAGCCTTGGGTTCATCAGTGGGCGCTCCGCCCCTACGGGTCTCCCACCCCAGCTTCGCGCCATCAGAGGTCCCGGCCTTGGAAATCAGGACGGAAGTCGTCCTGTTGAGCGCGTCGAGATCGCACCCGATCGCGGACTCGATCTCCGTGTCCGTGTCGGTCTCCGGCTTCTTCGGCTTCATGGCGCGGAGCTCCGCCTCGGTCATGTAGCGGGGCGTCCCCTCGACCTTCACCGCCTTGTCGGCGACGGACGGGTCCTTGCGGCAAACCGAGAACGCGATCGCGACACTTTGGGCTCTCGGATATCCCTCTTCGATGAGGATCGGGATCTTCTTCGAGACGCACGCCTTGACCTCGGGGGAGTCGTCCTCCTCCTTGGCCCGCTCGACCACCTCCAGGAGGAGGCCGCGGAGCTCGGGGCAGCCGCCGCTCGGGCAGACCGTCTCGACGAAGGCGGGGTCGTCCATCGCCTTCAGGATCATCGCGGAGAGGTCCTGCATCTCCTTCGAGGACACCTGGCCCGGCGTCTCCTGGACGGTCTCCAGGGACTTGGAAATCAGATTGCTCGTGGCCCTGCTCGACGGCGTCTCCATCTGATCCTCCTATCGGCTGATCGGCTCGACCCTGCCGTAGCCGGTGTTCCTCGCGTACTTGACGAGAACGGCGAGAAGGAAGTCAACCCCGTCGTCCGGGGTCAGCCTCCTCCCGCCCTTCGGAACCGGCTTGAAATCCATCCCGTGATACTTGGCGATCTCGGGGCCCATCACCCCATCCCACGGGGAGAGGATCACCTCGTCGTTCGCCCTCGCGGGCCCCGCGACCTGGACAGCCTTGCCGGTCCTCGGGTCCAGCCTGTACTCGAACGACACATCCCGCCCGGTGTCCACGTCCCTCACCCATCTTACCCCAATGAGCACGATCATTCCCTCCCTGGCCGCCTGCGCCCACCCGCCTGGAAGTAGGCGTCCTCGGCCGCCCCGTACATTTGCCCCTCCGTCCCCCACCCGCCCAAGGCCTTGAGCACATCCAGCCTCGTCTGCGCGGCCTTGATGTCCACGGCGTCGAAGCCCGCCTCCTTCATGATTCCGCCCATAGCGTCCTTGTCGATCGAGGCGATCTCCGCCCGCACCTCCGGCGGCGTGACGTGCATCATGAGCTTCCGCATGACATCGGACCACGACATCCCGAGCTCCATGTCCCTGGTGAAGCAGAGGCCATTGTCGATCGCGTACCAGCGCCCGTCCTTCCCCCTCATGAAGTTCCCCTGGTGCCGGTCTACATTGCCCGTGATGAAGTCGAGCGCCGCAATCCGGTGAAGGTCGGGATGGTTCGCGGAGATGTCCTTGTAGTACTGGTCCTCGATGTCAATGGCCTCCTGCCCGTCCACCCATGCCATAGCGTGCCCGCCCCCGGGGGACCCCACCCCATCGTAGTCCACGAGCTCGACCGGGGGCACCACGTCGAACCCGGCCATCGCGCTGAGATCGAAGACGGCCCGTTCGCGCTTCGATTCCGGGATCTTCGGGTCGATCGTGATCTCCTCACCCCGGCCCTGCTTCTCCATCTGCACAAGGACGGACCCCGCCGTCGGCTTGTAGGCGGCCCTGGTCCCGTCGTCGAAGAGGACTCGGTGGCACTCTCCCTTGCCCCCCATGACCCTGCGCGTGTTCATGATGAAAGCCTCAGGCTTCCCCGAGGCTTTTCTCATCGTCTCTGCCCTCCCCCTCACGGACTCCTGCGGATGCCTCGTGGGATCTATCGGCGGGGCGGGCCTCCTCGGCTCCGATCCCGGCCTGAACACCCTGACCGGCTCCCTCGCCAGTTTCGCCCTCTCCATCAGGTCCCTCGCCACGGCGTCGGCCATCGCGGCCTTCTCGCCCTTCCCCATCGCCCTCAGCGCGGAAGCCTCCCGCTCGGTCTCCCGTGCCTCCGCCTCAAGCTGATCCGCCGAGGTCCCCATGAGCCTCTCCGCGACCCGCCTCTCCTCAGAGACTCCCTCGGTCCTGGAGAACTTCCCGCCCTCGCTCCTCGGGTGGAGATCCGGGTCCCATGTGGCCTTCGCCAGGATGGAACCCATGAACCTCGCGAACTTCCTGGAGTAGAACGTCTTCATGAGAGGATCGGCTCCGCCCACGAGTAGCCGTTGTTCCTGCTGAACTGGACGAGGAGCGCAAGGATGAAGCTCACCCCGTCGGCGGGGGTGTATGTCTTCTCGGCCCCCTTCGCGAACGGGGGCATCCTCACCCCGTATGACCCGCCCATGTCCTCGATCATCGTGTTGTCCCCCGACCCCAGCGTGATCTCCGAGACGATCTCGTTCGGATCCCCGACCGTAAGGGCCACCCTGCCATTCTGGCCCATCCGGTACTCGAACACGGTAGCCTCGCCCTTATCCGTGTCCTTCCGAACCCTCATCCCGATGAGCATGTTTCTCCTCCTGACCCGCTCTACTCCTCGTAGAGCCTCTTGGCTGCACTACTGTCATCCCAGGTGCTCTTCCATGTTCGAGCCTTCGACAAATAGTCGATTCTGGCGAGGGCACCCTTGATGTCCACCGGCTTGAATCCCGCCTTCTGCATGGCACCTTTGACCACATCGGGCTTGATCGCTCGAATCTCGGCCTTGACCTCGTCAGGTATCCGACTCCCCTCCAACATACTATGGGGTCCGGACCTGTACTCCGACATGTCCATGTCCTTGCACCCGGCGAGCCCGTTGTCGATCGCGTACCATCGTCCATCCTTGCCACCCATGAAGTTCCTGGAGTGCCTGTCGGTGTTGCCCATGATGAAGTCGAGAGCGACAATCCGGTGCAGGTCTGGATGATTGGCGTTCGCATCATCCCTCAGCTTTTGCCCCGCGTGGGCCGCCTCCTGACCTTCCACCCAAGCCATCGCGTGTCCCCCGCCCGGACGCCCGACCGGGTAGTTCACCAGCTCGACATGAGGCACGATGTCGAAACCCGCCTCCCGGCTGATCGCGTAGGCGACGGCCTCCCGCTGCCCCTCCGGAATCTGCCAGTCGATCGTCCGCCTAACATCACGGCCCATATCGTGGTAATGCTGGAGCCCCGACCCCGCCGTCGGCTTGTAGATGGCCTTGTTCCCATCCTTGAATTCGATCCTGTGCGTCTCCCCGATCCCGCCACCCATCTCCTTCGCCTTGTGAATCTTGTCGTGGAAATTGAACTGGACATCCTTCATGGCGGCCCCGCTGTCGTGGACGGACGACATCGGGTGCTTCACGCCGGTCGCACCCCTGGCCTCAGGAAGAGGAGAAGGAGGAGGCGGCGCGGCTGGCCTCGGGACACCGTGCGCGGGCCTCGCGAACCTCTCGCCCTCCGGCACCGGACTGCCGTCGGGCTTGTACCCCATCTCCCAGAGGGCGTTCCTGGCCTCCTCCGCAAGATACTTCTCCCCCTGTGCCTCCAGCTCATCGGCGAAGCTCCGAACCTTCTGTGGATTATTCTGCTGGTTCTTGAGCCTCAGAACCCTCTCCCTGACCCTGGACTCCAGATCGTCGAAGCCGGACGCCCTGCGCTTCAGCTCGCCGACGGCCTCCTTCTCGTGCCTCAGTTGCTTAGGTTCCGCGACGGCCAGAGCGGGCCTCTGCGGCGCGGGCGAGGGAGGAGGCTCGGGAGACGGTGCAGGAGGCTTCGCCCCGAAATCGACCGGCTTCCCATCCCTGTCATACCCCATGCCGAAGAGCTTGTTCCTGGCCTCCTGGGCCAGTTGATCGTACTTGTTCCTGTCCAGGGCATCAGCGAAGTTCATCATCTTCGCCGGATCCTTGATCGCGTCCATCCTCCTCCGCATGGCGCGGAAGAGATCCCCCTTCGCCCTCGCGTTGTCGATCCTTATCTGCTCATGGGCCACATCGACGGGCCCGGCCCTTGGAAGAGGAGATCTCGCCGGTTTCGGTGGAGATGGAGGCGGGGGAGGGGGAACGGGTGCCGCCCTCGGCGGCCTCGGTGCGGGCGCTGGCTGGGGGCGAGGGGGAGCGAGCGGCTTCGGCATCCTCTCCCTACGGCCCTCCTCTGCCTTCCCCCTGGCGGCCTGGAGCTTCTGCTCGATCTTCCTGGCTGCCCCTTCGTCCCCGATGGCCCTCAGGGCGGACGCCTCCCTGGCGAGGGACCGAAGGTTCCTGTGCTCGGACTCGGCAGGGGCGGATTCCTCCTTCGGGGCAAACTTCCCCGTGGCGTCCCTCGGGTGCGCCTCCTCCTCGAACTCCGCCTTGTTCAGGGAGCCCAGGAGAAGGCCTGCGAACCGCTTGCTATCCTGCGTTCTCATCCCATCTCTCCGAACTTCCCACCGAAGTCGGTGACCACCTTGCCTACCGCTTTCCGCCTCTGGATCTCCCGCCAGAGGTCCCCCGTCTGGCCGTCCTTCCGGAAGCGAAGGCGAACCGACGTGTCGCACTTCTCGCACATGAAGAACACATGGACGGTTTCGATGACCTCGCCGCTCTTGGCCCGCTCCTTGTGCCCTCCCTCCTGCCCCGCGTACTCCATGTCCTTGTTGCACACCGGGCACGGAACCTTTTTTACGCTCACCGAGCGCCTCCTGTCTCGTGGAAATGGAGACCGCGCTTCACCTCGCGGATCTCGACCTCGTCCCCTCCGAACGTCTCCTGGAAGAAATCCACGGCCCTCCGCGTATCGAACGGCCTGCATGAGAAGACGTCCACGAAGCACACCCCCATCTGGGGATAAGAATGAAAACTCACATGACTCGTGGCGATGATGACCACCCCCGTGATTCCCCACTCCGGGTCCGGCGGCGCGAGATGCCGGAACACGTAAGGCTTGGTGATCTTCTCCATCCCGATGACCCCCGGCATCCGGTCCAGGAAGTCGAACGCGGCCTCCAGGCTCGCGAGCCTCTCCTTGGAGCACCCGTAGGCGTCGATCGTCAGGTGAGGGCCGTAGAATCGCCCGTCCGCCTGCTCCCCCATCGAGAGTCCCTCCGTCTACAAAAATGTGGCGAGAGCCGCCTTCAGGCGGCGGTGCTTCACTCCTCGGCCATCTCTTCGAGGATGGCGTCGGATGTCTGTTCCGCGGCAACCAGCTCATCCTCGTCAAGGTCGGGGACCTCCTCCAGGAGGTCGTCCACGATCCCCTCGACGAAATCCACCGTCTCCTCGACGTCCTCAGGGTCGATCTTCTCGGGGTCCATCCCCTCGAACCCGCCGTTGAGGATGTCGAGCACGGTCGCCTGGTCCTCGGGGGAGAGATTTCCGACCCGCAGGCGGCTCCACTGTTCCTGTGTGATGAAGGGCTTGAGATTGCTCGGGATCTCCATTTTTCACCTCCTCTTCCGCTCGCCCGACTTCTCGATCCGGGAGAACAGGGCCGCCGCCTTCTGGTAGTGCTTCATGGCGTCCGTGGCGGATCGCCCGTCCCTCGCATCCCATCCCGACTTCCTAGTCTCGAAGAACTGCTTCGCCGTCCGTCGAAGGGCCTGGACCGTCGACTTCGACACCACGCCGCGCTTGCTCTCGACCAAGCGGTCCACGTCCTTCTTCGACCGCTTCGGCCCGTCCACATAGGCCCGGAACGCCGCGAACTTCCCGGCCTTGGAGAACCCCATGTCCTTCACGATGTGGATCGGGTTCCCCCGCGACATCTTGTCGTATGCCCTGTGGATCTCCCGCTTGCTCTCGCCTGTGAAGGAGAACCCCTCCTTCTTCGAGGCATGGGAGGCGCGATCAATCTCGCGGACGGTGTCCTCGTTCACGGGGATCCTCACCGTCTTCCCCTTGTGCTCGACCTCGATCGTGTTTCCCCTGACGATCTCCCTCCCCGCGATCTCCTGGATGTCGCGGGTATTCGTCATCTGGACGTAGCGCATCTTCGACCGAAGGTCGTGGAGCTCATCGTGATCGAGCTCGATGGTGTCTCCGTTGGTCCGGATGACGGCCTTCCCTCGCTTCGGCTTGCCCTTGGCGTCAGCCGCCCCGTGGACCTCGAAGTGGCGCTGGCGGGGGTCCTTGATGATCGAGAGGTTCACGCCCGGCCCCGCCTTGCGCTTCATCTCGAACTTGCCCGACCACTTGAAGTGCTCGGGGGACTCGGGAGCCTCGGCCCGACCGGCCTGCACCCCTCCCTCGACGCTGCCACCCACCGCGCCGGGACGCCCGGCATGCCCGAAATGGCCTGAACCTGGGCCTCCGCGAGTCAGCAATTCCTCGCCTTCCTCAAGGCATAGAGTCTCCTCCCTCTTACCCTCTCGCGTTCCTTTCTCGATCGTGGTGCCCAGGACCGACGCGAGCTTGGCCCCCCATACCTTGCTTTCCTTGGTGTTCATTTTGCCTCCAAAGCAAAAGGACCGGCCCGCGCCGGTTTCCCTCATCATATCCGAACCGATCAGGAAGATAATCCCCTACCCGTTCAGCCTCTCCTCCATGTCGCGAAGCTCGGTGTTGTAGTTCTCGAACTCCTCCAGGTGGTCGTAGGCGATCTTCCTCTGGATCTCCTCGTCGTCGACATGCTCGGACTCGATCTCGACGCCCAGTACGACCTCCTCATCGGACGCCCCTGTCGGTCGTACTCCCTTGGACCGCCCTCCCCGAAGGAATTTGACGAGCCGCCCAGCCAGGGCGTAGGCGACCGCCTCCGCCTGGTGGACGTCGAACCCCTCCCTCTCCGCCCATGCGTGCCATGCGTCGTCGCTCGGCTCCGGGTTCTTCTCCAGGAAGTCCATGACCGCCTTCTTGAGGTCCGGCTTGTCCGCCTTCGAGAGGGAGATGGAAATGTTCTTGCCCCACCTCTGGCTGCGGTTCGTCTGCACTGCTACCTCCTGTCGAAGACCTTCCTGCATCTGAGGCACTGCGGGCTGTTGAAGAGGAATGCGTGCTTCCCGTCCGGCGCGTTGGGGCAGGAGTCGCTGGCCTGCTTCTCCATCTGATTCGGGGACCGCGCCCGATCGAACAGCGTCTTCGACCTGCCGAGGGGGCGTGTCACCTGAACGACGTACTTCGACGGGTTGGGCCACACGTCCCCACCGTTGAGCGCCTTCCTGACCGCCGCCGCGAAGGGTCTCGCGTCGAACCCTGCGACCTCCTTCTCGAACATGAAGGCGTCGGCCTCGTCGGGGAGCTCCTCGTGGTGCCGGTTGAAGAAGTCCGCGTCGGGGTTCTTCAGGCCGTCCGCCTTGAGCAAGTTCTGGATCAGCTTCTCGCGGACGAACCAGTCCACGAGCCACGGCCTCATCCTCTGCTCCAGGTGCCGTATCTCGTGGGCCCCGTTGGACCTCAGGAAGACGTGGGGGATGACCCTCTCATCCCTGGAGATGTAGACGACCGCCGAGTCGTCCTGGATGGCCTCGCCGAACGGGAGGCTGGGATTGAACTCCAGCACGCGAAGGGTGCCCGAGACGTCCCGATCCTCGGCCACATCCTGCCACCACCCCACGATCTCGGGCGGGACAGGGATGTCGCACTCGCTCCTGACGACGAGCCTCCTCGAATCCCCAGACGCCCTGTCGAAGGCCTTCGTCCAGATCGAAGAGAGCTCGTGCATCTACCCCCCCTCGCCTTCCTTGCCCAGGACGATGGGGCCGGGGTCCTCGCCCCTTCTGATCGCCTCCTTCGCCCTGACGTACCGGTCCTGCGTCTCTTCCTCGCGCTTCTTGACCAGCTCCTTGTACTCATCCTTGGTGAAGACACCCTTCTGGATGAGGATCTCGATCAGGGCGTTGAGGAGCACCGCCGACTTGACCTCCTCGGCGAAGATCATGGAAATCTTCTCGCTGAGGACCCTGGCGACCTCGCCGACGTCATGGCGCGCCGCTTCCTGCGCCACCCGCCTGACCGCTTCGGGAGAGGGCATCACGACCACCTTCGGTTGCCCCTCGCCCGCATTCTGCCTGAATTGCAGAACCTTCCTGTCCCGGCCATTCACTCGGCCCTTCACGGATCACCTCCTCGACTTCCACAAGTCCTTAGCCCAGTTGCCCCACTTCAGGACGTTCTCCTGGACGATGGACTTCTCGGTCGCGTCGTTCTGGCCGAGATCCGCCACGATCCGCTGGACCGCATCCTGGAGGTCCGTCGCATCCACGGACAAGCGACCGCCGCGCCCGCGCCCACGTTCGACAGCCAGCATCATAGCGAAGTTCACCGCCTCGGCGACGTGCGCTCCGCTGGCCGAGACGTTGGAGAGGGCACCCGAGAGCTTGACGATCTCCCCTGGATCGCCCTTGAAGGCGACCTTCCGCTTCTCCAGCGACCTGCGAATGATGGCCTCGGCCTCCTTAGGCCCGGGATATCCGACGGCGACCCGCACATCGAACCGACCCGGTCTGTTGGTGAGGGCGGTGTCGAGAACCTCGGCATAGTTGCTCGACGCGATGGTCACCACACCCTTATTCTCGACCAGCCCATCCATCGAGTTGAGGAGGTCCCCCAGGAGCGGGTTGGTCCCGGCGAGCCGCCGATCCAGCCCGTACACGTCCACGTCCTCCAGGAGCACGACCGTGGGCGCGAGCTCCCTCGCCAAGTCGTAGATGTCGACGAACCCATCCGCCTTCATGACGTGCATAGGCGTCGCCCACACGAATGTGCAGGGAAGGGATTTCGCCAACACCTTGAGGGACATGGACTTACCGCACCCAGGTGGCCCGCTCAAGATGACCCCGCGCTTCGCGGCAATGCCGTACTGCGCGTAGTCGCTCCACCTCTCCACCATGGTCTTGACGTTGAAGAAGATGTCGTGCTTGGTCTTCTCGGCCAAGATCAGGTCGGCCTCCTCGATGTCGGAAAGGTCGAGGAACTTCCCCGTCGCGTCGATCTTCTGTCCCTTGTAGAAGTTGTGCTCCGCGGTCCACTTCGCAATCTCGGAGAACAGGCGCTCCGCGTCTTGCGTCTGGTCCGCCTTCCCCATGAGGGCGACCTTGACAGTCTTGAACTGAGGCTCCACGACCATGACGAACTTCTGCGGGTTCCCCTTAGCGTCCTTGTAGGAGACGACCCCAGCCAGCTCCCCGGAGACCATCCTGGTCTTGCCCAGGGCCACATCGACCGGGGCGAACACGGGGGGCCTCTCCCCGTACAGCCCGATCGTCTTCCCCCTCTTCCACCCAGAGCCTTCCTTCCCGACGATCTCCTCGATGGCGACCCCCCACAGGGGCCAGCGCCAGCTCGGGACCTGCTTCTCGAACGACCGCTGCTCGTGGAAGGGGACGCCCAGCTCCACCAGGGCCAGCTCGTCCTGCGCGTGCGGCGGGTGGAACGCCTCCCTGAGAACAGGTTTCCATTCCTTCGGCTCGGCCATGCCTACCTCGACTTCTTGTTGGAGGACCACGCCTCCCCGTCGTCTGACTCGAACATCATATCGCCCCACTGGGCGGCGAGATTCCTGATGGACATGTTGTTTCCCACCCCCGATTCCGAGATGTTATTGATGAGGAAGTTGCCTCGGTGGGTCCCGTCGGAAATCTGGATATCCCCGGTCGATCCAGGAAAAGGAATGAGCGTGGGGCAGCACGGGCTTACGGCGAGCATGGGCATGATGGGATGGGGAAACGTACTCATCTTCTCGATCAGGACGGCGGGCTCGGCCCAGAGACCCTTCTCCCGCCTCTCCCTCGCGACCTCGAAGAGGATGCCGCAGATCGTCTCCAGGAGCTCCATGATCTCGGCCTTGGACTTGCCATCCAGGAGGGCGAGCCAGCACGACCGGCAGACGACGTGGACCTTCGCCCCGCCCACGTCCTGCTTCGAGTCCTGGTCGCTCATTGCGTCCCCGACCGCCAGCTCCTCGACATTCACCAGGGGCCGCATCTCGAACTCGCTCTTGTCCTTGCCACACACCGGGCACTTCTTCATGGAAACCTCCGCCCCAAGTCAGACCCATTCTACCATCCGTCGGTCCTACGTCCTCATCCGGCCGCACCCTCCCTCCCCACCGCGGCGACCTCGATCATCTCCCTCACCTCGGGGGTGACGAAGATGTCCCTTCCTCCTGGTGCGACATAGCCCCGACCCTATCGCCCGACTTTCTCATCGTCCGCCCCCATGATCTCTCCGACCTCCTTGGCCTCCACCAGGGCGGAGAAGTCGGGAACCACCTTGAACCGGCCCGGCGGGCAGTAGGCGAAGTTCCCGCATTCGTCGAGCAAAAGCAGGGTGCCATCGTCCTCAACGGCGAAGCCCTCCATGTCGCAGTACATGAGGCGCTTCGCCCAGTCCTCGTTGATGGCGATCTGTTCCAGGTCGGGCTCCTTGCCCGTCTTCGTATCGATGACGCGGAACTGCATCTATCCCTCCAGCATCGGGAGCAATTTCGGGACATTGCCCGACCTGTACGCATCTGTGATTTGGCCCCCGATTGACTCCGCAACCGTCTTCCCATCGGGAAGAAGGGTTGCCCCGAGGAACTCATCCTCGAACGTGGTGATCCCGGATTCAACCGCCTCCAACTTCGCCTTGATGACCAGGGCGAGTGCCCTCCACCGTTGCCTGCATGCCTGCTCCCAAACTACGAGGGCCGCCTCGGAGCTTCGCTCCCGCCTGCCCCCCGGCGTCCTCGTGAACGCCTCGTTGTCCTTGGGCGGAAGCACAAGGTTGAATCGGATCATCCGACCGCACATGCGGAAGCCCACCGTCGCGCCTTTGGCGTTCCATCCGTAGATGAACTGGTCAGCTCCATACCGGGCCAAGGTCCGCTCGATCTCAGACCTCGAACGGTCAACGGTCACTTCCGTCTGACTTGCGTACCTCGGCATTTAGCTACGCCTCCCCGACGACGATGGCCTTCTGGACCCTCATGAGGAAGTCGTTCGCCCAGGCCGTGTCAGGCTTCTCGGCGATGCCAGCCCAGTTGAACTCGAACGCATGCTCAGCGTGCTCGGTCTCCCTGGCGATCAGCTCCTCCGCCTGCTCCAGGGTGAGAGAGCCGTTGCGAATGGCGATCAGCTCCTCCCGGTCCTTCGTCCTCTTGACGTTGAAGATGCCCGTCTCGAAGAGCTCCGCGATCTCCCGGGCCATCCTGACCGCATGCCCGGCGTTCTTCGTGTCGTAATGATACTTCTCTACAAGAGCCTTCCGCTTCGCCCCGAGGTCCCGCGTAGGCCCACCGAAGTGCATGTTCTTGGTCATCCCATTGAGGTAGCCCAGGGCCGCGAGGCCGAGCTTTTTGGAGAGGAACCGGTCCCGGTTCGCCCACAACTCAGCGGGGATCTTCCCCCATACGAGATAGTCGTTCTTGTCTGCGTGCATCCACTCCATGACGTTGGGATTCCCCTTCAGAAGGAGCTGGATGTACCGCGGGAGGGAGTAGTACAGGGTATCCTCGCCCCCGTGCTTCTCCTGCTGCTCGAACCGGGCGAGGCCGATGATCTCCTCGGGCTTCGGGAGGACCACCCCGCGCAGGTCCACGTCCGACTCCGGCGTGTTGGTCCCGTAGAGGTGGCTCCCCGCTATCAGATCAAGGACCACGATCCTTCCGTCCACGATCTTCACGACCGCCTCACTTACTCGACGCCTTTATTATATCTGATTACTTGCTTTCGTCAAGGCTTTTCCCGATAATTTTGGCCGTCTTCACCGCGTCAACCATCTCCTTCAGGGGGATTGTCTTCCCACCGAACGTGACGAGTGCCTCGACCACCACCTTCTCCATCTCGTCGAGCCGCGCCCCCATCTTCTGGCACTCGTCCGCGATCTCGTCCCGCTGCTTCTCCGCCCGCTTCAGCATCTCCTTGGCGATCTTGAGATCCTGCTTCATGTTCTTGATCACTACGTTGGCTGCCGCAAGTTTCGGGTCGGTAGTAGAGTGCTTCGCGGCCCGGATGATCTCCTCGCGCTCCTTCTGAGCAGCCGCCAGATCTTCCCTTAGCCTGACGATGTCTGGGGTTGTGTTGTCGCCGCAGTCCGCGTTCTCGCAGATGTGGCAGTTCTGCTGCCCCGTCCTGTAGCAATTCGAGCTTACTGATTCGTAGGGCATGGCCCTGACCTTTCCTTCAGCCGCTTGTCGAGAATCCTCTGGATGCCCGCGTCCTTCATGAGGGCAGTCATCAGCTCCAGGTCAGAGTCGGTTGCCTGGTCGGGCTGCATCTTGAGAAGCTCGACGTATAGCCTGCGCTTGGCGTCGATAAGGTCTTCCCTGCCGGGCATGGGTCACTCCTTCTCCCACTTCAAGATCGCTCCGCCCGTAATCATCAACGTCCCGGCGACCATCAGCCAATCCTCTTCTCTCACCAGCCCCGCAGCGAGGAAGGCGATCCCCATCCCGAAGATGATCTTGGGAATCCAGCCGTGGCTGATCCCGCTTCCCAGTTCTTCCAGCACGGTCTACTCCTTCCTGAACCATCCCCCCTCGCGCTTCTCCCACGCCCCCGGGAACGGCGGCGGGACGTCGGTCTTCGACGCGAGGAAGACCGGGCCCTTGTCAGTCGGCCTGCGGACGTCCGCCCACGGGTTGACCCCGCCCGGCATCGCCACGGAGGTCATCGCACCCGGAGTCGGCTTACCCTTCCCCTCGTCGGTGACCGCGCCCTCTTGCCCCTTCACGAAGTCGGCCCTGCCCTGCGCGGTCATCCTCGGGTCTGGGAGCTCCGCCGTGGGGATGATGGGAATCTTCGCCAACTCGGGCGTGAACTTCGCCATACCCCATCCGGGGAACGAGACCAGCTCCTGCCAGACGGGGCTCCGCTCCTGCTCCCCCTGTATCCTCTCCCTGAACGACGCCAGGAACTCGGCCACCTCAGCGTCCCTGATGATCCTCTTCGTCATGACCTTTTCCTCCTTGTCATTCCGGTGTCGAACCACTTCCTACTGGGCTTCTTTTCGATCGACATGGCGACCATCCGCGATCCAACCTCGGTGCTCCTGGACACCGCGTGGGCCACAGTTTCGCCTTTCAGAATCCCGATGACCCCCGACGCCTCCGCCTTGGTGAGGGTCCCCATCCACTCCTGGAACCCCATCAGCTCGACGGAGACCCGCTCCTCCGGCTCCAGCACGTCGAGGACCGCCTCGTGGTACTTCCTGATGAACCAGAGCTGCTTGTCGGTGGCCGGATCTTCCTTGGGCATGCAGCCCGTCTTGTACCAGCCATTGTTCGCCATGCCCTACCTGTCCGCGAGCTTGCGAGCCACCCGGACCTCCTGGAGGATCGCCCCGCACTCCCACGCGGGTACGCCCGTGCCCATTTCCGGGGCAACCCTGAACCGATCCCTGTCCTCCCTCAGGTGCAGGCACCTGACGCACGCCGTGAATCCGATGTCGTCCATCCCGGTCCACATCCTGCCCTGCGGGCACTTGCTCTTCTCGACGGAGATGGACCTCTTGATCTCCCCGACGAGCGCCTTCTCGGCGTCCTTCCACGCCTTCTCCCGGTCCTTCACGCCGATGTCGGATTTCAGCGAGGTCGCCCGCCCGAGGAGCCACGCCATCCTCTTCGCCACCTCCAGATTGGCGATGACCTCGGGGAACGCTCTGCCCGCGCCCACGACGACCCACTGCTTGGTCTTCGTGCCATGGATGTTGACTAGGAGGTAAACCTCGACGATCACGACTTCTTCTCCCCGACCGTGAGAAACGGGTCCCCAGCCTTGCGCGGGATGCGCTTGTCGAGGGTCGTGTCCTCCGCCATCCTCTCCCTGAGCCACGAGGTGTTCAGCTCCTTGCGGACCACCTCCGAACCCAGCTCCACCTCCAGGGCCGCGAGCATCTCCTCGGAGACGTCGAGCGACTCGCGCTGGGACTTCTCGACGAGGCCGATGCGCTCGCCCAGGCTCATGAGCGGGAGGAGTTTCCGTTTGATCCGGTCGATCTCCTTGCTGATACCCTTTGCTTCTCCAGCAAGCATTTCGAGTTCCTTGGCAAGACTCTCCTTGTCTTGGTTTTGCTGTACCATCTCCTTTGCAACTTTCATGCTTCTTCTCCAAAGCAAAGGTATCTGTTTTCGTGACAATCAATGCAAAGAGTCGCCCCGTTTTCGATATCCCACAATTCCCTACATTGAATCGCTTCTTCCCTCGTTGACCCCCTCGATCATGTCAGACCTCGATGACCGCCTCCCCCACGAGATACACCTTCTCCGCATGGGGATAGAACATCCGATAGAGGCGCATCCCCTCCCATGCTGACAGGGGACCGATGATCCTGACGTGGATCGGCTTCCCCTTCTTCTGAAGGAATGGTTTCACCTCATCCAGCCGGAACAGAATCGTCCTCTCCACCTCTTCCCAGGCCGCCAGTGTAATGGGAATCCCGATCCGCTCCCTGTACCACTGCACCAGCCTCGGGTAGTCGAGGGAGATGCAGACCTGTTGGCTGTCAAGCAGGTGGAAGATCGAGCAGACAGCCGAGTATAAGGCCAGATTCTCCTCTGGCCTCGGGGAAGGCGGCTTCAACGGGACGTTCTGCGGATGCTGGGGCGGGAGTTCCTCGCCCATGACTCACCTCGAAAAAATGGCGGTGCCCCCAAGCCCGGTCCTCGGCAGCCATTTGGTAACGGCGTCTACGGGCCCCATAGGGTTGTCGGGGCACCACTTGCCACCGCGCCCACGCCACTACCCGCTATCCCCCACTCTGGGCGCTGACCTCGACGGGCTCGGCGGCCTTCGCCTCCTCCTCCGCCTTCGGCTTCTCCTTGATGATGTCAGGCAGAGCGTCAATGACGGTCTGGATCTTGCGGAAAAGGGTCCCATCCCCGTCGGGAATGTCCTCGATCAACACCTCGATGTTCCGCAGGGCAGCCATCGCCCTGTCCCTCCTGGCCGAAAGTACCCCCCGCTTCCTGACGATCAGGATCTCGTCCTGAAGATCCCTGGCGAAGTCGGGGCCCATCGCCCGAAGGGCGCGAAGACCCTTCTCGCCGTACTTCTCGTTCACGTACCTGGCCGCTGTCATGCGAACCACCGGAGGCTTTGCGGCACCGCCGCGCTTCTGACCCTTCTTCATGTTTCACCTCATGAGACATCCACGATGACCTGCACCTTCCGGCGGACGCAGAACACCCGCCGGTACTCCTTCCCTTTGGACCTGATGGGCTCCCCCTTCGCCATCAGCCTCACCGCCCTGACCCCCGCCTCCTCGCCCGGGGCCGCAAACACGTCGCCATCAGCGGGATCGAACTCCACGTAGTCGTCGAAGATGAGCCGGTCGAACCGGTCCCCCCACATGGAAATCACCTCAGCGGCGGCCTTCCGGGCGGTCTTGTGGTCCGTGATCGTCGGGTTGGTGAGCACCATGTCGGTGTGCCTGCACCGGAGGTCCTGCGACCGGCCGAATCCTTCACAATCGCAGCGGCCCGCCAGCACCCTGTGCTCGGCCACGACCTGGTCCGGGGCGGAGAGGTCCACCTTGCGGACCGTCCACTCACCCTCCCCACCCTTGTCCACAAGGTAGGCCCACTCGGTCTTCGTCTTCGATTCCGCCGTAGACATCGCGATACCCCTCCATACCGACGGCACAGGCTCCCCCCACTCCCCGATGGGCGTCCCGCCGTACCCCTTCGCCCAAACCTCGATCCTGATTCTCCGGCCCTCCCCGATCCGCACGCGCACGAAGGGGCCGACCCATGCCCTGACGCTGACCCCCTCCACGTCGAGCCACCTGACGAACAGGGACGCCTTGACCACGTCAGGGAACCGGAACAGCCTGTCGAACGTCTCATCCATCGAGATTGACCCCCTTCGGCTTGTGCTCGATCTCGATCCCGTACTTCTTCGCCGCCTTCTCCCCATACTCGATCTCCGCCCCCCCTCCCTCCGTCTCCCTCCAGGCGACGATCATGATCCCGAAGATCTCCTCGGCCCTCTTGAGGAGGCGGCTCGCCATGACCTTCCCCTCGACGATCCGGTCGGAGAGGAACTCCAGGCAGACCATGTCGAGGAGGAATCCCCTGGTGCAGTTCGGGCCCGCGACCTTTCGGGCGACCTCCAGCGCCAGCTCCACGTTCTTCCTCTGGTCGGGGTCGAGGAGGAAGTTGGCCTCGCTCGTCATCTCGGTCCTGAAGACTCTGCGCTTGTCCTCCGCCTTCTTGGACTCTGCCCTGTTGCGGACCTTGTTGACCTCGACGGTGAGGCTCTTCACGTTCTCCGTCTTCGCCTTTTCCAGCCATCCCCTCATCTTCTCGGGCGTCCGCTCCTCGGGCGGGAGTGTGGAGAGGTGGTAGGCCTTGGAGTAGTCGAGCCCGGCCATGTCCTCGCGTTTGAGCCCCGCCGGGAGCATGAGCTCTTTCTGTATCCTGACGAAGAGCTGGGCCTTGCGGTCTTTCCACCCGAGGCGGTCGGCGACGTACTCCTCGAAGGTTGCGTAGAGCTCGCCGTCCTTCCCCTCCAGCATGCGGAACCACTCGTGCTCGCGCACCTTGTAGAGCAGCTCGCTGAGCTCCAGGTAGGACTGGTTGACGATCCTGACCAGCTCGTCGACGCGCTTCAGCGTCCACTTTGCCTCGGTGACGTTCCCCTTGTCAGGCCTTGTGGCCACGGCCTCTGACATGCTCTATCCTGGTTTAGGAAACTTGCAAAAGATTGCAGGCTTCCAAGGTGGCCTTTCTTCCACCTAAAACGGTTTCCCGTTCGCGCTCCCGACCAGTTGTAGGAAGCGACTCTCCCGCAGGGATCTCGCCTGCGCTACTCCCTATGCCGGGTCTTGAACCCGGTTCCAGAAGCGGGGCTGTGAGCCCGGATGGTTTCGGCTTCAAGAACCGATCTTGAAGCCACGAGTACGCCTTCGGAGTCAGATGGTGGGATCGCCCTCTTCCTTCCAGGTTCAGGCGAGTACGAGCCGACCCGTCCGGCGCAACCGTGAAAGTCTCACGTTCAAGGAATCCGATGGCGCGACGCCCGATCACCAGAGCGGCGGCGGCGTGCCGATTGAGCGAAAACGGCTCCGCGTATTTCAAGTTCCCAAGGATCGACGTGAACGCGGGGTTGACCTTCACGACCGCTACTCCGCATTTCCTCGCTCTTGATTCGATGGACCCCACGATCTTCTTGAAGAGGAAGTTGGCCTTTGCCCGGCGGAACTTGCGGGAACCTTTTGACTGTGAAGACGCCGCGAACTTCAGATCTTCCAGAGCGATGGGCTTCGCCTTGGCGACCGCCTCATCGACGACAGTCTTCGCCATGAGGCGCACGTCGTTATCCCGCTTGGCCTCGCCCGAGAACTGGACACGCGGACATGGGGCGAATCCGTGTGCCAGCAAGTTTCCGTCCGCCGACACGTCGGCGACTCCGACGCCGGACGGGTTCGTGTCGATCCCGAGGACGCCGTTAGCGCGGTCTGTAAGGATCGGCGGATCGGACTCCGTCCATGAGACCTTGACCGTGAAATTCCCGTCCTGGTAGAGCAGCCGAGCATCGTAGCAGGCAGGGTCAGGCTTCCATTTGGCCGGGATGAACAATCGGCCTTCGAGCCACTTTCCTCGCTTTGCGGGATCATTCACCAACAGCCGATCGCCCTCGACCCGCAGGTTTGGGTTGCCCTTGTGTGTCCTGTCCCCGCGCGAGTACAGACGGGTGTTGCGCCGCGCCTGCCAATCGGCCTTGGACAACGTGCCCGTCCGCAACCGTTCCCATGCCCGCCTCCCGCCGAAGAGCACACCTTCCTGCTTGATCCCGAACGCGACAACGCACGCATCAGCTACGTACCGCTGGTTCAATTCGGGAAAGTAGTGTCGCTTGACGTACTGCTTGATCGTGTTGCCCGATAGACCGTGCTTATGAATAGCTTGATAAGCCGAGCGAGTCGCCGAGCACTGAAGTTTCATCAGCTCCAGTATGCGCGGGACTACTTCTTTCGGGAACCAGACTTCGCCATGTGCGACGATTCGCACCGTGATATCTCCTGCAAGAGCAGCATCCGGAAATAGCCAGATTTTCCCAACCCGAGTTCGGCGCACCGGAGATCAAGCCACGCTTTTACGTCCGGCGCGAGCCATACGAACACCTTCTCGGTATTCTGCTTCCGTCTGCTCATGCTGTATTATAAACCCCACTTTGGTATCTGTCAAGTGGTTTCTAGCGAAAAGTTTTTACAGGATTGTCCAGATTTTAGGGAAGATGCTCTATCCTCCACGTCTCGCCATCCCTGAAGATGGCGTAGTACTCCTCGACGGTCGTGTATGCAACGCCCAGGTCCTCGGCCATCCACCCCACCCCCTTGCCGAAGTACTTGAGGAAATAGCTCCGAAGGGACATCTTCTTCCCCCGGGCCGCCCGAACGATCTTCGGGAGATAGTCCACCGTGGCGACGTTGAAGGCATCAGCCCAGAACAGAACCTCCTTCCTGGCGCACCGAAGGTCCTTCGCGAGCTGACCGCAGGAGAGCCGTCGCTTCTCACAGACGTCTCGAAGAACGCGCTCCGGCGTCAGACCGTTACTTGCCGCCAGCTTCTCCAGGCTTTTCAGGAACATAGCTCTCCTCCTCCACCTTCGGGCAACCCAGGGATACTGGGTCCGCCCACGCAAGGAAATCCTCCAGGACCACGATCTTCACCGCGTCCTCCGTCCTCACCCGACGGATCTCGAACGTGGGAATCGCCCTGCTCATCTTTCCCAACGCGCTCTCGATGAACTCCAAGTCCCCGAACCCGAGCGCGAGGAGATGCTCCTTCGAGGGGCAGTTCAGGATGACCATCATCCTGACCTTTCCCCGCTCTTCGATCCTCCGAACCGGCTCGGTAAGCGCCCCCGGAATGAGCGTCCGGCTGTACCTCGGCGTCTCCTCCGACAGCTTGTCCCACCAGCTCCAGAAGGGGTGGGCGGGAGCAGTCAGGAGGCCGGGCAGGCGGAACGCCTTCCTGTTTTTCGCGTCCACCTGGATGTGCGCCATGAACCACTTCGCCATCGGCAGGAAGCGAGCGGAGCACTTCGGGTGGACGGTGATGTCGCCGTAGGTCCGCTCGATCATCCTCCCCATTAGTGCCTGTCTGGAGAGGATCCTCTCGGACTCCACACCCGTCTCCCCCTGCGCCAGCCAACGGCTGAAAAATACCGCCACCCGGCGTTCTAGCTTTTTCCAGGGCGTATCGCCCACAATTCACACTCCCGGCGCACACCGTGTGCGCTCCTTCTCGACGACCTCACTATCTCGGGCTACTCACCTCCGCCCCCCAGACGCATCCAGTATGCGCCCTTCCATCTCTATGAGATCCTGTATCTCCACCCTAATGTCCGCCTGGGCCTTCCTTCGCTCCAAGGAGAAACCATCCCCCAGTAGTTTGACGTCGACCAGCTTCATCAGGACATCATGGAGCTTCATCTTGCGCTCGCTGATAGCCTGCCGAATGGCATCAACTCCTCCCACCATCAGCGCCGCCCTCTCCTCGTCCGTGATCACGCCGTCGCCCTCATCTTCTCGACGACCTCCTCGATGTCCTCCCGGAAGCACTCCAGCCGGTGCGAGCAACGCTCGGCGGCCCGCTCCGTGTCCCTCTTGCAGTTCCCGACGCACAGCCGCTTCTCCGGCCACGACATCTTGTAGAGGGCGATCCTGCTCTTGACCGCCTCCACCACCCCGTCGTCCCTCTTCACCCAGAATGTCTTGGGCTTCGGGGCATCGGCGTCCTTGGAGAAGTAGGTCAGGAGGCAGCGGTCTATGCCCAGCGCCCACAGGTAGACGCTGATCTGGAAGATGTACTTCGGATCGGGGGTGGACAGGCTCTTGAACCACTTCCCGTCCATCGTCTTGACTTCGAGGAGGACCTTCTCCCCCCAGGGCATGACGAGGATGCCGTCGATGTGTCCGACGATCCCCTCCTCGGTGTGGACGCGCATCTCCTGGTACGTCCAGTACCCGCCCCTGCGGACCCGCTTACCCGCCGCGATCTCCTTCTCCGCCTGCACGAGGCGGACGATCTCGGCCTCGTGGCGGGGGCCCGTGCTGGGGGTGCAGTCTAGGTCCGGCGGAGGCATGAGGGAGTCCCTCATCACCTTCCCGCACCGGTTGCACCGCCATGACCCGTAGAGTAGGCCCATCGTGCCGAAGTAGTGGTTCTGGACGAACCAGTGCCACGCCGTGCCCCAGTCGAAGCGAGTCCGCGTCTCCGGCGAGAAATACCCCTCGCCGGGCTTCGGGAAGAAGTGGGCGAGGACGCTCCGCCGCGGGCAGAAGTCGAAGAGCTGGGATGGGTGGAACCCCTCCTCCCTGGACTCGTCCTCCGCGTCGCTCAGCGAGGCCTGGTACGCCCAGAGCACCTCCCCCAGGTTCCACTCGGGCTCCTTCGGCGTTTGCTTGGACGCGGCCAGAATGTCCTTCAGGCTCATACCTCTGTTATACCTCTTTCTCGCTTTTCGTCATGGGCCAATCCGGCTTCTTTCCGCATTTTCTCCCACAGGCGCATCGGGATGAGAAGCCAGTCCTGGTCCACCCCGTAGGGCATCTCATGGAAGGAGACCACCAGCGCCGGGGTCTTGTGAACACTCTTGGCCTCCCCCGCGATCTTGACCAGGTAATCCTTCTTGATGGAAATCGAGGCCCTCATCGTCGTCTTGCACTCGACCAGGGCGACGTCGGTCGACACGTCCCCCTTCTCCGCCGCCTTCGCCATCAGACCCGCCCCGCGCCACGTCTGGTGTTTGGGACCCCGCCCGACACGATCCCGACCGGCCCCGCTCCCCGCGATCTTCTCCCCACCCATCCGCCTGGCGACCCGATCCTCCTGCTCCCGACTCACGTCCTGCGGTGTAGGGTCCGCGAACTTGCCCCTATGGGCGATTCTCTGCCCTCTCCTGCCGAACCCCGGCTCCCCCTTCACCTCGCCATAGCGGTTAGGATTCGTGAAGCACCTCTGACTAAAGTCCGGGGCTTCTCAGGCTGACGCCTGAAGGCTCCTTCCGAGCCTTAGAATGTTCAGAGAGGCGTTGATGTCACGATCAAGGACAAGGCCGCAAGGACACTCATGCGTGCGCTCGGAGAGCGCCTTGGCTTTGATCGCGCCACAACGCGAACACGTTGAACTCGTTCCTCGTGGGGGAACTTTCACAAACTCTCGGCCAGCTTCCGCCGCTTTGCTCGCGAGCATGAGAAAGAACATCGACCACGAGGCGTCATGTATCGACTTTGAGAGCCCCGAGGGGGCTCTCTCAGCCATCCGACCCGGTTCGAGATCCTCCACGGCGATGAGCGCATTCTCGGAGACGATTTGGTGAGACAGCTTGTGCTGGAAGTCCCGGCGCTGGTTGGCGATCTTCGCATGAAGGCGGGCGACACATTGCTTGGCCTTGCGGCGACGATTGCCACCCTTCTTCTTGCGTTCCAGGCTACGCTGGGCCTCTGCGAGTCGAGTCTCGGAAGCCCGGAACCAGCGAGGGTTCTCGATCTTTTCCCCCGTGGAGAGGGTTGCGAAGGATTCCAAACCCATGTCGATACCGATCTCAGCGGTTGCCGAGGGGTAGGCTCGGGCGGAAACTTGATCGCACGAGAACACGGCAAACCACTTGCCCGTCTCGCGCTTGAGAGTGACCGTTTTGATCGAGCCCTCGACGGGGCGATGAAGTCGGATACGGAGATCTCCGACATTCTGGACGCGAATCTTCCGGTCGAGGAGCCGAACTCCGCAAGGGTACTGCGGGAATGTGATGGAGTCGAAGCGGTCCCGTCCTTGGAAGCGCGGGTAGCCCGGGGTCTCTCCTCGCCTCAAGCGCCTGAAGAAACCATCGAACGCGCTCTGGAGTCGGTGGAGGACATCTTGTCCGACCTGGGCGGGAAGAGCGCGGAGTTCCTCGAACTCGGCTCTTGCATCAGTAAGTTGGGCAGATTGAGTGTAGAGATTGACGGAGACCTTCCGTGCCTTCCAGGCATCTCGACGCTGTTCAAGCGCGTCGTTGTAGAGGTGGCGTGCGGCGTCGATAAGAGATCCCAGGACGGCTTCCTGACGCTTGGAAGGACAGAGACGGTACTTGAAGGACCTTCGGAAACCTGCTACGTTGGTTTCAGCCATCGCCGATCCTTCTCGTCCGAGGACGGTGTTGGTCAGGGACCGAAGGTCGCGCAAACGACTTCCGGTCCTGCTTTGTTTGTACGATACGTTCCCCGGCATGTCAAGTCCTTTTTTTAGAGAAGGCGCGCATTCATCCCCGCTCTAAAGAGCAGGGTTTTCTACGTTCAGGATTCATAGAAGCCGTTCTCCGCGAGCCATTCGTCCAGGTCAACCACGATCTGTGTATTGTCCCGAACCTCCGGCCCCTTGAACTCCCCCACCACCCACTCCCTCAGGCGTTCGAGCCTCGCGAACTCGGAGGCGCACACGCCGACCATCTCGTTCGCCTTGTCGACCACCCCGCCCCCGGCGTTCTTCCGCCTTTGCGCCCTGAACTCCTCGGCAATCTCGATCGCCCGGACCATCCTCTGGTCGAGCAACATCTGGACACCATACATCACGTTGTCGTAGTCCTTCGTCCCCGCCCCCATGATGGCCGCGCTCGTGGCGGCATTCATCACCGCGTCAAGGAAGTCCTCGCCCAGCTTCAGAGGGATCCTGACGATCCTGCCGTCAGGGATGTCCTGCCCTGGCTCCAGGCCCACCCTCGTGGCGAAGCATAGGCAGTCCCTGGGATGGTCGAACCAGACGACGATTCTGGCATCCGCCCGGCCCGCGTCGGGAGGCACAGAGGGCATGGGAATCCTCCTACGTCAGCTTCTCCTGCGAGAGGGCATCCGCGTTCGACGGGTTCCCGACGAACGAGACGGCATCGTCGTTGAAGGTGAACTCGATCGAGAACCGGTACTCCGGCCCGAGCTCCCCGGCCAGCCAACGCTGGATCTGCTCCGTGACCCTGTTGCCGCGGAGAAGGGCACGGAACCGGATCATCGCCCATCTCTTGTACCTCTCGACATCCTCAGTTGAAACGCGCTTCTCGGGCATATCAGTCCTCCTTGACAAGATGCACCGCAACATAGTTCTGGCCGTGCCTCGTGATGGGAAACGAACCGAGCTGACCGTCGCATCTCCATCCCTTCGGAAGAGGCATCATCACCAGTCCAAGCGTAACTTCCTTGCTCTTGTTCCCTGGCCCCGCCATCCTGGTCCCCGCAGTCTTGTGCTCCACGCTGACGCTGCTGATGTCGACCATGACCCTCAGCGCCTTGTTCTCCTCCTCCAGCATCCTAATCCTGGACGATAGAACCTTGGCCCGATCCTTCATCCGGCTGATGTTCGACCTCGACCGGGCCACGATCACTCCTCCTTGTCGCCCTTCTTCTTCTTCTCCTTGAGCTTCCCGTCGCTCGGCGTGTTGACGATCAACTGGATCAGGGCATTCCGCGCCTTCCAGTAGAGGTCCCCCTTCTGGAACAGGGCCATCTGGAGGGCCTGCTGGTCTGGGAACCGCTGGCCGAAGAGGATCACCTCCTTGGTCTTCTGGTCCTCGGCCAGGAACCCGCGCTCACTTAGCACGCTGAGCACCGTGGCGTCGTCCCATGTGTCGCCCGGCAGCCGCAAGGGGTCGGGCATCCCCGGGAAGGCCGGGTGCGCCTTGAGGCACATCCTATACCTCCCCACCCCCTTCGGAGTCCCGACCTTGTTCTTGTCGACCAGGTATTCGACCTCTTCCGCCACGGTAGCGCCCTTCGTGTCGAGGATGTAGTCCTTCTGCTTGAGGAAGAGCTCAGCACTGGTCGCGAACTCCTGTCCCACCCCACCCGGCTTGACGTACCCGGTGTAGAAGGAAGCGATCTTCGTGCGGAGCTGGTTCACCAGAAGCAGGGTGCAGTCGTTCCCCTCCCGGTTGCCGAGGGCGTTGAGGCTCGCCGTCCACACCCGGAGCCCCTTGTTCACGTTCCTCGCCTGGAGGCTGACCTGGAGGTCCTCGGCAGACGCCTCACGCTCCACGCTCGGGGTCATGGCCGCCACGGAGTCCACCACGATCAGGTCCACCTCCTCGGTCCGCATGGCCGCATCGATGAGGTCCACCGCCTGCTCCCCCGTCTCGGGAGACGAAAGGTAGACGTCGTCGCAGTCCACCCCGAAGTTCCTGTAGAAGTCCGGGGTGAAGGTATTGTGCCCCACGAAATCGTTGACAACGAAGTTCTTATGCGGGGGAACCCCAAAGTCCCAGCAATGCTTCTCCCCTCTCGGCTCGATCTTCACCACCTTATCCCACCATACATCGGATTCGTTCTCGAACGCCCCCCGATGACTCCACATCGCGTTCCTGTATCCAGGAAGGTAGAAATCGTCGGGATAATGAATCTGCTTCCGTTCCGAAAGACACCAGGAATCGAGCTTCGAGCCCTTCTCTCCATACAGGGGAACGAACTCCCTGAATCGCTGAAGATTAGGCACCCCATTGATAGCAAGCGTATGCTGATCCCGGTGGCGGGGATTCTTGTACCGGTAGATGCTCAAGTGCGCCAAGATTCCCAATCTGGAGAGAAGGTGCCGAACTTGCAAAATTAACCGCCTAGAAGTGAACCCGATAACCGCCGATGCCCTAGCAATGTTGACGGACCCGTCCGTCATGAACAGGCCAACAAGAAGCCTCCCGACGGAGATGTTGTCCCACTGGAATACCTCCTCCGGTAGAAACTTCTCGTAGCATGGAACGAGCATCCCCCTCTCTCGAAACCAGTTCTTCACCCCGTTCCGCCCCTTATTGGCCCCGCTACTCCCGTTACTATCCTCCCCGATGATCCGATAGTGCCGGTCATCGTACTTCTTGATCTTGCACCCAAAATAAGAAACCAGTTCCGAAAACCGGCGCATGATCTCTGGATCACCCTTGTTTGTGATCGTAGGACTACTGGCCGATTCCGCGATCCCGCCATCTCCGAGCATATACCCCAGAAGGCCCGCGACCTCCGCATCAGGATGCCGCCCCCCCTCGAACGAGCTCCATCGCGGACGAGCGATGTAGTCCCCTGGCTGAATTTCAGCCGCAGGAATCCACGTTTGCCCTCTTCTCCAAACGAGAAGAGGATGATTCGGAGTGACTTCCACCCAGCCGGTCGCCGTGAAGATCCGCAAAACCGGACGGATACCAGAATCGCACTTCGAGGAAATCGGGACCACGGAAAGGCGATTTCCCGCCAATGATTCGACGTTGCAGCCCTGGCCTCGAACCCACTCTCCCACCGTTGCGATTCGACCCGTCATCGGGTCGAGGATCTCGTTGTCTTCCGAGACGCAGCCCTCCTGATCCACCCACAGGACGGTCATCCGGCCCGGGTGCTTCTTCTTCTTCCCGTCGGAATCCTCCCTGCACTTATTGGCGCAGTCCTTCGCGACCTTCACCATGTAGGGGACCATCTTCTCGATGACCTCGCCGGTCGCCACATCCACGGAGACGGACTTGCGCTCCCGCTCCTCCTCCTCCCACTCCGTGATCGGGCGGAAGCACTTCCGGCAGAGCCGCTGGGCGCTGGCGACGATCTTCGCCATGAGGGAAGACTTCCCCGACGACTTGAGGCCGACAACCTCGGTCATCCGACCGATGGGAATCCCGCCGCCCATGTCGGCGTCGAGCCAGAAGATGCCGGTGGGGATCCTCGGGATCCCCCCCTCCAGCTCCGATGCCTTCCTGACGCTCAACTTCCCGTGCTGCTTCCTGACGCCGTTGAAGAGGTCCTGAAGCTTGTCTCCCATGATCGCCTCCAAAGGTAGACCCCCGCCTTTCAGCGGGGGTCACCTCACCACCTGCCGCCTCATCTACTTGCGCTTCTCCTCGAAGCCGGGGCGGATGTCCTTCCCCCGGACCTCGACGACCTCGCGCTGGAGGCGCTCCTCGATCATGTCGTTGACGACGCCCTCGATCTCCTTAGTCTCCTCGACGTAGCAGGGCATGACGTACCCCACGTCCACCCTGGCCGACTCGAAGTTGCCCAGGTTGATCGTCAGGCCCTTCTTCTGGATGACCTGCGCCGGAGCGGTCTTGAAGATGCCGACCTTGATGAGACGTTCCTCCGACTTCTCGGACAAGGTCTCTTTCTCGCCGCGCCCCAGAATGCGTTCTTTGGTGCTGACGACCCACTCGAAACCGTCGTCCGATCCCTCCGCCGCCATCCCCGCGGCCTTGGCTTCCACCTCCGCGACTTTCTTGTCGTGCCCGTTCGGTGCCGACATGCTCTCCTCCTCTTGACTCACACCCTCTTCTTCCTCTCCTCAACCACCAGACGCTTCAGGATGTCGAGGTCTCTCTCTCCGATCTCGTCGTACCGCTTGACCGCCGCCGCGACAAGGGCGATGTGCCCCTCGGAGTACCACCGGCGGCCCTGCTCGTCGACCATCGTGGGCTTCGGGATCACGGCCCCGCGCTCCCACTGAGTGATGGTGTGGACGTTCCGGCCCACGGCGTCGGCGAACTTCCGGACGCAGTGGTAGAGGCAAGTCGTACCCCTGGCCTCGACCACCTTCGGGAGGTTGTACCGCCGGACCTTCCGCTCCTTCACCACGGAGCGCGTCTGCTCGTACCGGGCCAGCGCCTTCTCCCTCGCCAGCTTTCGGACGTCCGGGTCTCTGGCGTACCGCGCCTTCCGCTTCTGGGAGAGGGCATCCCGGTTCGTCTCGTAGTACTTCTTCTGGTACTCCTTCTCCTTGTCCACCTCGGCCATGACCCTACCTCCAATCCGGAACCTACGCCCGCAAAACTACACCCTTATTATAGATGTTTTCGCTCATTCGTCAAGAGACTTTCGCGGATATCTCCACAACCTCGTACCCCAGCCGCTGGTACTGCCGAAGCCTCTTGTCCGCGAAGTCCCTGCATAGCCCCGTGTTGTCGTCCACGAAATCCACCACGATCGGTTCCCTCTTCCCGTCCACCGTCCGGAGGATACGACCGATCGGCTGCTCCACGTCCCCCTTCGGGACCGCCAGCATGAGGGTGTCGAGGCCCGGATCGTCCAGCCCCTCCTTCGCATACTGGAAGGTCCCCAGGAGGAGGTTGCACCCACGCGCCGCGGCGAGGTCCTCCGCGCTGATGCCCCCGACATACCTCCCCGCCTTCAGCCCGTCCCCCTCCCCCATCCTCTCACCGACCAGCTTCCCGATTCCGTCGAGATGGGCGAGCCGGTCCGACAGCACCAGGACCCTGCGTCCCTTCCTGACGGCCCTCACAACCTCGTCCGCGATCAGCTCGTTCCTCCTGCCCACGTTAGTGATCGCCTTCAGGAGCGCCCCGAGGTACACCTGGCCGTTCCAGATGTAGCGGTTGGGTGGGATCCCCACGCCGGTCATGACCCGGAAGACCTTCGCCGTGCCCCCGGCCTCCCCGGAGGCGAGCACATCCCCGATGTGGTGCTTGATGATCTTCCACAGCCCATCCGATCTCCTCGGCGTTGCCGATAGACCTATCCTCATTCTCGCGGGGAACATGGGAATCACCTTATGCCAGGTCGCTGCCGCATGCCGGTGGATCTCATCCCCCACGACAACCCCGAACGCCCGGTACATGTCCGGCTCGTACTCCCGCCTGGCGAGGGACTCGATCATCCCCACCACGACCGACTTGCCCCTCCAGTCGCACTCGTCCTGCTGGACCTTCCCGACCTGGTCCGGCCGCAGGTCCGTGAACTTCAGGAGCTCGTCCCGCCACTGCTGCATGAGAGCCCCCGTGTGGACGAGAACGATAGCGGCCTGGCCCATCTCCGACAGCATCTTGATCGCGCTGACGGTCTTGCCAGTCCCGCAGGGTGCGTTGAAGACGCCCCCGTAGGCGTCCGAGCCCCGCCCGGCCTTGACCCTGCCCAGGAACTCCCCGATGAGGGGAGGCTGGTAGGGCCGGAGCTCCTTGGTGAAGGCGAACGGCGGGATAGGGACCTGGACGGTCTCGTCCACGGACGGCAGGCCGAACTCCTTCCGCCCATACGCCCTCGGCACCTCGATGCCGAACAGGCCCTCGCGGTAGAGGACGACCTTCTGGCCCGCGGCGAACCCGTAGTCCTCGCCACCGCGCTGCTTCAGGACCAGGTCCTTCTTGACGAACCGGTTCATCGCGGCCGGAACCTCGTCCGTGATGTAGCTAGACCCTATCTTCCTCACGTCGCCCTCCGCACACCGTGTGCGCCCGACTATGTTATAGGAGAGTTACGCCTTTCGTCAACCAACGCTTTCCCCGATTGAGTAAACCCCGTTCTCATCGGGGTACTTGTTCAGGAGCTTCCGCAGAAGCAAACGCTCCTCCGTCGCCGTCTCGTCGGCCATCACCGCCGCCGTCATGGTCGCTTCCGTCGCCTCCGCGTCCTCCTTGGCGGCCTTGAGCCTCTTCTCCGACCTGGCCTTGATGTACGCGAGGATCCCCCTGCGGTGCAACCAGATAAAGTCCTCGTATGGGCGAATCAGGTTGCACTTGCAGCCCTCGGCGTAGTACTTCCCGTTGACTATGATCCGAGTAGCGAAGCCGCTCACCTCGATGCACTTGTCGGGCTCCTTCTCCGCCCGCGCCCGAAGATCCTCCAGCTCCCCCTCCTCGAAGTCGCCGCCGTCGTCCGTGGCGAAGTACACCCTCCCGCAGAAGTCGCACTCGACAACCATCCCCGCCGACCCCTCCCTGAACGCCTCCAAGAACTCCTTCGAGGGCTCCGGGAGCATGCCCATCTTCGAGGCCACGATGACCGGATCGATTTCGCTCATTTCTTAGCAGCCTCCCACGTCACTCCCACACCGACGTCCAAGATGATGGGGATTTTTAGGGTGAGCAAGTTCGACCCCTTCTCGCGCATCAACGTCGCCATGTCCTCGGCGATCTCGTCGGGCGCCTGATAGACGATCTCGTCGTGGACCTGAATGAGCATCTTGACCGTGTTCCACCTCGGATCTGCCTTCCGCCGCTCCAGGATCTCGCGGTAGATGTTCCGCATGACGATCCGAACCAGATCCGACTCCGCGCCCTGGACCACCGCGTTCCACGCCACCCACCCATCCCACCAGAGGTTGCTCCGGGGCCCGCCGTCCTCCTCCTTCTTCTCGTATGCGTTGGGGTCCTTGCCCTTGTGCTGCGGGAAGTTCCTCCGCCTGCCGAGGATCGACTCCACATATCCCTTCTCGCAGAGGTCCTTGCGGCACTTGTTCGAGCACCAACGGATCTCGGGGTACGACTTGTGGAACCCGTTGTAGAACATCGTGGCCTCGGCGGAAGGACGCTTGTTCTCCTCGGCGAACGACGAGGCGCCCCTCCCGAAGATGAATGAGAAGTTGACCCTCTTGGCCTCTTTCCGTGCCTCCTTCGGGTCCGGGTACTTCTTGTCGAACCCGAGCTCCCTCATCGTCCTCGTGTGAAGGTCCATCCCGGCCAGGTAGGCGTCCGCGATGTTCGACTTCCCGAACCATGTCTTGGCGTAGTGCCCCGCCAGGCGGAACTGGAGCTGGTTGAAGTCACCAACTACTAACTTATGTCCGGAAGGCGGGACGAACATCGGCTTGACCAGGCCCTTCTTGCCACTTACCTGCTGAAGGTTGGGTTCGCTGCACGAGTTGTGGTTCACGAAACCATTGGCGATGAAGGAGTGGTCCTCCTCCACCTCTATGTCCCATACGTCCTGCTCGCCTATGGACTCAATGCTGACGACAGCCGCCGTCGGATAGACGAAACCACTTCCCCAGGATTCGTCTCGACTTGCTTCGTCGTGAAATGCAGAACCCCCCATCCCCGTTCCTGAATCTTCGCCGCCTTTCTGACGTCCCGACATTTCGTAACCGCGTCCGCCTTGTGGTATTCCCCGTCCACCTCCACCAGTAGATTCGCCTCCGGAAAGGCAAAGTCCACCATGTACCTCTCCATGAAGAACTGGCGAACATGGGGTATCCCCGCGTCGAGAAGAGCCATCGATAGTTGCAGCTCCGCCCTGTTCATGCTCCAACAAACATGATTCTTCGGGAGACGCTTCCGGTCCCTTAGATACCGATAGCCCCCCGAGAGTCCCTGGATGAACCAGAGATGCTGGACAAGCCTCGCGAAGGCGACATACAGGGCGTCGTAGAACTCCTTCGGCCTCTCGTGATATTGCTTCGCCGCCTCCATAAGCCCGGGGGAAAGAGTGTCCAGCCGACGAACCATTTCCAAGTCCGTCGCCTGCATGTGCCGAGGTAACTGCCCCGTCCGAGCCAATCCATGAAGCGAAAGATTCCTCCGAATCAGAAACTCGCTCATCCCCAACCTCCGCGCCATCTCCGGAAGATTGTACCCCACATCCAGAAATGACTGGAGGATCTCCTTGGGGACCATCCTGGCCGGTTTCCGCTCCCCATTCCGGTTCCCGGTCAAGGCCATCGAAAGCCGATTCCGGTGCAGTCGCCGAATCTGCTCCCCGTACTTCTCCCCGTACAGATACTTCGAGGCATACCAGACATGCCTCCCTATCCGGTACTTCCGCAGGAGCTCCGCCTCCCAGATATCCTCCTCCTCCAGCAGCTTCCTGAATACGTCCTCCGGCAACACATGCCGCCTGCCCTTGTACACCGCCCCGTCGAGCCGAATCACAGGAACTAAGCACCCTGGAGCCGCACCGCAACTCATAGAGATGTCTCCATCCCCCCGACGTCAGAACCCGATGCCCCCTCGTCCCGGCGATGCTCGACCCGTTATCGAGCACGACCCGGAACATCTCCTCCCTCCCGAGGTAGTACTTGCCGAGGATCCGCCGGGGCTGTCCTCTATGAGTGATTATAGATACTTGCTGATTATTAGGCAATTCTAAATCAGAAATACGACAAATCCCAACCGATGTCTCCAGCACCGTATCTCCCGAAACGCAGAACCGGCCCGCGATCGTGCCTGCCTGATGGAAATCGGGGTACACCCGCCCGTCACGAACGGACCCGACCTTCTTGGGATCGTCCGGGTCCCCGCCGATGTAGGCGTACACGAAGAACTTGAGCGTCTGGCTCGCGCTCCGGTAATCGAGAAGGGCCTTGACGAAGGGATGGTCGTACCCATTGAGAACCGAGTCGTCCGTGGAGTAGAACCCGTTGTCGCCCGGGAGGACCGATCTCCCCTTCCTGTCCAGGGGGACCGGGAACATGCCCTTCGGGGCACCGAACAGCCCCTTTGTGTTGAACTTCTCGACTAGGTCCTTCTTGGCGGCTTTGGGCTTCCTTCGCTCCCTGGACTCCATCGCGGACCTAAGCGCCTCCTCCGGCGGAACCCCGAAGAGGATGATGCTGACTTCCTCCGGGGAGCTGATCTTGAAGGGCCGCCCCATGATCGAGAACGCCCGGTCGGCGGCCTCCTTCTTAGCCGTCTCCATCCTCTCCTTGAGGGCCGCGATGTAGGCGAGGTCGATGCACACGCCCTCCATCTCGGCCTCCATGAAGATGTGGACGATCTCCATCTCGACAGAGTGGAAGAGCTTGCTGAGCCTCTCGCTCCCCTTCGCCTCCAGAAACTTCATGTGGACGTCGCGCCACAGCTTGAAGGCATACCTCGCGTCGTTCACCGCGTACTCAGAGAACCGGCTCCCCCCCACGAGGTCCCTCGACGCCCACGCCGTCGTGAACTTCTCCAGCTCGACGTCGAACTCCCTCTTGACGATCTCCTTCAGGCCGTGCCGCCGGTTGTTCTCGTTCATCATCCAGTCGGCGACCACCGTGTCGAACAGCCTGTTCCTGACCTCCACCCCGTTCATCTTCAAGAACATGAGGTCGAACTTGCAGTTGGACCCGATGAGTGTCTTGGCAGGATCGAGAAGGATTGGCTGGACGGCCCGGAATACCTCGACCTGAGAGAAGACCTGTTCCCCCGCCGCGGCTCCCCCCTCGAATGGGAACCACCACGACGAGCCCGGCTTGAAGTCCACCCCGAACGAGACCCCGACGATCTTTCCCCGGAGCGGGTCGGTCGCCTCTGCCCTCGACGGCCCGTCCGTCTCCAGGTCCAGAGAGAACGCCGCCGCCTTCGTGAGGGAGGCCACCGCCTCTTCGATGTTGGACATCCCCTTCCTCCTCGCCTCGTCTCGCCTGGCCGCGGCCTGAACCGCCGCCGGGTCCGACTCCAGGAGCGAGCGCAGGCCCTCGTCGCCGCCCCCCTTACGCAGGAGGGTGAGAAGCCTGCCCTTGGCGTCTTGGATCCTCTTCTCCTCGGCCATGTGAGCTCGATGCCGAACCGTGGCCGCGCCCTTCCGCCGTCTCATGGGCGAAGGGCGAGTCGAACGCCCGGCCTCCACGTTATCAGCGTGGCGCTCTACCGGCTGAGCTATCCGCCCTTCGGGGACGGAACGCGGACTCCCCTTCTGCATGAATCCGCCATTCTCTTCACCCTGGTAGCGGGGGGCGGACTTGAACCGCCGACCTCCTGCTTTCCCCACCCCGCTATGTTAGTATCTTGTTAGTACCTGTTCGGAGGTTACTATGCCTTCCCTTTCTGGCCAGCAAGCCGGTGGAAAAGCAACCGCACTGAAACTTCGCGCCGCCACCATCGCCCGATATCTCGCAAACCCTGTTATCTGCCTGTCGTGCGGGAAGCCCATCCCCGTTCGCGACGGGCAGAAGGTTTCCGACGTCAAAGTGAAACGGTTCTGCAATCAGCAGTGCAACGCCCTCTTTCATGCCTCCAAGCGAGTCAGAAAAGTGTTGCACGACATCTGCCGCTCTTGTGGAAAAGAGATTCCCAGGAAAAGACGGCCTTCCGGACAAACCCTCAAGCGGGAGGTGTGCGACGACTGCCGCGCATCCCGCCTCACGAAGGCAGACATCTTTTCGAGGAATACCCCAAGTTCCTCTCATAGTGTGATCCGTTCTCATGCCCGCGCTGTCTACCTCAAAACCCATCCAAAACTCGTCTGTGAGGTCTGTAGTTACTCCCGCCATGCGGAAGTCTGCCACAAGAAACCGGTCAAGGATTTCCCCCCTGAAACCAAACTCACCAAGATCAACGCGGCCAACAACCTTGTGGCCCTATGCCCCAATCATCATTGGGAATTCGATCACCCCATCCCTGGGGAGCAACTGGTTGCGGGAGCCGGAGTCGAACCCTCTTGCCATCGCCTCCCGAACATGGTATCATAACCACAACGTTTAGTTATGAGGATCATCATGCCCTACAAAGATCCCAAAGAAGGCGCACGAAAGCACGCAGCCTACATGAAAATCTAGTATCGGAAAAATCGAGCAAGACATCTTCAATACGTCCGCTCAAGAGAGGATCGTCTTGCCTCATGGATCGCCTCGCTCAAGTCCACCCTAAAATGCAAAACTTGCGGAGAATCAGATATCATCTGCCTTGACTTTCATCACATCGATCCTTCCCTAAAGGAAACCACGATCAGCCATCTCATCCACAAAAAAGGATGGGGGAAAGCCAAAATCCTTCAAGAAGTCGCAAAGTGCCTTATCCTATGTGCCAACTGTCACCGAAAACTACACGAATCAATGGTAGCGGGAGTCGGAATCGAACCGACCTGCTCCGGATTATGAGCCCGGCGAGGTAACCAGCTCCTCAATCCCGCTACATAAAGGGAGCCCCGAAGGGCCCCCTAATGGACACCTCCCGGGTTAGTACGGAACCTCGTCCTCGCTGCCCTTCCCGCCGCCCCCCGGCCCCCCGCCGCCGCGCTGGCCTCCCCGTCCTCCGCCCCCCTTGCCGTCCTTGTCGCCCCAGGAGGCCGCCCGGCGCTTCGTCCCCTCGAAGTCGATGCCGTCCTGCATCAGCTCCTCGTAGGTCCTGGGCTTGAGCAGCTCCCGGTAGTTGAGCGGCTGGACGTTCTCGGTCGGGATCTCGGCGCGGATGTCGATCTGCTTCCCGTCCGACCCGATGACCGAGATGTCGAACGGCTTCGCCATCTCCACCCGCCGTTGGGCCGGGGTGAGGATGCCCTCGCCGCCGACCTTCGAGACGAACTGCCAGTCGTCGCCGATGGTGTAGGCGCGGTCGCCCGTGCGGAAGATGTTCCAGACCGTGCCCACGAGGCCCTTCCGCTGGGCCGCGAACCGCAGGATCTTCTGCATCGCCTCCTTCTTGGCGATCAGGAGCTTGCGCTCGAACTTGTGCTCCTTGCCGTCCCGCCCCGTCCACGAAGGCCGGAGCTGGACGATGGTCAGCGGCCATGCGTCGTAGGGCCGCAGGCCCTCCTTGCACACCGGGCACTTCGCCGGACCGACGCAGGTGCAGAAGTTGGGCCACTTGCCGTCGGTCGTCTCGAAGGCGTGCTCCTTGAAGTTCCCGATCGGCTCCTCTGGAGTGTTGTCGCCGTCGACGAACAGGGCGGTCGCCTCGGAGTTGGGCTTGAGGTAGAACCGCAGGGAAATCTTGCTGCCCGTGGACTTCTGATTGGCGCGGTCCACCGCGCTCTTCCCGGTGTCAAACCAATCGCTCATCGTAGTGTTCCTTTCATCTTCTCTGCTTCGACTATCACCAAAATGACTCTCACCATCTCGTCGCGCTGCCGGTACACCTCCTTCCAGGGGCATGCACCCCATACCGCAACCATGTCGCCCTGACGACGCACCTCCTTCATGGAGCATTCGCCCCATCCAGCAACCATTATTATACCATCTTTTGCTACTTCGTCAACCGATCGTCAGATGATTTTCTTCGCGTGCAGAAGGCAGTACTCCGCCTCCTCCTTCGTGAGCTGCTTCGGATCCGTCTTCCCCGCCGGGAACTCCGTATCCCATAGGGCGACCCGGTTCTTCAACTGGGCCGCGATCTCGTCCCTTCCCTTGAACCCGGCGTCGTCCTTGTCGAGCGCGAGGAAGATGTCCTCGTAGCACGACAGGAGTCTGACCTGCTCGTCGCTCGGGTGAGACCCCATGATGCCCACGACGTTGATCCCGTACTCCCACCACCGAATGACATCGAGGTAGCCCTCGACCACGGAGATGATCGTCTTCTCCTGCTCCGTCCGATCCTGGCCGAAGAGGAAGCGGCTCTTGTGGAAGTGCCAGTAGTTCCAGTACTTCTCGCCCTTCCCGTCATCGAGCGCCCGGCCCACCATCCCGACCAGCTTCCCGTCCTTACGCCGGATCGGGATCGTCAGCCTGGGCCTACGATTCCCATCCGTGTCCTTCCACTCCTTGTCGAACCCGAGCTGCCACGCCTTGCACGTTTCCAGGGAGAAGCCGCGATCGATGATGTACTTGGGAACCTTCCCCATGAACGGGGCGATCTCCACCTCCCCAAACACCTCGAAGTCCACCCCCGCCACCGCCGCCGTGTCGCGCTCCTTCCACTTCTCGTCCCACCTGTGGTCGATGCGCCCGCACACCGCCTCGACGGAGTTCTCCTCCTGGTTGATGAGGTCCAGGGCAGGCCCGGGATCCTTGTTGAAGTAGACCGCCCACTGGACCACGAGACCGGGGAGCGTCCCCTTCGCCCCGCACGAGTGGCATATCCAGCCCGACCGGTCCCCGTCCTTCACCAGCACGGAGAGGCTGGGCGTGTTATCCGTACCCGTCTTGTGGGTCACTGGGGCGAGCGGGCAATTCTTGACCGCAAGACTTCCGATAGTATATGTCTCGTCAACGGCGACCGTAAGATTGTAAACAATCTCCTTCCCAACACGAGATTCCACTTGACGAATCGGGTAACCCATATTGCGGCCCAATCTCCGCCCCGCACAATGCCATTGAGAAAGCGACCAGAACACCCCCCAAGAAGTCCTGTGCTTCACCCCGGCAAAATCCTTGCGTTCCGCCCTCCTGACTCTCCGACATGCTACCCCAAGCTTCGCGAGCAAGATTGGTATCTGGTAGCTCAGATGCTCCGAAATCGTCGAGATGCCGTGCCACGATCCTTCATATTTCTTTTTCCTTTTAGCATGATCGTCGTTGTCTCCGGCATGAATCCCCTCAACGAAATCTCTCAAGACATCCGCCGAAGCGCCGAAAATGAACTCCGGTACCCGCTTGTTTTCGGCTCCGCATCCCATAATGTCCGGGAACCACCTGGACAAGAGCCAATCATGGACTCGAACTACGCAAGAATGCTCCTCTGGTTTCTCGTAAACTGCCGGGTCTATTCCGAAAAGATCCCTTACCAGTCTCACACACCTCGCCACAGCAGGCTCCCCCATCCTGAATGCAAAATCGAGAGCGACAGGACGACCGGATCCATTGAGCACACTACCCTCTGCAACCCACAATCCCAACAGATAGGAAAGTCGCCCATCTATGCAATACTCTGTCGGTACCTTGATCTTCGGAACCCTCACCCCGCCCTTCGGCATAGGGCACCGATAGATGTATTTATCGACATCCAGCACGACTGTTTCTTCACCAGAATCGGGCGACAGCGGAACGGAAAGGAAATCCCCGACCGACAAGTTCCTCGCCTCACAAATTTCACTATCAATATCCATCCGCATAGAGGAGAAACCATATGATGTACCCGAAGAACGATTCTCTCGCTGTCTCAATCTCCCCCGCATCTTGCGAACGGTCTCTGCGACAAATACCGGCACCCGATGCTTCGCCGTCATCTCGAAGTCGTAGTTCAACCCCCTGATCCAAACCTTCACCAAGATCCCGGAATACTCCCTCTGATGCAGGGCCACAACGGGCTGAAATCCGCCCTCAAGAGAAAGCACACGAGTCCCGATGGAGACACTCTCTATCGGCAGCACTCCTTTGTCCGTGAGAACCTTGGTTCCCTGGGGAAAGCACTCCATCAGGACGTAGGTCGCCTTCGGCGCTTTCGCCCTCACCCCAAGAAGGTCCGCCAGCTTGACGATCGCCTCTGCCCTCATCGGCTGTACTCCACCGTCCCGTCGTCCCCCCCACTGTCCTCGTCCGGGGTCGTCTGGGGCTCGTAGGGCTCGATCTCGTCGAAGGCACCGAAGCCGGGGTCGAACTTCACGCGCCACGCCCCCCTCTCGTCCTCGCGGTTCTTGACCACCTGGAGGACCTGCTCGTGATCGTCTTTCATGCTCCTCGTCGAGCCCAATCCGAGAACCACGTCCGCGTTCTGCCCGATGGCATCCGCGAAGGCGATGTCCTCCAGCCCGATCTCCACCGACGCCCCGCGCTTCCTCTTCATGTTCTTCCCGCCCTCGCGCCGGAGCTGAGTCGTCGCCACCATCCTGGTGTCGATGTCCCCGACGAGGAGCTGGAGGTCGTTGGCGATCGCCTGGATGCGCTCCCAGTAGGAGGACACCCCGATGTTCGGGGGCCGGAGCTTGTAGAGCCCGTCCAGGAACACCACCTTGGGCTTGAACAGACGGACCAGGACGGCGATGTCCCGGATGCGCCGGACGTTCCTCGCCGAGGCCACATAGAGCGGGTTCACCGCCTGCTTCTCACGGAGCTCCTTGAGTGCCTTGATGTACTCCTCCTCGATCCCGATCCCGAGCTTCCCCCTCTTCAAGTCGTGGTAGTTCAGCTTCAGGTGGACGGCGTCCATGCGCCGCTTGATCTTCCTCTTGTTCATCTCCATCGAGATGAAAAGGACAATCTCGCCCTTGGCCCACGCCGTCATCGCCATCTTCACCAAGAACCAAGTGTTGTGGCAAACGATCCCCTCGGCCACGAAGTTGTGCGTCCCGACGACGCTCATGTCATACACGTCCATCTCCCCGACTCGTTCGATGGACACGACGTCGTCGAACATTATGTCCGTGCTCGTCATCCACGTCAGATCATCAAGAAGGCCGTCCGCCTGCTCCACGATCGCCGCCAAGAGCCTTCTCGACACCCTCCCGGACCCATGCCTGTCCATAAAGTCCCGTCCCTCGGCCTTCTCATGTCCGAGCCTTCTCCCTGCGTCCCTGAACAGGCCGCGCCTCTCAGCGATCGGGCCGTCCGACCTCCGATACTTTTCGGAGGCATCGGCCATCTGGGACCGCATCCTGTCGGAGACATCTACGCTATCCACGTTAGTCCCCCTCGCCTCAAGAGACCGCAGCCGCCTCCCCTTCTCCCCCCACATCCCGCAAAGAGCTCCCTTGACGTTGGGATAGCACCACGAATCCACCCGGAGCTTCCATGCGTCGAACTCCTTCCCCCCGCAACGGGACCGCTTGTATCTCTTCCTGGCGACGACACCGAATCTGAGCAGCAATGTCTGGATGTCGTCGATCATCCCCTCGGACGCGAGCGTCACCCCCGTCTCCTTCTGGGACACGTACCCGTCGGCCATCAGAAAAACGGTCAGGAACCTCGATAGATGCTGATTCGGGATGGAAAATATGGCATCAGGGATACGTTTCTTCCTCGCGATGCGACGCCCGAGGCCGTACTTTTCAAGGAAAGCCCTCGCGATCGACCTCTTCCCGTTGTCTACCATCCTCCCCACGAAATCGTAATCGTACATCCCCCTATAGACGACCCTCATCCCAAGCCCCTCGGCCGCCTTCCTCGCGACATCCAGGAAGACCGGATCGGACGTCGAGAACCCGACATGATTCCCGCTATAACTACCTTCCGACAGCAGAATCGCCAGAAGATCCACGTCGCAATCCGGCAACGCCACGGGCATCTCGGGTTCCGGGATCCTCGCGGCGCAGACCACCTTGTCGGACACCGCGATCTCGTCCGCCCTCACCCAGCCCCGGCTCGTCAGAAGCGGGTGCTCCGACGTGACGAGTAGCTTCCTCCCGATACCCACGGTGACGGCCAGACACTCCTTCCTCCCCGTAGACACCCATGCCACAGGAGTAATGGGACGCACCCGACCATCCCCCCGGTCGAACGTCAGAACCCGGCGCCTTCGGGCCACGACATCCTCGACCGGTAGCACAATCCCGGTCTCCGGATCGACCAACCGCGTCCCGGCGGCGACACACTTTCCTTCTCCAGGTCTGCCACACATCACCCAGAAGTCGCCCTCACAGATCCCCTGCGTCAGCTCGTTCAGGCCGGGCCACGGCGTCTCGACGCCCATGAGCCCGGTCCCGATCAGCTTCGCCTTGTTGTACTCGGCCTCCCGATCCTCGGTGCGCCTCGTCCAGTCGTCGACCGGGTCTGACTGGAGGTTCAGTCTGGCGAGGTCCTCGGAGAGCTTGGCTGCGGCGTCGATCGCCTCCTGCGTCCGGCCCGACTCCATCGCCCGGACCTGGCTCTTGACGCCCTCCTTCGCAAGGTTGTCCCTGGCCCGCTCCTTCACCTTGTCGATGTAGTAGCCGACCGGTTCCTTCACGTCGGAGAGGGGAGGAACCACCACCTTCGTGTCCCTCTCGATCGTCGCGGCGTCCGGGACCTTCCCGTACTTCGAGTAGTGGACGAGGATGTAGTCGAAGGCGACCCTCGCCTCCGCGAACAGGTGCTCGCCTCCCACCCCCTGCTCCACGACGACGCCGAAGCATCCGCCGTGGACGATGTGGGCGACGAGTCCCATGTCAATGCTGACCATCAGAGCCTCCGACCTGCTTGCTGATCTCCATGTTCCCCTCGAACAGGATCGGACCCTCCCACCCGAGCCGATCCTTCATCAGCTTCGAGACGTGCTCCAGGACAGCGACCCACGCCTCCGGCCTGATGGAAATCCCCTTCGGGGGCCGAACGACGAGGACATCACCCTTCCCCAGGTTGATCGTCCTAACGTAGGTCGCGACCTTCACACCAAGGGCGAGGCGAAGGTTCTCGCTCTCCTTACGGAGACTTGCGACCTCGCCCGCGAGCCTTTCGGGGTTCACCTCCCCGAGCCTTCGGACGAGGTTCATGGTTGGCCCTTTTCTTCCGGCCATGGTCGATCCTTCAATCAAGGTTCCAGCCACGCCCACTTCTTTCGATTCACGATTCGACAAATCTGGTCAGAGCCAACCCCGAATATCTTCGCCAAACCCCTCATAGAGACATTCCCCAGAGCGTAACGTCGGCGAATCTCTATCACCTGTTCCTCCCTGAGTTTGGCCTTGGGATGGTTTCCACGAATTCCCCGTGCCCGTCCTTTCCGAACCATGTCGCTTGAGTTGTCCTGAGCCGTTCCCAAAAAAAGATGATCTGGTCGAACACATGCCGGATTGTCGCATCTATGCAAAACCAACATCCCTTTCGGGATGGGCCCAAAAAGGAGAAAATACGCAAGACGATGTACCGCCACTGGCGATCCACGTCCACCGCTGTTGATCTGCCCGTACCCTTTCGGAGTTAGACATCCAACCCAGGGCCAACACTCATCCGATTTTTCGACCTTCTCCTCAAACCGTTCCTTTATGGGTCTCCGCCACCCCCGAGGCTTCCCTCGATGATGAATCATTGGATTCATGGCCCACCTCCCTGATTGCATACTAACAGGGCGGGCCAACAAAATCAAGTCCTCACGTCGGCCACCGGCCATGCTTCTGCCTGAAAGCCATCTGGTAGTAGAGGCTGTCCCTGTTGTGGGGTTCTTCCGGCTTGTGGTCCACCGCGCATTCCTGACACTTGCCCGACGGGGGAGGCAGGATCATAGCTCTTCCGTTAGTGGTCCTGATCGTCGCCCCCTCGATGGCCTCCGGCAGCGGCTTGCCACCGACGACCATCTGGAAATCGACCATCATCATCTTCTTTCCCATGATCTTGTTATATCCCCTTTCGGGAAATCGTCAAACCTATCCCCCGCACCCGCCGCTCTCCGTGTTCCTCTTGCAGAGCTTGTTCGAGCACTTCTTGCACGGTCCCTCCATGTAGAGCATCCCGCCGCAATCGCAGAGGTCGAAGGTGTTGTACTGCGTCGGATGCCGGAGCGCCCTGATCACCGCCCTGCGTAGCTCCTCGTCGCTCTTGCTCGGCTCCTTCGGGGCGTCCTCATCGATCGCCTTCGGTGCCTCGAACGACATCCCCAGGTAGCGCGACCCGAGGTACTTGAAGATGTAATCCACCAGGCTCGTGGCGAACTTGATCTTCTCGTTCCTAGTCCACCCCATCGGCTCGAACTTGGTCCCGATGAACTTCTTGCAGAAGACCTCCAGGGGCACCCCGTACTGGAGCCCGATGGAGACCGCCGTCATGAGGGCGTCCACCAGTCCGCGAAGGGCAGACCCCTCCTTGGCGAGCGTGACGAATACCTCCCCAAGCGTGCCGTCCTCGCGCTCCCCCGGGATGATGTAGAGCTTCGTCTCCGACGTCGAACCCGGCCCGACCACCCCGCGGTGGATGTGCGCCCTGACCTCCTGCGGCATGACTCTTCTCGCGGGACCCCCCTCCTCCTCTTCCATCTTCTCCTGTTCCAGGATGGCGTTCACGAGGGGCTGGCTCATCTTCGAGTTGGAGCGATAGAAGGAGATCGCCTTCAGGCCGAGCTTCCACGCCTGGATGATGGTCTCCTTCACCTCCTCCACGCTCGCCGACTCCGGCAGGCCGATCGTCTTGGAGATGGAGCCGGAGATGAACGGCTGGACCGCCCCCATCATCTGGATCTGGGCCATTGCCGACACCCGCCTGTCCCCGACCTTCAGGGGGTACACCGGGTCGAAGACGGGAAGGTGCTGCGGCTTGACCACCGGTGCCCCGGAGAGGGTCCCGTTCGACTCGATGTACTTCGTGATTATCGCCCTCTCCTCCTTCGAGTACCCGAGACCCTCCAGGCCCCGGTCGATCTCGAACGAGGGGACGATCAGCTCCCCGCCCGCGTCGAGCCTCCTCTTGGTCGCGCTGAACAGGATCGGCTCGATCCCAGCCGTCGTGCAGTCGAGGATGTTCGAGATCGTCCCCGCGGGGGGCACCAGCGTCACCTGGCAGTTCCTGATCCCGTGCTTCACCGCCTCCTGGCACACCTTCTCCCACTCGTCTGATATCCCGTCGAGGTCTGCTGCCCCGCTGTGGGCGTCCGCGAGGGCGTTGAACTTGTTCTTGTGCGCCTTCAAGACGGCGAGCATCGCCTTCCGGTTGTACTCGAACCCGGAGAAGGGGCCAAGGACCTTGGCGATGTCCACCGATGCCTGGTACGCCGTCGCCGTCATGTCGGCGGAGACGGCCGAGGCGAGCATCCTGGCCTGGTCGCTGTCGTAGGGGATGCCCATCTTGATGAACATCCCACCGAGGTTCGTGAACCCGAGGCCCAGCGGCCGGTACTCGTTCGAGTTCTTGTCGATCTCCGGCGTCGGGTACCCGCTCAGCCCCACGAGGATGTCCTGCGCCACGATGGAAATCCTGACCGCGTGGCGGAACTCCTCGTGCTGGAACGCCCCGTCTCGGTAGAACATGGCGAGGTTCATGGAGGCTAGGTTGCATGCGGTATTGGGGATGCAGACGAACTCGGCGCAATTCGAGACAAGAGCCTCCTCCGTGAAGAAGGCATGATGCTTCGGGACGCTGAAATCGTAGACATCTTCCCCCTCCTCGCATTCCTCCATCCCCAGGACCTCGATCTCTTCGACATTGCCATCGGGGACGACGACCTGGCTCGTTCTGCCGGGGTATGTCTGCGAATCTCCAAACTCTCCTGAAACTCCTCCTATCACCTTCACCCGGTAGATCTTGTCCCCTTTCTGGATGTCCGCCGCCTTGATCCACCCCCTGCTCGTCATGACTTCGTGATCCGGTGTCAGGCGGATCTCCCCCTTCGCCGTTTTCAACTTCACGACTTTGGCGTTCTGCCGCGTCTTCCCCAAGAAGGTCGCCTTAGCGAACACCGGCTTCCGCTTCTCGAAGTCGTAGCTGAGGATCTTGGCGGACCCCTCCTTGATCCGGTCTACCCGCTTGAGGACCGTCTTCTTCCCCTCCTTGACGTAGACATTAGTGGACCCGACAACGCACGGGTTCGTAGAGAGGATCTTCGAGACCCGGATCAGGGGGTTGCCCCGGTTCATCGTATCGTCCAACTGGATGCCGGGGTCCCCGCAGAAGTGAGCCCCGTGAGCGATCATGTCGAGAAGGTCCATCGCCTTGATGACCTTGACCGTCTTCCCCGTGAGAACGGACTTCAGCACCCAGTCCTTCCCCTCCAGGGCCGCCTTCATCAATGCGTCGGAGATCCCGATGGAGAGGTTCACGTTCTGGAAGGCAACAGTCTTGTACGCCTCCTCGACCGTGTACCCCTTCCGAACAAGGGCGCGGGCCTTCCGCTCCTCGACGCTCTTCATCTCGATGAAGTCGAGGACATCGGGGTGAGTGTCGTCCAGCCTGGCGAGCATGGCCGCCCTGCGCTGGATGCCGCCCGACTTGATGATCCCGGCGAAGGAGTTGTAGCCGAGCAGGAAGGACTTCGGCCCGGACGCGACCCCACCCCTGGAGAGGGGGGCACCCATCTCACGGAGCAGGGACAGATTGAACCCGCATCCCGACCCATGCGAGAACACATGCACGATGACCGGGACCATCGCGGAGATACTGCCCAGGTCGTCGTAGACGACGAGGATGAAACACGCGGCGCACTGCGGCTTGTCCATGCACCCCACGTTGAAGTAGACGGGGCTGTTGAACGAGAACCGCTGGGACGCGATCATCACCCGGAGCTCGTTCCCGAAGACGGCTCCGTTAGCCTTGTCGAAGTAGCCGTGCTCGACCCCCCACTTGACGATCTCGTTGACCACCCGGTCGAGCGTTTGCTTGAGGGAGATCTCCCTCGGGCATGACCCGTGGGCTGCTCGGAAGTACTTGTCCGAGAGGATGAACGCTGCACTGTCACTCCAGAAGTCGGGGACCTCCACCCCCTCGTGGGACGTCACCGGCTTCCCATCCTTGTCCTTCGCATCGACGTTCTTCCTGACCCACTTGAACAGAGAGTATGGATCGTCCCCAGGGCAGAAGAGCCTGGGGATGCTGATTCCCTTGCGAGCCATAACGCCGCTCCTTCCTGTAGCGCCCATCGATCTGCCCATGACTCCTGACTACTCCATCAGCCTTCGCGCCGTCGCCAATGTCTCCACCCGTTCCTTGACCGCGCACCCGGAGCACCTCGGCCTGCACTTACCGTCCTCCCCCTTCTCGTGGCTCATCTCGATGGCCTCCATCACCACGTTGAGGGACGACGACAAATCGGCGAACCTCCTCTTGATTACCCCGAGCTCGTCGGGCGACGCCCCCGGCATGTCGATCCAATCTCCGTCGGAGTAGACGAAGAAGGCGTCCACGACGGGGTTGTAGTAGATGTCCCCATCCAAAGGGTTGGGAGGCTGCCCAGTCAGCGTCCTCATCCTTTCGATCCGTCCTTCCCTTTCCATCCCTTCCTGTCCTCCGCGAACCTCTGCCTCCTGACCGCCTGCTCTCCCCTCGACCCGTGGGCGTCGGTAGGATCCTTGCAGACGACAATTCCCCTCCGCCTCGAACCTCGTGAGGAGGAAATCTTCTCAGAGCACACGTCGGTCCCGAGGTCCGCCCCAGGCCCTGTGTCAGAGTCCTGGACCACCACACACCCGAAGGCCACGCCCCTGGCCCACGCCATCCACGCCTTCTCCGCCCGGCTCCCCAATGGATGGGGGCACATGACCGTGATCCTGGCCTCCACTTCGTGGCGCAACTGGAGCAACCTCTGACCGAAGGCGACGGGCTTCCTGTCCTTCGCCATCGGCAGTCTTTCTCTCCCAGCAGCGAGTCACAACTTCTTCCTCTAACCCCCACTGATTCGATTCGAGACCCGGATTCCCTCCATCGTTTCGATGACCCGACAAGACCAGCAGTCCTGGATGCACTTCCCGTCTGGGCCCTTCTGATGGTTCAACGCGATCGCCTCCAGGATCGTGCTAACCTCCACCTCGATCGCGCTCATCTTCGCCCCCATCTCATTCATCCAGTCGTCGATCGTCTTGTCCCCCACCTTCGTGTTCATGTCGAAATGAAGGTCGTCCTTCTCCATCCCCACACCATGCACCGCCAAGTGGGGCGAGAGGCCGCCTGGAAACGAGAAGGTCTTGCCCCCCATCACCGCTTCCTCCAGTGGTCCTCGGCCCCCTTCACGAGGACGTCGGACATGTACTCCTGGAGCAGCGCCCACATCTTCTCCCCGTAGACCTTCTGGATCTCCGCGGTGCTCATGTTCGTGGTGATGATGGTGGGGCGGAGCCGCTCCAGGCGATACCGCATGAGGTCGTGCATGATATCCTTCGGCCAGTCCGACGATCCCTTCGACTCCATCCCGAGGTCGTCCACGACGAGGAGCCCGGCGCCACGGATCGCCTCCCGCCTCCCCTTCGCCTTGCCGATCCAGGCGTCCGCGACGTCGAACGACTCGACCCAGTAGGAGTACAGCCGGTAGGCGAGCGCCTCACCCACGATGACCGCGGCGAGGCAGGACTTGCCCCCACGGTACGGGCCCCAGAGGATCAGACCCCGACCCGCCTCCACGTTCGCCTGGAGGTTCTCGACGTACGACCGGACCGTCCCGACGAATGGCAATCCCTGTGGGACCAGGTCAAGCCTCGCGCCCCACTTGCCCTCCGGCACGTTAGAGGCCAGCCAGTCGGTTGGCCTCACGGGTCGCCTGTTCCAGTGTGGCACCCTCATTCAGCAACCTCGCTCTGATGGTCTCCCGCTCCTGATACCTCTTGACCTCGGGGGTTTCCCCCTTCCAGTCGTCCACCTTCGCCGCCCCCCCTGTCCCGTTCTGGACCTCACGGACGAGCATCTCGAACAGCCTCGCGTTCTCGATGATGGCGATCCCCGGCCTCGACCCCTTCCACCGGAGACGACCAGGGAGGCCGTCCGACCAGTTGGCGAACAGGTGGTCGATCGCCCTCTTCGCCAGGCACATGTCCATCTTCTCGTCCTTCATCCAGACGATCCGCCGCTTCGCCGCCGCCAGGTCCTCGATCCGAACGTCCGGGGCCCCCTCCCCGGGCCACATCGCCTTGAAGCGAACCCGGAAGTACCCGACCAGATCGTTCCCGTTCCACTCGGACACCGACTTGGCAGGGTCGTACAGGCCTCTCTTCCGGGGCTTCTTCGGCTTCCGACCCCCCTCCTCCTCCTCCACCTCCCACGGCATCACCTTCTGCCCGGCCCCGGCGCACACGGTGTGCGCTTTGAGAACATTGTTCTCTCCCTCCCCACCCCCACCCCCCTCTTTCGGGGTAGAGGGAACCTCCAGGATAGACGGGGAGGCCGACGGCTGCCCCGCCGCGCTGGCCTTCGGACCCTCCAAAGCACGATCACCCCCTCCCCCCACCCCGCTCGCGTCCTGGGGCATTTCCGGCGTTCCGCCGCCATGCTCGCTAACGGGGAGTGCCTTCACCTCGTCGGCGGGCCTATTTCCGGGTTGAGCGGTATGTCCCGGAGCCGAAGGCGACGGGACAAAGTTCTCTATTGGTTCTTCTCTATTCCCCGTTCTATATTCTGTAGACCGATTTGATCCCTCTGATAGATCAATTTGATCCCCCTGATGGATCAATTTGGCCCCTCGGCCTTGTTCCTTCTCGTTCTTGGCCTTCCACTCGGCCACCTTCCTTGCCGTCAGGACGTCCGCGAAGAACGACTCGACCGGCCCCTCCGCCGTCTCTATCACGCTCCCGAGGACGTACACGAGAGCCCTACCCGTTCTCTCATCCAGCCTCTTCACCCATCCCTTCTTGTAGAGGACGTCCAGATACCTCTTTACCGACATTTTCCCGATGTCGAGCCTCTCCGCCACTCCCTCATGGCCGATACGGCTGACGATCTTCCCTCCCAACCAGTGCTTCCCGAGCTCCCCCTTGTCGCTCCTCCATGCGTTGCGGCGGAGCGCCACATAGACCCACATGGGCCCCATCCCAATCTCCCTCATGTACCCGCAGTCAAGAAAGCTGAACCCGATCGGGATGTATTGAATGTCGTCTCTCGAAAACATCATCGTTGCCTTTCGTCCCCGCCTCACTTCAGGGAAGGATCCTATCCATCAACGCCGGTCACTCGGCGACGCTCCTCTTCGGCAAGGATGGCCTTCGCATAATCGCTATCGCAATCGAGGATAAGGCCCTCCTCAATCAGATTCTCGAACCACTTGTACCTTACCCCCCCGGCTATGAACGGCCTCCCGTGAAATTGCTTGAACAGCCTGGCCCAGATCCTTCGTCCCTCCATCGTCTCCTCGCTGTTTCCCCCAAAGAACCCGACCGTTTTCATGAAGAAGTCGAGCTGCGTTTCGATCACCCCTTCCTCGCCGGGATCGGTCTCGTAGGACAGGATCCACCCACCGCCCCGTCGCTTCTTCAGAGAGATTCTCATTGCTGCCTCAGAACATCGACTCCGGCCCCTCGCCCTGGCCCGGGAACCTCGGCCCCCCGCCGTCGTCCTCGGGCCCGAAAGGGAAAGAGCCGTCTGGCTCGTCGTCCAGGCGGCTCCTCCTGTCGCACCTCGCCCTGGCCTTCCCCTCACGACCTTGAGATAGAACAGGCCGCGGCCTCTTTCGAGGCTTCGCGGCCTGGTTGTTTTTTTCGGGGGCTACGCAGGGCGAGCAGTGGGAAGATTCCCCGCTTCGCCCCCCCGGAATCGGTCGGCAAACCGACACCGGTTTTCCAATGGAGTCCGTCTTCATTCCCACCTGCTCGCTTCCTTTCCCGTTCTCTGGGCCGTTGCCAGCGGCCTTGACCGTCTATATTATGGGGCACGGGCCCCGCAAAGGCAATACCCTGATGGAAGAATTATATGCGAACACCTCCGAAGGTCAACCGGGAAACTTCCGCAACTCCAGATTTTCCAACGACTACCGCAGGCAGAGCCTTGCGAACCCTTCGCCACAATTCCTTGCGTTTTTTCCTTGACCCCTACCCCCCGGACAGCATCTTCTGCGCGACCAACTGCTCCTCGGTCAGCTCGCAGGTCATGCTCTCGAATGAGACTCTAACGTCGATCGAGACACCCCCGTTGTCCAGACACTCGACGGAGATCCGATCCCTCGCATACTTCCTGACGTCTATGAAATCGTCCGGCAGCCCCCAGGGAACCTTGAAGTGGTAGGGC